TAGCCAAACTCAGCTTTAATGTCCATCTGCATTGGCATCACAATGAAGTTACAGTTATGAGGATGCCTGCGACCTAGAACTCAAAAATGCACATATGCGAGAACGAAGGGCTTGCTGCCTCGTTAAGCACATACAATGAAACAACTGCGTCAGAGAATATAATGAGCAAAGCAACTAAAACACGACGACAAATTCTTGAGGATTTTTCTGCTCTGCATAGTCGCGAGTTCCTTATGCCTGACGCTGAGAATCTAAGCGACATCTTCACGAGACTCGGTAAAGATATCGAGGAGCAAGTTCTCGGTTCGTTCTGCGGTGAGGAGCATAGTCTCGGTGCGGGCCGTTGCCAGGTCATTAACAGCGTGTGCGCCTTCCGCACCCGACTCAACGGGCACTTCCGCTGCGGCGGAGTCCAAGAAGGCGTGCTGACCAAGATTCGTGAGAACATGCTGCCTGTTGACAACGACAGTCTTTACTTCGAGATCGTCGAGTGGGAAAGCAGTGGCCTGGCCCTCGTCATTGTCAAGCATAATCAGATTATTGGACAACGATACATCGCTCTCGTGGACGCCGCAAGTCTCGACACCATCGACGCATAAAGCGGGCACTACGGCTCCCCACGGGAGCGTTGTTCTACAAAAGATGGGTGCATATCTTACGCTATGATAATTGTGTGCATAAGTCCCATAACAGATACCTGATTCCACATACAATTTGGGCAAGATATTGAGAGTAGTCAAGACAGCCAAAGTAGGCTGTTCATTCACTGCTCGAAGGATTTGAGCATCAATAACTTAGATGGCGGAGCCGCAAAGCGCGAAAGCGTAGGAGACTCCGTTATGGAACGCATCAAGAAGTTGGAAATTCGCAGTCTGTACCTCATCGCTGGCCTTGCTGCTGGCATGGGACTGGCATTGTTCGCTGGCGGTTGCTCAACCGTGAGTGGGCTTTCCCAGTTAGTCGGGGGTGTCGCACGCGACATCGGCGATGCGGCTGAAGGGACTCGTGACCACATGGCTAAGAATGGGCCGCATCGGTAATAAACAGAACAACCCTATTTTCTGAGAAATCAGGCAATAGGGATTTGACCACATAGAACCAAGACACGATGCCGAAAACCATGAGCAACAAGAGTTACAGTCATGTTTCCGAGGATGGAATCATTCACGGCGTAAAGATGCAGAGCGGTATCACTGGATGGCGCGCACGCCTCAAAGACAATTATGCAAACCGCGCCGAGTTCCGCTACTTCGCCGAAACATATGGCCTCATCGAGCGGATGGATGGCTACATTTTCGTCGCTGATGCGTGGAATGACAACCCAATCATCGAGGGTAGCACGAACCCCCGTGACTTTCGCGTTGTGCCCGAGAACGACATCCCCGCAGACCAGCGGGCTATTCTTGGTATTCCCACATAGTGATATATTCAGAAGTCAATCAATATGATACGACCAAAAGGAATCACAGAAAAAGAGTTGTTCATTGAAACTCCTGCAAATCAGTTTCTTGTCTTTCCTATACTCATAGACTGAAAAGGAGAAGTCTATGGCACGAGTCAAAATTCAAGTAGACCAAGCGGAATTGACAAGGGCGATAGAGATCGTTGAGGCCGCTGGGCCACTTGTAAATCGAGACCAGCTTCACAAGGCCGTCGCTGCAAGCGATTGGGCAAAAAATTATACTCCAAAACCTATCACTGCTTCGGTTGTTGCATTGCGCATCAAAGAGTTTGGCATCGAACCTAAAACTCCGCTTGGTCGCCGGTGTACAAGCCGCGTAGCATCTGATGGACAAACTGTGCCAACCCGGGCAAAAACAAAAGCCGAGAAAATGGCGACTCCCCGCGCTATAGAAATTTTCAATCACCTTGCAGAGAATGCGCCCCAAAGTTTTCAGTTAACCATTGAAAGAGCCCGTAAGGGCAGTATGGCAGCGGCGGTTCGTCTTAACTGCGCAGCGTGCATGGGTTTTGAGTCTGTTGCATCAAATGTGCGTGACTGTTCCTCCCGTTCGTGCCCACTCTGGCCCTTCCGCCCTTATCAACAAATCACGGTCGATGGAGAGTTGACAGATGATTCGATTGAGGATGGATACAGCGATGAATTGGACAGCTCAGAACAATTGGCCTAATCCTTGCAGAAATAGAGGCTTATGTTAGCGAGTTTTCCGACCCACATATGACTCGGGCACTTAGCTATACTATCGACTGCCAGACGATTCAGAGCATACGCCAAGCGTATCGGTTCAGCTACCATCGCACATAGCGAAGTGGCTGCAAGATGCGGTTGAGAAGGCGGGCACTTCGCCGTCCGATTTTGAGTAGAAAGGATGCCATGAGCAACATAGACGAGCGAATCCGAGAAGCCGTTAAAGAACTTCCGCTGGCGGCTATCATGCACGGAAACAAGATAACGATCGCAGACGATGTGAGTCATATCTTGGGCGAAACTGTTACCTATCAACAGGTAGAAGAAGCTCTCAACACTCCACATAGTAATCGAGAGAAAGGCCATTAGTTATGAGCAACACCAACCCCAAGCCGTTTTCCGCCGACCGTTTCACTGATACGCAGTTTTACACTGCAAAGGACAAAGCAGACTTTGGGAATAATCTTGTCAAGTTTATTCTCAATGGCTTTCAATGGAAAGACTTCAGCGATTCCCTTTACAAGCGGTTGAGCAACTGTTTCATGCACATTGCGCACTTCAACCGTCGCGGATTCTTCGACAATTGGTTCAGCGACCCGAATCAAATTCTTGAATGGACTGATTATATCAGGGCAGCGCATCCTATCGGTTCGGCGTCGCACACTTTTAGCGACTTGGAGCGAGAGTTTCAATCGTGGATGATTCGCAACTGGGACCTTATTTCTGATGTCATTGCGAGTAAGAAAAGCGATGAGAAGAAAATCGTCGATGCAAAGGGCAGTACGGTAGACTTTGCTATTGTCGCAATCAGCGACAACACCGGCGACTTTGGGCACAAGCGTCATATCCTCGTTGGTCGTAACGGCGTTGCGTTCAGTGGCGACCGCCAGCCCTCGTATCACTCTCCTGGAAATAGAGACCTGAAAGTGGGCGAACAGTTTTCTTGGGAAGTGGATGCCAGCGGTATGCCCATTGAGAGAACCAAATGGTTCGAGATTTCATCGAGACTTCCCCAAGCCCCACCACAAGCCGTTATTGACGAAGCATTCGCAGTATCATCGTGACTCCTTTCAACCCCCGTAAGGGGGCTATCATGCTAAAGATGGGTGCAAGGGTTGAGCCACATAGCACGGTTTCTTCGTGCCGAGGCATAACGAAAGGAACAATACAATGCCAATCGAATCACATGAAGGCGGCGGAATAACAATCACGGGCAATGGAGACCTGCCCAACGGCGGACTCAGTTTCTACACGCTCATCACGGCTCACAGCGCTATGAAGATGCATGTGGAGAGTGGTGGACGCATGAGGTTGACGAGAATGGCGACCCCCGCGAACATCCGTGCCGTCCTCAACAGCAACTATCCCAACCGTCCCGATGGAGAGTTTAAGGGAAAAACGGCCAAGACCCTTCTCAAGGAAATCATAGCCGAGGTTCAACGACAGCAAGACCTCCATAAGGCAGCCGATCCCAATTTCCAGAACGAGGCGTTCGACCGCATCCTCAACCAGTGAATCATGAACCCCTCAATCGAGGGGTTCTTTTTATTTCCGTGCATACGAAAGATGGGTGCAGTTCCACATACAAGAAACTCCGAGCGTCAACACACAACGAAAGGAGCATCAGACATGAAAAAAAGCAGAAGTCAATAGCATCGCAACCGAGGTCTTGAACATTCTCCGTGAGGCACAGAAGCAGGGCAAGCTGCAGGAGTATGACATCGCCCGTGCTGGCGGAACCTTCAACGAAGTGGGGTTCAAGATGAAGGTCAGCATCACGAAGAGACGCACCGATGCCGACCGCGCCCGGGTCGCATCAACCTCGACGACTGAGGTTGTTACGAGAGGTCTCGCAACACCAGGAACCCCCGTCATCTGCCGGATTCGTGGCGGAGCCGCCCAGCGCGGCGAAATCGTCAAGGCCAACCGCACGCGGTATGTCGTCAAGGGCATCGGTGGCAAGTATGACGGACAGGAGTTTACCTTTCCATTCATGGGGACTCGACTCGATACAACCCCCGCGACCGCATGAGCCAAACCCCTGCAAGGGGGATGGCGTAGAAAAGATGGGTGCAATTCCACATACGCAAATTTCTATTGACCGATGACTATGAAAACAGCATTCCTACCATCGTTCGACATCTGCAACATCCATGACCGAAAACTGACGGTTGATCTGCTTCTCATTGAGGCGCGGAACGGCAACCGAGAAGTTTTCTTCTATCTGCCGGGCACGACCGAACACGCCGATGAGATTCCTACTCAAATCGACGAGTTTGAGTTTGAGACAGAGGAAATAGATGCGTGGTGGGAGCACGCCGCACCATACATGAAGGAATCACAATGTGTTTGTGAGTCCTGTACGACCGACCCCGGCGGCAACTGCGTAAACTGTGGGCTGCCTGCTGGTCCCGTCACGAATCTCGACAAACTACTCGAACTCGTGGCAAATCTTGTTCGTGCAGACGAGCAGCGAGAGGATACGAGTTTCGCCGCCCGAGCCATTCGCGAGTATTTCGTGGATACGCTCAAGCGTCCTGACCCGCTCGGACTCATCCCATCAGATATGCCCTCACAAAATGAAGTGGTACTCTTGGGCGATTTCGTCGGAGATTGGCCCTGTGGACAAGACAACGAGGGGCATGAAGCTGAATACGCATACAAGGGTCATAACTATATCATTGGACACGATGATAGTGGTTCATGGTTCTATCGCAAGGACGACACGGACGAAAAGAACCTTGCTCGCCTAGAATACTTGCGAGGCGAACTACGAGCCGAACGAATCAGTTGTGAGGAACTCGTTGAACTTCAAGACCTTATTCCATGGATTAGCAAGGATGATACAGAACTATTGGAAGCCGCTGGTGTTCCCGAGAATAAAGAAAGCAAGGAAACATAACCGAACGGCTTAACGAACTCGGTATTGACAAATCCCAGCCCATGCGATAACCCCAACTACCGACGACTATGTTCGTTGGTAATTTTTGCGCGTAGAAAAAATGGGTGCTAGCCACATACTGCTGCGCGCTGCTATCATTCACTGATTGGAGAGCAACGATGCAAGTCAAGCAAGCCGTAGATTTAACCGAGCAGTTCTTGCGCAAGGTCGTTGGACCTGGCGCATTACAACGAATGACCCCTGAACCATGCCCCGAAGGAACCTTCATTGGTCAATACATTAGCAAGGTTCAATGCTACAATGTTGCTATCAAGCCCACGCACGATAGTCAAGGTACGCCCTTTATCGCCGTACATATTCAGACGGCAGACGATGCTAAGAAGGGAAGCGGAGACTGGCGCATCTATAGCGATGCAAGCGACTATGATATGCCCCGCCAAGTTCTACACCCCTAATCCACATACGAATACCTGCCCGTTCCGTAGATTGAAAGGAGCAACAAATGTGCGAAGGCCACCACTACAACGGGCACCTTATCGACATCTGGGAAGAGCGTGAGGACGACAACACCAAGTTGTTCCATGATGTGTTCCCGCCCGGTTCGTGGACCGGCAAGGGCGAAGTCACGGGCCGCAACTGCCGCGACTGCAAGACTCTCGACCTATCACCGTACGGAACCGATGACCTTTCGCTCTGCGCCGCGATGATTGACCTCGGATTTCCCACCCGTGAGGATGTGCTGCCCAATGGCAGCGTTGGGCCTCTCCGACACGAGGATGTAGAAACCCTCTGGCAAGCCAAGTTCGGCGATAAACCGATGCCGACGATGGCCGACATCACCCGCCTCTAACCAATGGAGCCGCCGAAAGGCGGAGGCCATACAGAAGATGCATACAGAAGATGGGTGCAACACCACATAGCTACCAGTTTTAGCGTCTTTAAGCATGGACACCGATAACCTCAAGTTTGAAGTTCTCCAGCTTCGGCAGCGAATCGAGCGAATCGTCCGGCGTCGGGGGATTATCGAGTCGTATCTATCTATCCGTGCGGTCGCCATTCTTAGCGTTCGTGTTCGGTTGCTTGAGGTTCAAATCAGGAAGGGCAACACATGAAAAGCGTAAACGGCAAGCTCGGAAACATGCGGAAGGCGGTCGATTGGACCGTTTACCCCCAGAATTACAATACAAGCAAAAGCGAGACAACGGGCGCTCAAACGCTTTTCATTCAGAGCGACAAACGCGCCTGCGCCATCAATGTCGAGACCGGCAAGGGGATGCTGAGCAACGGGCGAGGACACCCCGGATTCCATTCGACGCTGGCATCGCTCGGAGCCAAAGAAATCGATGTGCCCCGCGAGTTCATCGACGAGTGTTTGGAAGCTGAACCCAAGAGCGGCGACACTATCGGGCGAGCGGGCACCGTAGTCGTCCGCATCGCATAACCAATGCCCCGCGAGGGGTATCCTCTACAAAAGATGGGTGCTAGAACACATACAATTCTGGCGGCAAACCATTCACTGAAAGGAACGCAAATCATGACCACACGAATCACGATTGATACCGATGAACGATTCGCGCCCGGCTGCTTTATTCTCTGCCAAGTGGATGCCCAAGATAACTGGGATACGCGCGACGAATCAAAGACCATTCTTGTTCAGCGAGACACGGATTTTCCAGCGATGGCGCGAAACTTCGGTTGGACGGGCACTGACTCGGACATTGAGGGAGCCGTTGATTTCCTCAATGACACAGCGCCCGGCGAAATCATCGACGACCCCGGCTATTTCGATTGAGCCGTGCCCTTCGGGGCAGGATCTACAGAAGATGGGTGCATCTCCACATACGGCAACAACGGGCGGCCATGCGATGAAAGGAACAAACCATGCCAGAGACAGTCAAATTCAAGTATCGCGCTACTTATCTCATGGTAGACGCGGAAGAGGACAAATACGAAAATGGATGCGAACCAGAGACCAGCGTCTGTAAAGTTTCTCAAAGAGTCTATACAGAGGCCGACACACTCAAGGGCTTGATTGAAAATCTTGCGCATGAATGGGGGCTCAATGACAATCCCAGCGAAGGCTGGATTTTGATGCGCGATGAAAATACAGATAAGGTTCGCATCATCTACCAGCAAATAGAGAACGCGGACGGCATGGCCATGAGCGACACGGAGAAAAAGCGATGGAAGAAGGGCGAGATTAAGATGTGGCTCGCGGACTACTCATTTACTGTTGAGAAGGTTCCCGTCGAGACAATTAGCATCGACGACGACGAGGCCGCCAGCATCGGACTGGAAGTTAGTTGACACAAAACTCCCCAAAAGGGGAAGCGTTCATAGAAGATGGGTGCAACTACACATACGATAGTTGCAGATGGTCAAGCGTTGAAAGGATGAAAGCCATGACAATCACACGCGACGACCTGAGCCCATTCGCACGCGGATACATCGCCGCTATGCTATTCAGCACGAACGATGAATCTGATCCGTCCGGCGGCGAGCCGATGGATGCCAACTATGATATTGAGGATTTCGTCCCCGAAGCCCTCCATCGCATCGTAGATGACTGCAACGCCTTTGTTGCGGCGAATGAGGCACGATATGCCGACGCTGAAGATGAATCATGCTCGGATGGCGTTTGGACGGGCGAAGAATCGGCGGGTTACGATTTCTGGATGACGCGCAACGGGCTTGGCGTTGGATTCTGGGAACGCGAACGGGAAGACAAGTACGGCAAGGCAAACGCGGAAGCCATGCACGAATACAGCAAGGCCACCGGCGAATGTCACCCCTACATCGGGGACAATGGCAAGGTTTACATCTAAGACACGGCCCCCTTGAGGAAGGGGCCGCAGCCCAAAGAAGATGGGTGCTAATTGGGGTAGCCCCGCCATACTCCCTATTAATAATCTAGGGACTCCCACCGCTCCAGGGGATACCTTAGAGGCATCTCCTGCTCGCTTTCTTCGAGGGCAACCGAGAAGCTGCTCGCTTTCTCTCTTCGGTCAAAGGATGTCACCAGATTTTTGACGAACTTAGATTTATGGGACTCGATTTGAACGATACGAATATTGGCCACTGGTTCACCAGATTTTACAACCGCAACAAGCGGACCATCGCGATGCTCGGAGCTTGCCTTTCGGTTATCGCCGCTATCATCACAATAATCATGCGACTTTTTTGACGCCGCAGACTCCCTCCCCCCCCTAAAAAGAGGTAGGGACTCCTAGATTTTTAAAAGAGCAAAAGGCCCGGAAAATTCCGGAAATAAAAAATCGACCAGAAAAAACGATACCTGGCGGAATCGCAGCAAGCTGCTTATAATAAAAACGATATAGAAAAAACTCACTCAAAAAATGCGAGTGAGTTTTTAATTTTGTAATCAAGATTAAGGCCTTAAACTACTCTTAGCTTAATCTTTGTTGTTCGACTCTTGATATTTGGATTGTTTTTATGAAATATTCTTGCCTTGATAATGGTGTTATCGCTGCCCGTTAAATTTCTATTAATAACTATCGGTCCTGAATATAATTTGCTTGTACTTTTAGGCACTGTATTGTTGGTTGTGTAGCGTATCTCGTAATCGCTACCAACACTATCAAATATTATACTGCTGCCCAATGATATATCAATAGTTGATAAAGTTGTTTCGGTTGTTGAGTCATTTTGGATTGATAATGCCGGTCTTACACCCGCGACCGACAATCTTGGAGATAATTGAGCAGCAGGAGCTATGGTGGGCCGTAGCGTTCGCACGGTGCCTCCAGTATCGTCAGTATCTTCGGGGGCAACAGATGGCGACTCTAATAATATGCCTGCGACTAAGCCACCATAATCTGCTGAATTAAGATTTGTTGCTTCATATTGGGTACGAAGATAACTGGAGGCAGGGTCAATAATATCAATCGTAGCCATTGTTCCTGCGATAACGCCTGCCGCAAGCGTATCAACCAGATCATCAAGGTCGGTGTATCCATTGTCCACGGCCCAATCGCTGACCTGCTCGCCGATGCCAATGATGCCAGGATCTTCGAAGATATTGCCTGATGCTGTTGATCCAGTAACCTGATTGAGGGCAGATTCGAACGCTGCAATAGTGCTGAGAGCAGTACCTTCATCCTCATAGAAGTTGGTCTCTGAACCGCCGACGCGATAGACATTGTTGCGGGTTACATTACCGTCGATACGGCCTGCCGTCTCGCCGTTCTCCCATGTATCATAGTCTGTTTCCAGAGCATTACGGGTAGAACCAGTAACACCAGATCCGATAAGGAACACATTACGGTCAATGAGTAGGTTATGATGTCCCTTACTTTTTGTCGATGTGGTAAGGAAGTCATCATTGTTTGCTATCTCAAAACGAATACCGCGCTGACCTGTAGTAGTTGTGGCATTAAATACGCATGTATTGTTCAGAATATTATTGTTCCAACCGTCTCGTGTATATCCATTCGAAGAGCCTGGCTCATTACGAACTATGAAACCATGGGAAATAATATCTTGCTCAGAGTAAAGTAAATTATCCTTAACAGTGCTGTCATAGCATTGTCCCATTACTACAAGTATTACTTGATTTGTGAGAGGGTTACCCATATCCGTAATGACGTTACGTTTAACAGTGACCCATTTTGAATACGATCCATCAGCGTTAGCAATGTTCGGATATTCTCCAGTTTCGGTATCCTCTGTACGATCGACCTGAACACCAGCCGCAACCTCACCATTGGAATTCAACTCAGCCACCATTTGACAGCGAGTGTATAAGTTGTCTCGAATGGATACACCCCAGCAAGCATCTACCTTCACACCATTACCTGAGCAATAGTCAATCGTATTGTGGGCAAACAGTAAATCACTATATGATTTAGGATAGGCAACATGATCCAGTATACCGCCGCCAACATCGCTGAACACACAATTAATTATAGACCATTCGCGGAAAGTAAAGTCATCAAAATCGCTTGACCCTTGCATGAATGATTCTGCATTGGAGTTTAAGCCAACACAGTTATCGAACACGACTCTTTCGGTTAGCCGTACTTGAGTTCCTGTTTGGTCTGGTGTCGTTGCTACACGATCAATGGTACAGCGGTAGAAGTAAATGTTTTGCATCAAGCCATCAGAACCAACTAATCTATTGAAGTCAATAGATGTATTACTTGCCACTCTCATATCCAAATGACTTACCCAAACATAGCTATCTGTAGCACCCGTTCTGAAGTTCATAACACGGCTACCCTCAGAACCAACAGCAGACGGTTGAAAGATAGGATCAGCTCCTGCTCCATATGCGGTGAACACGAACGGATTGGAAGACGTTCCACCTCGTTCGGGTAATATGCGTTGACCAGCCGCGAAATTTGTAGTACCATCAAAAGTTTCGCCACGTTTGAATAACATCATTGCGGGAGTACCAGTGGGCACTACGGTCATGGCTGCTGCAATGGTTGCGTATGCTACGACCGCACCATCTGGGCTATCAGGGTTTGCGCCAACCTCTGCATCTGTTTTCAGATAATAACCTGCATTACTATTGACCGCTGCCGCATTCGTATCATTGCCTAATGTTGGGTCTACATACACAATACGGTGCGTGTCGCCGATTAATTCGCCAACACTATCAACAGAATAGGATTGGTTGGTTACAGCGAGATCGGTGCTTGTCGCGTTCGTGCGGGTTCCATCTGAAGTTAGCGAAGCAGGAATAGTTACTGTGATAGTTTCACCGAATTTAATCTGTCGAGAAAGACGAAAACAAATTTTGAACTGATTATTAGTTAAATCAACGAAAGGGTATTTATCTTCGAATTCAACTTCGAGCACTGTTACTGCCCCACCCGAAGCAGTTATAACAATATTATCGAGTAGGTCTGTATCTATTGTCGCAGGCTGAGTCAATGTTCCGGTACTTGGGTCCAATAATAAATACATCATGATCCCGGAAGTATGAATACGAGCAGAATTAGCCATTAACGCACCTCTTTCGTTATATTGTCGCGTAAGACTACTTCATATTTGCTCAGTTGTCCTAATCCTGAAAATATGCCTAATACCGTGCTCGATACAATTGATGTTATAGCTGCTATTGTCATAAATTCTCCATAAATATAAAGCCACAGTCTTAACTTTAAAAATAATGAAGAATCAATAAAACTCCTTGTTTTATAATTTCTTATGTTGAAGTCATAAATAGCTAAATAATCAATAATATATACAATGCCTAACAGATAGCGAATATTGAGTAATTCGCGAACGCTTTGCATGTTTGCATGAAGGAACAGGATAAAATAACAAAAAGAAAACCCGGTATTGGCGAGGATTTCGTATAGAGAAGAGCGCAAGATCAATACTAGGAAAGTAGATTTTACTAAACCCTTACATCGCACACACCCAAACGTAACCAGGAGATACAATGTCAGACTTCAGACTCGACCGCAAAACAGCGGCCCTACCTCGCAACACGGTCTTCAATATCGAAAGCCTAGAAGAACTAGAAAGCTATCAGGCAGATAGGTCAGAACCGCCAAAAAACGCGCAAAGCAGAAAAATATTGCTCGCGATGCCAGGTAAGATAGAAAACCAACAAGCTCTATGGGCAGAAATAGAAAAGAATAAAAAGGTCGCAGAGAACATAGATATCGTGTTCCAGGCCAATGCATATCATAGATGGAACAGCCTTTATCCAAACGAGTTGCTCAAAACATACACGGGAAGAGAGCAAGACATAGCGGTTGATCAGTTCAACGCCACGAACGGCCGGTACACGAACCTCAATTGGTTTCCCAAAACGCCAACGCATGGATACCTTGACTACGAGCCGAAGCATGTAGACCCCGTAACGGGCAGAGCAAACACCTGGCAGTATGAGAAGATACAAAACGGATACAGCGATAATGATAAACTGGTTCTCAATCTACTCTACAGGGGAACTCAGATGGCCGTCAACGCACAGCAGTCAATCGGCATGAAACTCACGACATATCGTGTCCCCATCCTCAGCGACCGTGCCGTCACAAAAGAAAAGGCAGCAAGGCAGGTTGAATCGTCCAAACCATTTTCGGAGATGCAGGACTGGATATGGATGGACTGCTATTGGAGAAGCGCAGACGCTATCGATGAATCAAACATCGAGAACTACAAGAACAGACTCAGAACACATTATCGAGCGCTCACGCAGCTAGGTAAACCAGTCATACCGTTCATCGACCCAATATATACTCATATCGAAGGAAAGGACGGGACAGGTTTCGGGCCCGAGAAGGCGAAAGGATATTATCAGGCGTCGCTCAACACGTTCGACGAACTTGGCATCACGACATTCGGCATATGGACAAACATGAGAACAGACGAGGGCGTCGCCAGTCACGTAGAGAATATAGTCGCGGGTCTCGATGTCTTTGAAGCATTCCTGGACAATGAAACAAAGAAAACAAATTGGAAAGATATTGCCGAAGGAACGAACTAAATGCAAACATACTTTCGACTCATAGAATCCCAGAGAGGGCCGAGAGGCCTCGAACTCACCAACGAAGAGAAGAGGCAAATGGTACGGATGTACCAAGAGGGAAAAAGCCTAAGAGAAATAGGTTTCAACTTTCACGGCTTATCGCCCAAGTATGTAAGCACGTTGCTTAGGCAGCAGGGGATAGAAATGAGGCCGAGAGGATGGCCCAGGGGCAAGCCCTTCGTATCGGATTTCAACAAAGGAAACAAGATAAACGAGCAAATCAAGGATGAAGTCGTAAGGCTTTATATCGAACACAACCTCAATCAAGAGGCGGTTGCAAGAGAAACGGCCATCTCGCCGCAGTCGGTCCTGAACATCCTGCGAGAGCGTGGCATACAGGTGAACAGGCAAGGAACGGACAGAACGAGAGGCGAAATAGGAAACTACAACGTCAACCAGGATATCTTTCCAAAATCAGCAAGCAATCTGGCATGGAAACTGTTACAGGAAGAATAAAAATCGCACAAAAGAAACAAAGAAATAGCCCCTGGCTTTAGCCTTGGGCCTTCTTTGCATTTCGCAAGAGAACCGTCCATCGTTCACGCATATCCATTAACAAAGCCTTGCGACAGACGATAAAGTCGCGGGTTTCCCTAATGTGAGAGATCCTGCGTTGTTTCTCTTCTTCCAATAGTTTCAGGTAAGCGTCATCCTGCATACGCTGCGGACACTGCCCATCATGCATGGGACTGAACTTATCGAGGCGAATCCTTTCCCATGCAACAGTCGTTTCGCGGACTTCCCAAATCTTGGTGAGGTCGCAGTTCGCCAACCGCATGTCCATGCCTGGGATGGCGTGGGGGTCTTTGGGCGATATGTAATCGATATATTTGCCAAGAACATGCGCAACTCGCGTGCGACGAGTCACAAAAGCCTCTATCTTGTCTGGGTCCGAGCAGATGTTGGCCCATTCGGTATAGCTGATGATGCCGTTTGCTTGTTCGGCGAACTCGCTGGCAAGTTCATGGATGGCGACGGTCATCGGGATTCTTGGGCCACAAGGAATCTTCTTGGGAACGCTCGCCTTGTTGAGTCTGCGGCGCTTGAGGGTCACGCACCAACGGGAACACCCGACTTGCTCGGCGATCTCGCAGTTGGGGCGGTTCCAATCAATTCTTGACCAATCGTATCGGTCTTCCTGTTTGCGCGTTTTTCTTTTTATTTGGTACCCGAACTCTTTGGCTCGGGCGTAGGCGACTCCCCGCGAGCAGGCGGACAGGTTCATGATGTCATCGAGCGTAAGCGGCTCCTTGCCTTCGAGGTTCGCAAAGAACTGTTCCCAGAAGGACAGCTTGCGGTTCTTCGGCTTGTAACCGTGTTTGCGTGTGAGGGCGGCAGCCGTGGAATAGTTCACGTTAAGCCTGTCGGCTATCTGCTCGATCGTGAGACCTGGTCCCAAGTCACGGAGAGCAAGGCGTCGCCTTGCTTGAAGGTCTGTTTCACGGAGGGCAAGACGCCGCTTTGTTTGAAGGTCTATGGTCATGCCCGATTCTAGTCTCTTGGGTTAAGGTGTTCAAGTGGGTTTTCGCGTATTTTGTTCAAAAAAATAGACCCTGATGATCTTTGCATGTTTTCAAACCTGTTGCGAAACTTTTTGACCGTTTGTATGACGAATTTTTCTGAACGGCCTATTCTCCGCTCTATTTCTGCTTTGCTATAGCCCTCGAACAGGAGTCGAAGGGCTATTTTTCTTTCTTGCGACATGCTCTTTGTTATACAGTCTATGTATTCAAGCGTATCAATCTCGTTGTATGGTCTTTCTTTGTATATGCCGCCGTTGTAGTTCCGAAGAATACCGTTGCTCCATGCAGCGAACCAGGGTTCCCTGAACATTGGCAAAGGCGTAACAACAATGCCTCGTCTTTTTCTTTTTGCTACATCGGTCTTTCGGATGCGTTGCTCTCGTGCATATATGAGGACAATTTGGTCGGCAGATAGTTTTTTACCGTTGCGTATTTTGTAACTTTCTTTTACTTTTTCTATGTACCTTGATGAAAGTATGACCGACGATGGAAATAGCGAGCAGGTATCTTGTACGTACGTTCTAAGCCTCGCCCATACAGCGATTCCCACGAGAGACTGTATTTCAAACGGCCTTTTTCCAAGATGTTTGTCTATGATGGCAAGCGTCGTAAGGTGGGCTTCTGCGAGGAAGTCTTCGACGTCCATTGGCGTGACGAGGCCTGACGTGGCGGGGTAGCCCCGAAAGAACCTGCGGGCAACCTTCTCTGCTCGTGGCCTTAAAAGATCGAAGGCTTCGTGTCTGCTTGTTTTGGTGATGGCTTCGTTTGACTTCATGTAGATTGGTGTGAATATCTGGTATGTACTTGTGGGGCCATAAAAAAAATCGAGTCGGCGAGGCGAGCCACGGCACGAGCGAGTAAAAGCTCTTATGGGCGGGTATTCGGTATTAAGCATTATTCATAATGATACATTTCTTTCTAGTTATTTCCTGCGTGTAACCTTCTTCCGTCTTACTCTTTGAGCCAGCCCTGTTTTCTCGCCCAAAATCGAGTAAAAATACTCGATGCTGCCTCTTCGATTATCCACTCTCTGAAAAGAGTCCTTAAACGAGCCGTTTCTAGGCCCAAATGGTCGAAAATATCTAACAAACGGGCATGATGCTCGGGGAAAGGCGTAGAAAATTCAAAATCGATGATATGCTTGATTTCGCCAATTTTCAGGTTATCTGCGTAATAGTCATTGGCCATTTCAAGCATTCTAGCGCATTCTTTCTGGTAATTGTGAAACACGATCGGTTCATCCTCAGAATAAGCCACGGTCATGCCTCTGCGTTTTCTAGTTGCCTTCGTGCGCATAGCTATATGATATCTGAAAGTTATTTCACTTGATTACGAACAAGGTTTTCATCTATTTTGTGTCGAAAAGATAATCACGGGATGGCAGGTCTATGAACAAAAACGACGCACAGATTTTGGTTTGGAAGCATCATGTCGCAAGGCATTTTATAGAAAAACCATCTCTAAAGATAGGGAACGGAGTCGGTCGCGGCGGTACTGTTTTCTTTAGTTTCGATCAAATGAAGAACTGGTTTCGCAAAAACACGAGCGAAGAGTATTATGTTGCTCCTATTTTGATATCTCGCAAAAACCTAACTAGACCTTCTGAGGGAGATGACAGCATCATGGCAGACAGTCTTGTTACGACAAAGAGTATTGGCCCTTTCGAGTCTGTATTGTATTGGGAGAAAAATAAAGATAATCTTTGCAAGGCATCTTTGTCCTCCGTAAAGATATCTCAGCAAGACAAGGTTCTTTATATTATGCGCGGAATTTCTGGTTCTGGCAAATCTACGCTTGCCAGGCAGCTTGGCGAGGGAGGCGATGTGTTTTCCACGGACGACTTCTTCATGGTCAACGGCGAGTATCAGTTCGACCGCGATTTTATGAGCGAGGCTCACTTCTGGAATCAAACCCGTGCGATTGAGGCAATGGACAAGGGTATATCTCCCATCGTGATTGACAATACGAACGTAGAAGCCTGGGAGCCCAAGTTTTATGTAAAAGAAGCAATGAAGAGAGGATATCGGGTTGAAATCAAAGAATCGCAAACGCCTTGGAGGTTTGACGCCAATGAGCTTGCTCGAAGAAATACTCACGAAGTTCCTCTCGATGTTATCCAAGGAATGATTGATAAATGGCATCCTGATATGACCGTTGATGATATTCTTAGCGCAGAGAAGCCAAAACTATCAAGCTCAAGGGGTAAAACAGTGAAAAGTAACTGGTATAAAAATCTAAAGCAATCAAATCGTTTCAATACTTTTCCACGCATGCAAGAGCAAGACAAAGCATCTATTGTTCAAATGATTAAAGGCCTTGGCAGCAGTCGTGGCGTGAGCGAAGGAACACAGGAAAGTATAATCAACGAAGTTATGTCTAAACTCAACATGGGATATGATGTCGAATCGGTTCGTGATTGGGCGAGAACAGCCGTTCAGCAAGCTGCTTAGGATATGCATGAACTGGTATCAATTAATAAAGTTTGCTCAAGTTCGTGGAGAGTTTTGGCTCGATGACTCAGGCTATGCGCAAGAGGCAAGCGGAGACGGAGACTACAATCACGAGGGCTATGTCATGGCTACTATTCTTGGCAAATATGACCTCGATTGGGAAAATGGCGGAGTTTATTTACAGACTTCACAGGGTCTTGAAGAATTTATAGATAGTAGATGGCAAGATATAGTTGAATATGCTGTTACCCAAGGCTGGATTAATCAACAGCAAGCTTACGAGGCCACGAATAATCCACAGGCAGAGCTTTCTCCTGGCAAGCCGTATAGAGAAGCGATAATCTATGAGTTCACTCCTCGTGACGCAGTCATGATGGAAGGCGGAACTCCAGAGGAAGCGGAAGTGGCTTCAGTCACCGGCGACGCTCGTCTCTTTGCGCAGAAAAACTGGGGCTGGACAAGAGTGGAAGGCAACAACCTGGAAACATGGGATGTAGACCATAGCAGTCTCAAGAACATAGCAGATGGCCTATATAGCGCATATGGAGATGATGTTGACAGTACAAAGTTTACATTGTTCCTACATAAAACAAAGCAGTGGTATCAGGATTTGCCGTTTGATACGTTCCAAGAAGGCAATATGTTGTTTATGAGACGCAATCAGTTCTTGGGGTGGGGGTAATGAACTGGTATAAAAAAGCACAGCTTGACCTTCTTGTGGTTGATAACAATCAGCCACACAAAAACAAGATCAACTTGCATCTTAATCGTGCAATGAGAGACATTAGCAGCGCTCTTGGTCAATCAAGAGATAACGAGCAACAAAAGAAGCTCAAGCATGCTCTCAAGCAGATTAGTCAGGCTCAGAGGAAGATAGACTTTGCAATATGAGATATCTACTCATAGGCAACGGGCCGTCCGTCCTGGACCAAGAACTAGGCTCTGTCATAGATGACTTTGACGGGCTTGTTATTCGTTTCAATGACTATAGAACGGAAGGATGGGAACGATACGCTGGTTCGCGAACGGATGTATGGTGGACTACGATATTCTATCCCCACCCACATAAGTTAAAAGCTGAATATCACGAAATCTTCTTTGTTACAAATGACGCCGGAGAAAGGCAAGATGATTATAATCAGCTTAGAGCTTATTTCTCTGATATAAAGTGGACCGTTAACACAGAGGTTATCGAAAAACTTGGAGGACAGTTTGAGTATCTTGCATTTGGTAAGGCTTCCTCGACTGGCGCGATATGTACTGCTAGCTTAGTTGCTCAAGGACATGAAGTATGGCTTTATGGTTTTGATTGTTTCAATCCTGACACTTTGCATCACTACTATTTTACTCCTGGAGCCTTTAATGATAAACAGAAAGAAATATGCTCTCATAGTCCTGAGTTTGAGAAGCTATTCTTCTCCCATTTGCGAAAACTTAATAAAGTATTTGACCTAGACAGAAATGCTCCTCAAGAAACTATTGAGCCACCTAATAAAGAGGAAATACAGGAATCAATACCATTCTTTCGTGGAACGGGTCGTTATTTTCTTTTGGTCGGTAATGGGCCTTCTGCTGTTCACAAAAAAGCAGGAGAACTGATAGATAGTTTTGATGGGACGGTAGTCCGTTTCAACAACTATCATATTGATGGCTATGAAGATTTTGTGGGAAGCAGAACAGATATATGGGCAACATGCAAAGAGATGCACAAGCCCAATACAGCTAAAATCATACTTTTTGTAACCAGTAGCAAATCAAAACTTAGTGACATAGCCTATGCTCGAATCAAGAATATGAATCCCAAAAAACTGGTTATCCCTATTGCGAAGGAAGAGATTCATCGCATATCTAAATATGAGTATAACTTTCTCGGAGATGACGGGGCAAACTCAACAGGAGCCGCTGTTGCCAATTTGCTAACAGGTCTTGGTCACAAAATCTATCTTTATGGGTTTGATCATTTTAGTAAATCTGTTCATCATTACGGAGATGGGGTACCCCTTGTCGCCATGCATAGCGAGGAACGAGAAAAGAACTTATTTGATTCGCTTGAAAGCCAGGGAAAAGCTGTTCGCTTTGCTTCTCATTTACCCAAAGAAAGAGAACATCCACTAGTTCATATTATTATCCCGAAGCATTTTAAAGATGAGGACAAGGCAAGAGGAATTTTTGGAAACCATCATATTACTAACTCAGTTGCAGAATCAATTGAGTTGTATGAAAAACTAAAAAGCAAAAACAAGGAAGTGTGGATTGTAGGTCAGTCAGATATTGCTCACTTTCTTAATTTAGCCATGCAAAATGAATGTTTTTTCTACAAGTATTTTACGACCTATTTTCATGTCCCCTCTAAACGGGTTATCCCAAACAGTTACAAGTTTCAATATTGGCATGCATACGTCGCAGATAGATGCGAAAATAAAAGCGTTCTTCTTATTGGCAAGGGATTGGCTCATGCCAAGCAAACTTTCGAACAATATGGTGTTTCTATAGTTGAAACATGCGACCCATACAAGAATGACTCATTGCTTGTCTATAATAAAAACAGCTTTGATGTTGTTGTTTCGATAGGTTTTCCTAGTTATTTATGCAATGATTTGCTTATTCGTGATTATGGTCACAAGATTGCTCGACATGCCGTTTATATTGGCTGCTACAATTCGTCTGCCATAGAGATACCCATAGATAACAAAGCTAGACTTTTATCTGGTAACAAGTTCTGGAATAGTTGGGCTCTCGATGAACTTTGGTCTGGCAAAGCATACGAAGCTTTTAATGCTAAGCCGCATCTTGAGAGAAGAACGCAAGGCATTTTTTCCTATGGCAACAACTCTTACCTAGAAAGAGGTCTTGGGAATCTTCGAGAATATAACGGCAAACCGTATGACCCAGAGTTTTGGCTGGGTGTTCGTTACATATAAAACAGCCCCGCCCATCGTCTGGCGAGGCTGCCCTCCGAAGAGGTAGCGGGAAGAATGGGGCGACATAAATCGTCCCATGGATATTATCGTCTTTGTGATTATCTTTCTTTACTAAAATTATTCTGCCAAAAACCGAAAGGGATGGTTGCCTCTAGTAAGGTAGTACAGTAATTATATCTAATCAATTAAAAACAGGAGATAAAAAACAGTGTCTAGAGACCTTATTATATATCTTGAAAAACGGCCTGATTTACTGACAGAAATGACCAAACTGCTCAAGCCTTATACGCAATTTGATCTTTCAGAGCCATCGCCATCCATAGATAGAAAAGTCCGCTTCTTTAGCTGGAGCTTTGGTCCTGACGAAAATCAGTGGCATCTTACCTATCAGTGGATTATAAATAACTCATCGTGGCACACGCCTGTTAGGGCATCCGAAGCGGCTGCTAAACGTTTTGCGTCTATGAATGAGGGCGACAGATGTCTATTCATCTGGAAACCCAATGAAAGCTACGGTTATGAGCCTGTTATAAGTAATAGCGAATTGTACAAAATGCTGACCAAAGGTCCAGATTTTAGTTCTAAAGCCTGGTTTATTGAATTCTTTGCTCATCTCAAAGAGCTGGGTGCGGAGCCAGATGCTATTATTTTGGATTATGAAGGTGGTCCTATTCTTTGGAACATTAATGACGATATCAAGGCTGAACAAATGTCACTCATTCTCAAGGACCCTGATGCTTTAAAAAATCTACCCGAAATATTTTGGGACATTGAACCTGATAATATTCGAGGAGGAGCAGGCGCTCTGCGCAATACTTTGCATAATGAATGGCAGAAATGGGCAAAACCATTTATTGCAGAAACAATGAAGAAACTTATCTACGATGCTTATTTTGAGATTTACGGTAAAGAGATTCCATTCTCTAATTATGCTTATCAAGAAGTATCATTTCCGTATACAATGCAATATGGAGCCATACAAGATTATTCGACTTCGGAAATAGGCTATTCGGCACCTGTTAACTACATGCTTTCTCGCGAACATAGATGGAGCGAAAAAGTTGCCGCCTGGCGAAACGGAGAGAGAAAGCATCCTCGTTGGGGTGTTTTTATCGACCGCATCAATAAGTGTCGTTCGGCAGCCAATGTCAATGGAGGCGACCATGTAATGCCATGGATTGCCCCTCTTGGCTATCAGCACCTAGATAATAAATGGAACCTTGCGCCTGATTTTTTAGATGTTGAGCTATTAAAGCACTGTATTGCCATAGGATGTAATAAGTTCAACTACTGGAATCCTGGGCCTCCAACACAATTCCCTGATAATACTCGTCAGCGAAGCGATATTATCTATGCAAATACCATTACGTTCATGCAGGACTTTGCTCTGCAAGAAAAGGCGGGAGACTTTGAGCCTGTCGATAGAGACGCTGATATCGTAGAAACCCTTGGTCTCAAGACTACTTATGAAGACTTCGAGGCGACAGGTATTGACCCGAAAGATTTCGGCTAATTGCCGATAAGTAGGGCATGAATACCATACCCAAGGTCTTTCATCAAATCTGGATAGGGACTGAGGACTCTGTCCCCGTAAGCTATAAAATCCTCAGGGACCACACTCTAAACTTGCATCCTGATTGGGATTACAAGCTGTGGCTCCCTGAGGACTTTTTGCCGCTCATTAACCAAGACTCCTATGACTACTACAAAGCGGCGATGTATCGCGCCGATGTCGCTCGCTATGAGATTATGGCGCTCAACGGCGGAGTTTATCTTGATTGGGATTTTTATATCTTTCGCAATATCGAACCTCTCATTCGCGAAACAGATAACTTTATTATCGCAGAACCAATGGATTTACCAGTTAACTCTGTATTCGGTCTAAGTCCTAATCATTGGTTTGCTTGGCGGCTTGTCCGAGAGCTTCGTTGCAGCGCGATCACGGAACGAACACGGCTAATGGGTGGGGCAAAAAATCCTCTTCATGGCGTTGGAGCCCGGTATTTTAGCAAGCAAGTTCTTGAATGCGAAGACCGTCTCAATATTCTTCCTCGCTCCGTGTTTACTCCGTATTCGTATTCATATTTCAAGTGTGGCCGTTGGGACTATCGACCTGTTCGAGGCGGATATGGAATCCATCTTTGGAACTCAACATCAACCCCGACTATCTTCAGCCATTTTGTCAGACAGCTTGATGAAAGCAAAAACTACAAAGACGAACTTGATGCTGAAACCCGATTGTTGGAAGAAAAAGAGGCAGCCAACAAACAGCTAGAACTTAGAAGAGGCGAGCGTGAATAGTATACCCAAAATCATCCATATCTATGAAAATAGTGACGGCATGTCCGAATATGCTCAGAGAGCGGCTATTTTGCATCCTGAGTGGGAAATAATAGCCTGGGACTGCTTCGATTCGTTCGAAGCAGTCAACTGTCATTTGGTCAATGAAAATCTACACGACAGGCACATGCTCGCCTTGATGAAGATGGAGATTCTCTGCTATTACGGCGGCGTATGGCTTGGCGACTCTATCTCCCTTAGTAAGCCTATTGATATCTTACTAGAGAACACAGACCATATTTTGCTTGAGGCCTCACGGAAAAGTATTGACCCAGATTTTATGGCATTCAAACCCAATCATCGTGTCTTATGGCAATATCTATGGAAGATACAACCAAGATATTTTGGCTCACAGGATGAAGGCTGGGCGTTCGATTACAAGTTTATTCGGGAAATTGCTGAAGATTTTATACGCTATCCTCTTATTCTTCCTTCTGATTGTTTCTCAAAGAATGACGACGTAACTTCTATGTCATGTTTTGGTCAAAAGGTTTTATCATGAACAGCATACCCAAAATAATCCATCAAATTTGGATCGGAGATGAAAGCAAAATACCCGCCTCGTGTCTTGTTTTTCGTGATCATATGCTTAATCTTCATCCTGATTGGGAATACAGGCTGTGGACTCAAGAGAATATACCAGAACTTATCAATCAAGAAATCTTTGATACCCTTCAGAGTCATGTTGTGTTTCAGTCAGATATAGCTCGTTATGAGATTATGGCGCATCATGGTGGCGTATATATGGACTGGGATATATGTCTAACCAAGCCAATTGATGAACTTACTGAGGGAACAGACCACTTCTTTATCGAAGAAAACGGACTGAACATTACGAACTCTATTTATGGCGTATGCCAGAATCATTGGTTTTCTTGGAAAATAGTAAGGGAGTCGCAGCAAAGCTTCAAGCGGTATTTTAACTCAGAATTGTTTTACTACCCCTACAAGAACTATCTTGTTAGTGTGGGGGCTATTTTCTTCAGCGATCTTGTTCTTAGCGCAGCGAAAAAAGTTCCGCTAAACATACTGCCCTGGCAGCTTTTCAATCCGTTTAAACCAGTTGAGTTTAGGCGAGTCAACCCCGACCCGGATATTCCACCCTATTCATTTGGGATGCATACTTATAACAGCGTTGTTGACCAAACGACAATTGGGGCTCATAGGCGATTGCCCGAATACGAAAAGCACAAAAGTCTCGACGAGAAACAGAAGGCTGAGGGCGTATAATGCAGAGCATCCCCAAAATAATCCATCAAATTTGGTATCAGGGCGAAGAGGAGATGCCCGAATGCTATCATTATTTTGCAAAGCATCTCAAAGAGCTTCATCCTGACTGGGAGTACAAACTGTGGACAGCGGAAAATATGATTCCGCTCATCAATCAGAAGATACACGATGATCAACCTAGATACTTGTTCAAGTCCAACATCTCTCGCTTTGAAATACTAGCTAGATATGGCGGCGTTTACATCGATTCAGATTTCTTGATTCTCAAGAATCTTGAACCGCTCATGCAGAATACCGACCATGTTTTGTTGGGGCATTTTCGTAAAGGAATGTTTCAGGTTTGTAATGGTTTTGTCGGAGCCACACCTAATCATCCATTATGCTGGCAAATGGTCCGTGGCCTCGCAAATCGATCGCGAGAGTTTGTTGGGCAAAACCGATTTGCAAACTGTATCCCGTATTTTGATGACACAGTAAAGCAAGTCGTGCCCGAACCACTCATCATACCAATGGAACTATTTTTCCCTGTCGATGCAAATTTTGTCATGGACAAACAATCCGAGTACTCAGGAATGCACTATGCCACGCATATGTTCAACAACAGGCATGATGGAGAGGGCGTCATAGCTCATAAAAAGCTTCCCTGCTACTTGCGAGAGCCTTCTTACGAGTGAAAATATCAACCCGTATACTAGGCCTAGGATAGTCGCGATAGTGGAGGTCAGGTATGCCGTTTTATATGCTGATAGGTGGATTGATTCTGATTGTTGGTGGTTTCTTCGTTTTGGCAATGATCGAACAAGAGATGCCATCAATCAAAAAGGCAATTGGCAAAATGTTCCAATCGCGTATTGAACTCAAAAAAGCAAAGATTGAACTGGCTCGCCGTAAACTTGAAATCGAACATAAAGAGCGCATGGCCGTGTGGAAGGGTATTGACGACGAGCCTCAACCAATCAAGGGAACCGAACCTGTCCCTTTAAAACCCAAGCAATTTGAAGATGATGAGCAGGTAACAACATGACGTTTTTTTATACATGCAGGTGAATATCTGGTTCCCTACAATGGCATAATGTTCAGTCTCGCTCTTGCAGAGAAGCATCGTAAAGAACAAATCGTTCGAGCAGCGCTCGCTGGTCGTCCTATCGCTCTAATTGCAAAGGACTTCTCTGTTACTGAGCGATGGGTTAGACAGACTTGCAAAGATGCTGATGTTTCGATGCGAGACATTAAAGCCGCGCGTGAGCGACGGGTAGCTGACTGCGTTCAAAAAGGTATGACTCGTGCCGAAATCGAAAGCGAATATGGTGTAAACCTGTCGTTTATTCGAGCGGCATGCGAAAAGTATGGTGTGACCTTCGAGCCTTTGGGCCTCAATACGGATAGATCATTGAAAATTCTCTCTCTTCTGTGTAATACAGATAGAAGTTTGGCCGATATTGCATCTACGGAAGGTGTTTCGGAGAAAACGGTTAGCGACCTGCATATCAAAGCCATTCGACATGGTTTGCCAATCAAACAAAGGGAATTCAGAAGAAGAGAAGAAACACTAAAGATGAAGGTGGGATTGAGCTTTGAAAATACCATTGAAGCTTTTCCAGACCTCTTCAGATTGATTACAGGAAGGATTCGTGATGTCGCAGAACTCCATATTCTCATTTCTGGACAATGGGATGATATTGCTACAGTCGAAGCTCGACTCAGCAGTCTCCAAATTGGATATGATTGCGTCGCTCATGTCGGCGACAACCCCAAATATATCGAGGAACAGGATATCAAAATCGTCATCTCCGATGATGACTCGCTCTTCTGTTCGCTCCCCAAAGAAATCATCGTTCTCAAACTCCGAGAATCTGGTAACTTCGATTTTGAAGACGCTAAGTGGGTCTACCTCAAAGATCACGGCGTCACAGTTGATTGAGTGCTATCCCGACTTTGATAAAAACTGGACCTGCCCTAAGACAATGGGCTACCTTACTGTCGAAGTTATCCGTATACCGTTTGACCAGCTTTCTTCGATGCCCAACGCAACGTCCGATCCTGTTATCGCGGTTGAAGGCGAAAAAAATCTCAACAAAGTTCCCGGCATTATACTGCTTTCAATGAAAGATGCGTTCAGTTCCGTTTCTGAGTTCCTCTTCCAATCTCCGCTCAAGTGGAGTAAAAAAAAGAGCGATGAGACACTAACGAAGATCATCAAGAAGGTCCAATCGCAGACTGACTGGACCTGGAACGAGGCTTTGTTTGCCATTTTCGTTCGAGACTTCATCTATCCCGGCATTGAAAAAGGTCTCGCAGTAACACCGAGCGGCCTTGAGGACACTCTTCGTCTCTATATCACAATTGGAGATGATCTTCGCTTCGCTTCGTTTCCTTATCACTCTCCAAGCCTCGTGCTTGGTGAGGTCATTTCCTATCCGCCTACAGACGGCACTATCGGTGATGGATATAACGATGGCTACCCTCCGGGCGACTACGATCTCGGAGGACCAGGATAAGACAATTCTTACTCAAGGACGATAAGTGGGCATATTTAGTAGTCTTGCCAAAAAGTGCGATAAGAAATCGACAAATATGCTCGATGTCGCAGATTTAAGCAATATTTGCGCTAAGCACTTGCTCAACTCGGCTGGCGCTGTTAGTCTTGGAATATACGCTTGCACTGATTTTGATGACAATAGCGACTCTCCACTTGGTTTTTTGGCGACCTTTTAGGCGCTGCCTGCGTATCATGGGTAGGTCATGCAGGCACAATGGGTTATTTCGCCCATTTTACCACATACAGAAGACCGATGGCCCCGTAGTTCAAATGGATGAACGTCAAGCTGTATAGTTTGAATACGGGGCTCGAATCCCCCACGGGGTTTTTATTACGAGGATTTTCACATGAACCGTCTTGCTTCTATCGCCGTTTTGATCAGCGTCGCATCATTTTCTCATGCGCAGTCTGACATCTCTTCGCGAAAAATGTCTTCTCGTATTGCGCATTCTGGAGCTATCGTGACAACCAGTTGCGAAACTATCGATGGTATCGATGTGTTTGGCACAAGCTTCAAGACCATTTCCAAAAATGGTCATATTGTCCATAGTGGACAAACTGTTGCTCGTAGACCTGATATTCAGGTACCTCGACATAACCATGATTTCTCTACGATGATTTTTGAAGCTGAGACTGGCATTACAGCAAGCGAGGTTGTTTACTCGAACGCCGTTTACTTCGAGCATGACGGAGAACTCAAACCCTCAACTCATGTTCAAGTCTTTGATGGCAAGTATACTCACACGCTCATCGTTGAACAGGATACTTACGAGATTCTGCTTAAAATTGATGAGACCGTTGCGTGTATGCATCAACCGGATCCGGTAGATGTGATTTCTGATAGCTTCGATAACTCGATTCCCTCGGTCAGGTTCCGTCGTTGGGTTGATGATAGCCCGTTTCCTGGATCGCCTCATCCGACAGGTATGGCGGATGCATGGCAGGCACCTTTTATGTCTCACAGTGTAATTATGAACCCTCGCAATCTTGCAAGTCCTCGCGGTTGGACTTTTCCGCCCGCTGAATACTTGACAGGAAACAATATTCGCGCAGAGACTTACGGCGTCAATAATCAGAACATTCCTAATGGACCTGTCTTTGCATCGAATGCATACACGAACCCGATTCAGTTCGAGCATTACTACCGCCTCGATTACGATTGGACTTCTGCGGATTTTCAGACTCTCAAGACAGCGGCAACCAATGCATTTGTTGTAGGAAACTTATATCATGATTGGATTTGGGGTTATGGTTTTCGTGAAGGAGATGGAAACTTTCAAGAAGAGAACTATAACCGTGGCGGCGTGGGCGGCGACTCTATTTTAGCCTATACTGAATACAATTCTGTTGGTTACATCAACAATGCGTTCTTTTCAGGTACACATATTGATGGAACGCCAGCCGCAGTGATTTTGTGGCCCTTCCGCTATTCGCTAAATGGCCCTGACCGTCATAGTGGATTCGATAATCAGCTTTGTGTTCACGAATATCAACATGGCACAACTCGCCGTCTTATCGGAGACATGAATTACGAATGGATTCAGGTTGCAGGCGTTAGCGAGTGTATGAGTGACCTTGTAAGCCTGATTTACAATAATGTTGACCGTGGCGAACTGAATCGTGATGATGTCATTGGCTTTGGCGGCTGGCTTGCATACAAACTTGGTGGCTCGCTAGATTTTGAGGATAACTACTACTTCGGTATTCGCCCTTACCCCATCAATGTCAACCTTAATCCCATGACGCTTCTTTATACGGATATCAATGGAGGCTGGGAGTTTCCCGATGACGATTATCCTCGTGCGCCTCGAATCATCAACTACAGCGGCCATTATGTCGGTCAGGTTCCTTTGATTGCCTTATGGGAAGTCTATCATGAGTTCATCGAAGATTACGGATTCAGAGATGGTACAGACAAGTTTATGCTTCTTGTCGTCGATGCCTTGCGAGTCATCAATCCCAACCCTAGTCTTGAAAACCTCAGAGATGCATTTGTTCTTGCCGATGAACTCTTGAGCAACGGAGAGCATCGGACTCGCATTTGGGCCGCTTTTGCTCGTCGCGGCATGGGCGAGGGCTTTTCGATTGATGAGCAGCTTGATTCTCCGCTTATTCGCGGCGTAACCGAAAGTCATGCCACTCCTAATTGGGCTGACTATAATCAGGACGGCATTAGAGATATTGGCGATATCCAATCTTTCATCATTGACTTTTATCTCAGGAGTATGCGTGCCGACCTGAATTTGGATAACACACTGAATATCCAAGATGTCTTGGATTGGCTTGAACTTTGGAATAATTGATGCATCAGAAGATTGAGAACACAGAATTCTGGCATGAGACTGACCTGCTTACGCGGGTTGGTTCTCGCTTATATGGTTGCGCAAATACTGACTCCGATGATGACCTTCGTGGCTTTGTGGTTGAACCTGCTGAATACCTTTTGGGTCGCGAGAAATTTGAACAGCACGAAGACAAAGTGACTGACCTTGTTATCTGGGGTGTTCAGAAGTTCTTCCACGGACTGACAAAAGGGTCACCAAACGTCTTCGAGATCCTGTTTGTACCTGATGAGTTTGTCATCAGCGCAACCGACCGTGGCCGCGAGGTTTTGCGTCGGCGCGATATCTTTGTCTGCATGGGATCAGTCATCCCTATCCGTGGTCTTGCTCACGCAGAATGGCTCAAGGCTCAATTGAAGACGAAGAACAAAGAGACAGGCAAGGTCTACCACAGCAAGCGAGTTGTAGGAGCCAAGAGGAAGACTTCTCACGCGGAGCATGGCTACAGCGTCAAGAATGCTTACCATGCCATCCGTCTACTCAACCAGGGCCTTGAGCTTGTTCAGGAAGGCCGCATCACCTTCCCTCGCCCTGAAGCCGATTTCTTGCGAAGCATCCGCAATGGAGAGGTCCAGTTTGAACAGCTTGAGCTTGAATATGATCGCCTTGATACTCGGTTGAGCGAACTGATTGAACAGTCACCTTTGCGTCGTTTTCCTGACCGGAAGGTAATTGATGAACTTTACTACGACATCACAGGCGATGTGATTGTCGATTTTTTGAAAAGCCGTTATGCGAATACTGTTTCTTGATGATAATTTGTTGCGACACCAGATTTTTCGTCGCAACAGCATTGGTTATTCTGTAGATGCTGTTCATACGGCGCAAGAGGCGATGGAGTGTCTGCTTGATGAAAAGAAAGAATATGATCTTATCATGCTGGATCATGATCTCGATGCTGCAACTGAGAATCAGTTGAATGACGACGAGGAAGATGGTCGATATGTAGTAAGAAAGCTTGTCGAATCGGGCAGACACAAAGATGTAACAATCGTCATTCACTCGCTCAATGCTGATGGCCGTAAGAATATGAAAGCCATGCTAGACGATGCAGGCTATTCAATAGTTCATGATTTGCCCTTCGCTTGGGAGCGATTTGAGAAGACAGAGAACGGATGCAGTTTTAAATGAAAGTCAAGAGCCTTGAGCTAGAACACTTTTGCGGCTACGAACATGCAATATTTGATTTCAATGACCAATTGAACGCTTTTTTTGGACCGAATGGTTGTGGAAAATCTACCGCGCTTGAGGCTCTTCGTATCATCGGGAATCTTAACCGTATCACTGAGCGAGAGAATGATCTGTTTTTTCGTAAGTTGACGTATCATACTGATTATGACCCGTCTCTTCCTCACTTTTCGATAAGCGAGCAATCTCTTCGGATCAAAGCTATATTTGATGTTGATGGCGAAGAAAAAGTGTGCGAGATTACCAGCAAAGGTGTTGTTGAGGGTGGTAATTTTGATGGTATACTTCGCAAAGAAATAACAGGAAACAATGATATACTGTTTGTTGATGCCGACAATCAGTCAAACATTCAAAAGTTTCAGTTACCTGATAAAGCAAGAGAGAAATTTCTTGAGATAGCCCCTATTGTTTATGGATACGATGTATCGTTAGGAAAAGATGTAATAACAAAAGAAGGAGATATAGAGGAAATTTACTGGCAGGATATTGTTATACAAAAAGGGAAGACCCGCGTTCATTATAAATCGATGTCTGCGGGTGAAAAAAAAGTAGCTACACTACTCCGTAGTCTCTGTAATCCATTTCTTGTCCGAAATGCTACAATCCTACTTGTGGACAATATCGAGATGCACGTCTACTTTGAGCGTCACGGATGTATGCTCGACCGTATACTTGAAATATTGCCTAATAAACAGTTCATTGTAACGACTCATTCAGGCGATATGCTGAGACACATCCGAACATCGTATGGAGAGCAATGCCTCTTCAATGTTCCTACAATCAAAGGCGAACCAATGAATAATGAGAGACCATTATGATCTTTAACAGCCCTATTCTACAAGACCTTGAATGGCGAGGACTTATTGCTCAATCCACCGATGCAAATGCGCTCGATGATTATCTCTGTGAAGATGGAGCTACTGTTTACTGTGGATTTGATGCAACATCGGACAGTCTAACAATCGGTAATCTTGTTGCGCTCATGACGTTGTTTAGGTTCCGAATGCATGGAATCAGAACTATTGTTCTACTTGGCGAGGCTACGGCTCTCATCGGAGACCCTTCTTTCCGCGATAGCGAAAGAGATGAGTGCGGTCGCACAGTTATTCTGCATAATGTTCATAACTTTGAACAACAGGTTCGAAAAGTCTTCGGCACACAAGAAGAGCCCCGCGACCTCTTGATTCGTGGCAATGCGCAGACATTCGACCGAATGAGCTACACGAACTTCATGATGGAGATTGGACGTCATGTGTGCATTAATGATATGCTGCGCCGTGAATCCATGAAACAGCGACAAGACAGTGGTTTGACCTTTGCTGAGCTTGGCTACATGGTCATGCAGTCTCTTGATTTTGATGAACTTTGGCGTACTGAAGGATGTCGTGTTCAAATCGGAGGGAATGATCAATGGGGTAATATCTGCGCAGGCATTGACCTGGTTCGAAAGAGACATCAGCCTGAGCATCCTGCTCTTGGCATGACTGTTCCTCTGCTTACCCGTGCAGATGGTTCTAAGATTGGCAAGTCATCAGGTGCAACTGTCTGGTTGAGCGAAGAGAAAACCTCTCCTTGGGAGTTCTTCAACTACTGGATCAATTTGTCAGATGAAGAAGCGATTCAGCATGCGAAATGGTTCTTGCCTCTCAATATAGAGGCAACCCGTTCAATTCTTGATGCAGCGGCAGACTCGGATGACCCTCGCTCGCTTCAGAAGAGTCTTGCGAGACAGATAACTTCGCTGCTTCATGGAGACGAGACCATGCAGCGATGTCGTCGTGTTTCTGATGCATTGTTCAACAATGACATCCAAGAACTCGATGATAATGATATCGCCACGCTCAATGGTCATATTCCTACGGTTAAAATTAGCCGTGAACATCTCGATACCATTACAGGTATGTTGCTTGAGGCGAAGGTTGCAGCCAGCAAAAGAGATGCACGAACGCTTCTTGATCAGGGAGCTATCTCAATTAATGGCCGTCTCGTGAGGTCCGTTGAAGACTTCTCGGCTAAAAACCTGCATCTTGACAAGTTTGCTTTGATTCGTCGCGGAAAAAAGAACTGGCATCTCGCCGTTGTGGAGGAATGAAATGAAAAAGGGCTTCTCATTCATCGAATTACTGGTTATTATCGCGATTATTGCATTGCTTATCGGCATCTTGATGCCTGCTCTTGGCAAAGCCAAGAAACGAGCGAATGATGTAAAAGCAAAAAATGAGCAACAGGAACTTCTTCATAATGAGGAGAAACAAAAAGAGTTTATCAACGGTATTAGATATATCATCGATCCAAAGACCGGGGTCATTTTTGCTATTATGCCCGATGGAACCGCGCTCATCGTTCCCTTAGATCAGTACGATAATGTTTGGGGGCAGATTGAGAATATAGATGAATGGGAGGGTGATTAAAATATGTCAAACGACAGGAAAGACGAACTACATAGTATTATACAAGACGGCGTAGAAGATAGAATCAACGCGATAAGCGAGTTTTTCTCTGCCGCTACAGAAATATCTATAGAACCATGTCAACAATCAACAAACAGCCCAGATATATGGGTTATCTTGTTGAGAGATAGTGGTCACAATAAGCCACAAAATATCATGGTATTCTTTGAATATTCTGAAGAGCAAGCCAAGATTGCCGCCCGCCAGCTAGCTCTTATATTTACTGCTTTTGGCTATGAAATAGTCGAAAACAGTAAGAGTATAGATTTTTCGGAAGAGGAACAAGATCGCATCAATGAAATGGGCGAGTTTTTTTTGCAGAGCCAGGTATTAACATCTAGTTTTGCCGTCAATGAAGATTCATGGATGATTATTCTTTCATCTGATATTCTTCAGAAACAACTTGAGGTCATGCGCCTTGATAAATCATCGAAGATGTCTGTGGTCTTTGCTGAAAAATGCCTAGGCCTTTTCCTGGCGTCACAAGACAAAAGTCTAACGCTTGCTGATGGAACCGAAATCAACCTGTATGGCTGCGCTGTCTATGGCGAGTTTGAGGCCGACCCCGACGAGGAAAACTAATGTCTCTTCGAGTTGGTTTTGTTGCGGGAACAGTAAGAACAGGCACTACTCTTCTATCTCGATTAATAGCCGAGCATCCTCAATGTGTTTCGTTCAGGGAGATGCATGTTTCTCGAATTATCAATGCAGCCGAGCTAAATAGGCATGTCAAGAATGCCCTTGCTGCCGGATTTTCGCGGCAGGAAATAAAATTACTAGGCCAAAAACTAAAGCTTTTTGAACCATCAACCATGGAGACCTGGCTCAAAATTGCTGGCATTATTGCTCAAGAAAAATACGACAAACCTTTTGCTGATGTTGTTGTTGAAAAAGATCCAGAACTCTTCTTGGAGACCGCGAATATTCCCTGGATACTTGATTACCCTACGATATATACGGTCAGAAATCCGCGTGGCATCCTTGATGCTCAAAACCTCTCTATAGGTAAAGAATGGAGAAAGCGAGCCCTCAGAGAAGCTATATTTGCCTTCAATAATATAAATCAACACCTTAGTCACCCCTCTCTTCTTGTTGTTAGATATGAAGATTTATTGCTTCATACGAAAAAAACCATGAAAAGGGTTTTTGAGCATTTAGAGGTAGATATACCGGATATTGGCAAAATAAACCAGCTTAACGCTTTACAATATCTAAGCGCACAGAAGAAGTCTATGGAAAATGTCGATATTACAAGAGCAACTGCCTGGGTGGGTAATGAAGAACTTGAATCTATATACACAATTGTCTCCGAGCATATTGGACAAAAAAACGTCACAGCCTATGAGAATGCCTTCGGATATTAGTAAGCTACTAAAAGACAGACAGCCTATGTCTTGGCTTACTTGCCTGAATGCAATAGGCTCGGTTCAATCTCATGAATGGGTTAGGCGTTTCGACCATGAATATAAATCTACATTCATACCTATTCCAGATGATATTATTTTTGTTATGCATACGATAAGAAGCGGATCACTTGGCGTAATCAAAGGTAAAGATTTAACAGCATTGCAGGGCAATCTATTTACCGCAAATCTTGAACAACAAACATATGGAAATACAGATGCCGAAAAAACCGTGAAGCGACTTATTAATGCCTTTATAAGCGTGTTTGGTATAATGGATATACAAGTTCATGTAATCAAAAGACCCCTCAGATCAACAGGTGAGGTTTTATTATCAGCAGCCGTAATTTCAAAAGGCGAAATCATCCCGAGAAGGGATTGACAGGTGAAGAAATTCGCTTGCGAAAAGAACGACAGTCTCGATACAATAGAGAGTGGCTGGTCGTCCTTGGCTACGTTCGCGAATGGAAAGAACCTTGCATTACTGTTTATTCAAACGAAGTTGAAAAGTTTGGCAACATAACCCTGAAGAAAAAACATAAAGCAGTTATGGTTGTTGAGGGCAGGGAACCTTTGAGTTACTCGATCCTGTATAACACTGATACCTTTATTTTCCCTCATATGCTCAACCTGCTACTATTTCAAACCGTGGAGCAGCTTCATGGTTTTGTCGATATAATTGCGAACAAGTATCGGGAAGAGACTGGGTTTCTCGATGTCAAAGTCATCGTGGAAAAGAAGACGACCACGGAGAATTGCGAGAGCTGTACAGCTATAATATTTGTGCATGAGGCTTGAATAAATGAACGAGCGATTGAAACAGTTTGATTATTACTTCCTTCGGGCTATCAATCGAAGACTGCCTGAATCGAAGCATATTAAGAATGAAGCAGGAGGGGTTCTTGAAAGATTGATTGAAGCCTACGGCACTCCTGTTTTTGGAAATACGCCTCGCTCATATCATACCTTTGAACACGTTCTTGATTGCATTCAGTCACTCATTGAACACCGCGACCATCTCGGGCTTTCTGAAGAAGCTTTTGATACCCTGGTCGTTGCGCTTGCGTATCACGATATTGTTTATGATACAAATAATACAAGCTCCATTGATACAAACGAGTATTTGAGCGCTGAGTTTGCGAAGCATGAGCTTATCGCCCTTGACCTCGATGACGGATTCATTGAAAAGGTTCATTTGCTTATCCGTCAAACAGATCACAAAGATCTGCTTCATCCGAATTATCTCTGCTCGGTTATCCGTGACATTGATTTGTACGGAATAGCAGCCGATTATGAGATTTTCGCTGAGCGGTCTATCCAGGTTCGTGCTGAGTATTCGCAGTATGATATGGAGACCTTTACTAAAGGTCGTATCGAGTTCATGGAAAAACTCATTGCAGATAATAAGTTGTTTTATACCGACTACTTTAGCAAGCTTTTGACCGAAAAAGCCACTGATAACGTCAAGCGGCATCTTGAAGAGTTGAAAACTACGACCTAAAAACCCCTATAAAACAAGGGTGAAATGGTATAAGACTGTTTTATTAGTTACTAACTGAACTTATTATAATAAAATAACCTAATAAATAGCTTATCCTGGGTGGCTTTGAGCCTCTATTTGCAAAATCCTCGACTCATACTATAAATCTTCCTGTCAAAGAAGAGGGCTATACCACTATATGTTGTGGTTATTAGTTCAATGAGCCACTAATCAGTCGAGAATTACGCAAAATTGGCTAATTTCTTTTTATAATAATATAACTATAAATAACTAGAACTAGGTATTTGCCGAATTCCTGACTATCCAACCATATTTTACTAACATATCCCTAATATAATAGCTTTTTGCAAAGTTTTCGGTCGAGGACTTGACAAATATGGCATAAAATGGCATTATAAACTCAATTTATTATTAAATAAGTTACGATTTATATGGAGCGGGCGAGAAAACCTCCATGCTTGTCGTGGAGGATGAATCGCCATATGAGAGAATAAGCAAATATTTTCCAATTAACTAAAGGATTTACAGAAGTAATGTCGAAACTATAAATATATGATACAAAAAGGTTTCAAATATCGAATCTACCCAAACCAAGAACAAGAGCAAAAAATTGCCCAACACCTTGGTTGCGTTAGATATATCTATAACAAAGCCCTTGAAACTAAAGTCAAACATTATGAGAAAACAGGCAAAAGTCTTTCCTGCTTTGAACTTACTACAGGTTTGCTTAAGCAGGAAAAAGCAGAACATGAGTGGTTAAAAGGACCATATTCCCAATGTCTACAAATGAGCCTAAGAAATCTTGATAATGCTTTTACTAGATTCTTTAAGCAAAAGAAAGGCTTCCCTAAGTTCAAAGCTAAACATGACTCAAAACAGTCGTGCCAGTTCCCACAACATGTGAAGATAGACTTTGAAAACAGCAAAATATGCCTTCCTAAAATCGGTTGGATAAAAACAAAGCTCTCTAGACAATTCAATGGAAAAGTAAAAACTACTACATTATCAAGAACGTCAACAGGTAAATATTTTGTATCTATTCTCGTTGAAACAAATGAAGAAATAAAACTCAAGAAACCTGTTCGAAAAGAAACATCAGTAGGAATTGATTTAGGAATCAAATCTTACATTGTTACCTCAGACGGCGAAGAAATTCAGTACCCGAAGTTTCTCAGACAATCTATTGATAGATTAAAAATACTGCAAAGCAGAGCTTCGAAACACCCAAAAGGTGGGGTGAGGCGTCGTAGAGCAATACGTAAAGTTGCTAGACTTCATGAGAAGATAAGAAACCAAAGGCATGACTGGTTGCATAAATTGTCAACTAAACTCATCAGCGATAACCAAACTGTATGTTTAGAAGATTTAAATGTATCAAGCATGCTGAAGAACCATTGTCTTGCTCAGAGCATTTCTGATTGTTCTTGGGGAACCTTTGTAGAATTCCTCCAGTACAAGGCAGAATGGTATGGAGTCAACATCCTTAAGATTGGAAGGTTTGAACCTTCTTCTAAAATGTGTTCTTGTTGTGGTTGTATGAAGAAAGATTTGAATCTTTCTGATAGGAAATGGTATTGCGAAGAATGCGGAGTTCTTCACGATAGAGATGTGAATGCAGCTTTGAATATCAAGAAGTTTGCATTGTTAAAACAGAATTCAGGGTCGGGACGACCCGGTGAGCTACAGAGTGCTAATACGTCAACGTTGGTTGAGTAAATATCTGTGGAATCCCCCATGCTTGTCATGGGGGAGGTTCAATGCCATTACTAGCAATCCAGATTACTAAAGTCATCTGGATCAGGCTCATCAGGCACTTCTTCGGGTTTGACAAGCGAGTCTTGACTGGGGGTTGCGAGGCGATTTAGTGCCTCAACTGCGCGGAAATGCCTGTTGTAATCGCTCCAACAGCCGCTTGGATTAGAGAGCTTGTTTACGAGTATTGCTGATAATATTTCCCTGGGTATGTCTGCCATATTTATTAGTTCACCCATTTAGTATCCAAGTCCTTGTTGAGTGAAAGTCCGAGTATGCCATTCTCGGTAGGCCGATTCTCTAGATACATAGCGATATCAGGAATCGTCTCTCTAGTATCGCGAACTGTAAAGCGGGTTGAGACCAACAATGGTGTGTTACGAACCAAACTGGACTGCTTGTTCATTAGCATCCGCCATCTTTGCGGAAAATGAAAGGTTCTCGCGAGAGAACAGTGCGCTATATGCTTGGACGATTCAAGTGTGGCGTCTTCCTGTCTGTACATTCAGACTAGCCCCGTAAGAACTTCTGGCAACTCTTCATTCTTACGGTAAAGCGAAAAGAAGCGGTGACTGGCTGAAAGCTGGGCAAAACCGACTAGAAAAAATCAGGCCCAGCACCTTGCTTCTTTTGAACAAGGGGGATTCTTCAGCCATTCCGCGCTCTCTTTTTAGGTTTGTGCGATTGGCTGAAGAGTTGTCCCCTGCTAAGAGATTTAGTTCTTTGGGTAGTTTGAAAACAAAAAACTGGATGGATTTGCTCTGAACTGGATCGCGGAGCGAGACAGTTGCGGAACGAAGTGACGCTTACTCCATTTGCTATTAGAACAACGGAACAAATGAATAAGCGATGTCAAAGACGTTTGACATCTACCAGCCTGAAGCAAATGCTCCGACAATGGGAGGATCTATCTGTATATAATCAAGAGGAATATTCGAACAGTTCGATGAAATATAGACTTGGAGGATACCTACATGGCAGAAGAACAGTTTGACAAGCAATACGGAATCGATAGACGAACAAAAGTTCGGGGACCAGGAAGCAATTCCCCTGATGCGATTGATTGGGATGCTCTTATTATCGCAGGTCTAGGACAAGCGAATAGGACAAATCAACCGGAGCAAACAATTCTCGGTCTAGCAAATCGACAACAGACTAATACCAAACAACCACCGACTCAATAACCACATACAATAGGCTTGTGGTCTCGTATCTCTGTCAGGTGAACATTCGTTCGTCTACGATATGAGGACACTATGAGTCAAGAAATCGAACAGCTTGTCGAAACTCTTCAAACTGCCTGTGACGAATATTATCTCCACGGCAGGTCATTTTTGTCTGATGTCGAGTATGACAGACTTGTCGAGAGATTGGAAGAATTAGATCGCGAACATCCGTTTCTTTTGTCTGTTGGAACAGCTACGCCTACAGATTCAGCGCTGACAAAAGTTCAGCATGAAATACCGATGGGTTCTCTCAAGAAGATTACCCACGACGAAGGACCGAAAGCATTCGCCACCTGGCTCAAGAGTATCGAGCATGTTGCAGGTCAAAATCCTCAACTGTCTGTTCAGCACAAGCTTGATGGCTCAAGCATCGCTCTGACATACAAGGATGGTCGCCTTGTTCGCGCTACTACTCGTGGCGATGGTACGGAAGGCGAAGATGTCACACACAACATTGTCAAGGCACGACAAGTTCCTTTGACTATCTCTCAAAAAGGCACGGTGCATGTGCGCGGAGAAATCATTCTCCCGCTTGTCATCTGGCAGAAACATCTGTCTGAAGAAACAGCCAATCCTCGTAACGCTGGCGCTGGTCTCGTTCGTCGAACAGATGGACGAAACGCTAGCTTGTTGCATTTTTTTGCCTTTGACCTTGTTATTGAAGACAGCGTGCCAATTAGTTCTGTGCAACAGCAAATCGCAAGTTTGGAGGCTCTTGGGTTTAGAGCCGTTGAGACTCATGTTTTGAATCCTGATGCGGTCCAGCCCTTCGTAGAGAAGGTAAATCAGGACCGACCGAACCTTGAGTATGAAATCGATGGACTGGTGGTCAAGGTTGACAGTATTGACCACCAGAATAATCTCGGAGAAAACAAAGGATTCCCTTATTGGGCTCGCGCATGGAAACTGCCTGCTATGGGTGGTCACACTGTTCTTGAGGATGTAACTTGGAACTTGCGGACTCGTGGCATGCTGGCTCCTACTGCCCATGTTAAACCTGTTGCTGTTGGTGGCGTGACTATTACCAACGTGACTCTTCATAATGTTGCAGAAATCGAACGTCTTGGTGTTAAGATCGGCGATACCGTTGAGGTCATCCGCGCAGGCGATGTTATTCCCAAGATTGTTCGCGTTGTCAAGAAAGCCGACAACCGTCGAGATTTTGTTCCAGCAGAGTTCAATGGCAATAGGACTTTCCGAAAAGGTCCCATTCTTTATATGGAGAACTGGGAAGGTACGGATGACATCAAAAAGCACCGCGTTCGTAAGTGGATTCAGAAGCGCAACATTCTGAACATTGGCGACTCGGTTCTTGACTCATTGTGGGAAGCTAATGTTGTTCGCAGTATTTTTGACCTTTATTTTTTGACCATCGATAAATTTAAACAAGCAGGGGTTGGAGAGGGCATTGCTCGTCGTATTCTGCCCGAGATTGATAAGTCTCGGAAGTGTTCGATGGTTGATCTTGTCGGCTCCTTGAGTATTGACCTGCTTGGTCGTCGTCAGGCTGAGATTATCTGGCGAGAGCTTGATGTCTCTACCTACGACGATTGGCGGTCGTTGACTCTTGCCCGTCTTTCTGCCGCGCCAGGTTTCGGAGAAACAAAAGCCGGTCGTATCGCAGTAGGCCTCATCAACCACTTCGATGAAATCAAGGCGCTTCACGACATCTTCGATATCGATACGACACGGGCACCTAAGCAGCCGAGGGGCAAATCTTCAGGTAAGCTTGGTGGGAAATCGTTCTGTTTTACGGGTAAGATGTCTCGCCCGCGCGCAGAGCTTGAGTCAAAGGTCTCTGCCAGTGGCGGAGCCGTTGCGAGCGTGAGCAAAGGTCTCGACTACCTCGTTATTGCTGACCCCTTGAGCGAGTCTAGCAAGGCTGTCAAAGCTCGCAAGCTTGGCGTCAAATTGATCTCCGAAGATGAGTTTATGAGCATGGTGTAGCTCAGTAAAACAAAAGGATAGAGGCTGAAGGCCTTTTATAGTGTGTGCGGATGAAAAAAGAAATCAGAAACGTTTGTGATCTCAAAGAGCGAATGAAAGATGGTGGATATTATCATAGCGAGAGCTTTGATGTATGGTACCGTACTCCTGTGCCAGATTTCGATTATGCTACTCCCAAAGAAATGATGGATAACACTGACTATAAGCAATTGAGTAAGTTGATGAATTGGATTGAAGCAGGCAATCTCAGCATAAAAGCAAGTCTCAACCATTGAGCCCCCGCTCTTCACTTGAACTGTAGGGACGAAAGTTTTTTCTGTTTCCATGAAGGTGAAGTAAAGGCTCAGTATAGTCTACTTGACGAAAGGAAGAATATATTGCAAGAAGGAGTTAGCCTATGTGGTGACGTATTCAAAATTAATGATTTAATGCTATTGTCAGATGATCTTACAGTACGCCTCCTGTGAAGGAAAAACCAAAGCGCAGCTTTTACTCGTAGATAAAAAATAAGAAGAGTATCTGCCCCGGCAAACATTGATAGCCTAGCCGTGCAACTCGGCCAAGCAGGCAGCGTGATCTGGAATCAAAACTGTATACTATAACGGCCCTATTCGTGGGGCCGTTATATTTTTAGGCTATGTTAAGTAGAAGATATTTTCGTCACAAGACAAAAAATCTGCCTTCTTTTCGAGCTTCTTTTCGAGAATAGCAGGATTAGATTGAATAGCCTTTTTCACTCTTGTTTTTATGCTCCCAGTCCTTGGTGAAATAGTTGTAAACAGAGTCGCATACAGTCGATACTGTAGTAGATATTGGAGGAATCATATGGATTTTATATCTGAAGAAAAGGCAGAGATGTGTGCCGTGTCAGGACTTATTGAGTTTTCCAGAGTCTATGAAGAGCGATTTGTTATTGGCGAAGTAGATGAGACAGAAGCCTGTGATTACCGTGCTAAACTCGTTGAGGGGTTACTCTGGGTTATTTATAAAGAGCGTCGTGGAGAAGTACCGATTTCAACTCCTGATGCCACAATGTCTAACCGGGAACTTATTGATTTTATTCATGACGAGGCCCTTTCTTACTATAATCAAGAGAATCCACTTTATTTATCTGAATCTTGGGACGGGAAATATAATATAGCCGAAGACGACATTTTCTAAACAATAGCAAGGAACTCCTATCAAAATCTTGGTAAAAGAAACAATAGGAGTATTCGTATGACTTGGTATCGCGAAATCAAAGCACAGTTAGCAAATGAGTCAATGGAACCTCAGATTGAGGCTCTAGACGATAGAACTGAGCGTTATCGCGGTGTTATGGTCTACGAAGTTAATGTTCCTGTAAATCCCGACCAGAACCTAGAACAAGAGACCGCAAATGAAGCAGCACGAGAGCTTTACCAGAGAATATGGAGACTCGTTGGTGATAACGTTCCTAACTACGATATGCCAAACAAAGCTCCTATTGGTCGATTCTAAGGCTCAACAATAATCAGCGCTTCAAAGGCTCGGTCGATTACTTCATTCTTTTTTGACAGCTTGCTGGCAATCTTGCGAACGCTCTGAGATGAAAATTCATGAGTCGATGCCCTATATGCTTGCTTAGGACTCCGGTTTATAGGGACTCTCGCGACAACTTTGTTTGCCATATTCATTGCTCTTACAATCTCCATGAACGGGCAATAGCTATATTCAAGGTAATCAAAGAAAAAGACAATATTGAACCGATTATCCTGTGGAATATTTTTCATCGAGCCGTAAATAAACTTGTCGTTTCCGTTTTCGCGAAATTGTTTGTGAGTCGTTAAACCCGTATAGTCGTAAATTTCCAGGTAGTCACCAAGGCTCCCATCTATGGCATCTGCTTCGAGTATGCGATTTCCTTTATTGGCATATTGCTTAATCGTTACGCTCCGTTCTCTGTTTTCGTTCTTGCGTCTTTCAAAAAATGATTGCGTGGGTGAGTTCTGGACAAACTCACGGTTTACTTTTTCCATTCGCATAAGATACCGCCGCCGTTGCTCAATTATCTTTATTTCATCGAATCCATTGAATACGTGATGACATCTTTGACATTGCAGATACAGGTAAAAGTGTATCCTAAGGTCTTTTGTATTTTTGCTTTTACAAATGGGACACTGATTAGTCACAACGTATATATCGACTAAGAGAGCTTTACGGCATTGCAAAAAATCTCTTCTGAGGAAGCTGAGGCCATGTACCAGCCAAGAGGACCAGAAGCGACGCAACTGCGAATTTCTTCAGTGTATTGGTCTAGCCAATTTTGTCTTTTAGTGGTCGAGGCTTTGTATAGATTTTTGCGTTCGAGATTGAGCTTTTTAGAGACTTTTTCTTCAGCGTCTTTTCTCAGTTCCTTAAACTCTTCAACCGAGTCTGTAACTGGTCCCCAGTGAAGAAGTTTATCATCCTTAGAGAGAGCCCAATAGTCTACTCTGAATCCTGCACTTTTGATGAATCGCTTCGTGAACGCAACAGCGAGAGGATTGAAGCCTTCTTCTTCGAGTTCACTTGACTTAATAGAGAAAGGTCCAGTTGGTCCTTTCTCTATTGCCAGAAGGTCGCCCGAGTCAAAATCACAAGTTACTAATATGTCGATATCTTTGATGGAAAAAGTTTTGTTTGTAATGTTTTCAGCCAACGAGCCCCAAGCAAATACGCCATTGATGCCATTGAACATAGAAATTTCTGCGGCTGCTTTTTCTACGCTTGGCAGCACGCTTTCAACTGTTGGCAGGGCTCTTTGGTACCATCTCATACTTGATATTTCCCAAAAGATAAAAAAGATACCTTCTTTCACACGTTTTACAGGATAAATAAAAACTGCAAGTGCTAACTAAGTTTTGTAGTCTATCGACAACACATGGAGTAATTATGACAGCAAAGAAGATCAGGCCCGATTCATTCCAGCCTACGATTGATATAATCGCCAAGCGACGACCCGTTATTGACGAACTTATTGAAATTATCAAGCAGGAAATACAGATATTAAAGAGTCACCCACTTTTTCCTCCACCACAACAACTCGTCAACTGGGTTGATGAACACATTCGAGACCATCTCATTGTTCGACGACGATTCGAGTTGTTTACAAAAAAAATAGAAGGAAAAGACCCTCACAAGTTGACAGAGGGCGAATACAGTAAAATCGATGATGAGTTTATAGAAATTATGAGCATGTGCGCTCGTATCACAGACAGATGGAACACAATTAGCGAAGAACTCAATGCCTGGAGAGAAGATTTGGGCCGAATGATAGATATGTTTGTGGATAACTCTATGGAAGATGATAAAGATGCAGCTTACAAGGATTTTCTAACAACCTACAAGAGTGACGGGTTTGATTTTGGCGACGAAGATTGGCGACATTGTGAGAGCGAAGATGAAGAATGGAGTGAAGAGTTTGGTACGGATGATTTCTATGTCGATGAGGACGAAGACGAAGATTACGGTTCTGAGTGAGGTATAATAGATGAAGCAATATCACGATTTACTGCAACACGTATTAGATAAAGGAGCGGTCAAGACAGATAGAACAGGCACAGGCACTTTGGCTGTTTTTGGCTACCAAATGCGATTCGATCTAGCTGAAGGCTTTCCATTACTCACTACAAAAAAGCTTCACACAAGAAGCATTTTTCACGAGTTACTTTGGTTTTTAAAAGGCGACACCAATGTCAAATACTTACAGGATAATAGTGTAAGCATCTGGGATGAATGGTGCGACGAGAACGGTAACCTGGGCCCTGTATATGGTCATCAATGGAGGAATTTCGGCGGTGAAGGCGGAACCGATCAAATCGCAGAAGTTATTCATTCTATCAAGACAAATCCTGATTCACGACGACACTTAGTTACAGCATGGAACCCAAATGATGTATCCAAAATGGCCCTTCCTCCATGTCATTGCCTGTATCAGTTCTTTGTGGCAGACGGTAAGCTTTCTTGTCAGCTTTACCAGCGAAGTTGTGATGTCTTTCTTGGGGTTCCCTTTAATATAGCATCATATTCTTTGCTAACGCATATGATTGCTCAGATATGCAATCTTGAGGTTGGTGACTTCATTTGGACAGGTGGCGATGTTCATATATATCTAAATCATCTTGAACAAGCTAGGTTGCAACTTACCCGTAAACCTAAACCGTTGCCAAAGATACGACTTAATCCAGATGTTGAGTTTATCGATCGATTCACGATTGATAATATAGAGGTCATTGATTATGATCCGTATCCCTCTATCAAAGCTCCTATTGCTATATGATTGAAATAATCGTTGCTGTTTCTGAAAATGGAGTGATTGGTAAAGAAGATTCTTTGCCATGGAGACAGCGTGCGGATATGCAGCGATTCAAAAATACAACAATGGGCCATCCTGTCATTATGGGTAGAAAAACCTACGAATCATTACCTTCTGATTTAGATGGTAGATATCAAATTATTCTTACACGGGATACTGAATATTTTGTTAATGGAGAATCTACTGTAGCGCATAGCCCGCAAGAATCTCTTGATATTGCTTTAAATATAGATAATACTGTTTTTATTATTGGAGGAGAAGAGATTTATAATCTTTTTCTCGAAAAAGCGGATACCATACATCTAACTAGGATATATGCCGATATAGAAGGGGATGCTTATTTTGATGTACCCGAAGGCTGGATACTGGTGGAGGACAATGAGTATCTCCCTGACAATAAGAATCAGTATGGCTACAGTTTCCAGATTTACCGAAGAGCTTGAAGGAGCAAATATGTTTATCCTAGCAGACCTTGAGGCTACATGCTGGGAAAATCGCAATATGCCAGACTATAACGAAGTCATCGAGATCGGCTTTATTGTTTGTAATATCAAGGGTGATATTCTTGCATCATATGAATCTTTTGTTCGACCAGTTATTAACCCGAAACTATCTAAGTTTTGCAAGCAGTTAACTGGTATAAAACAAAAAGATGTCGAATCAGCGAGGCTACTTAAGGATGTGGTTACTGGTATAACCGTATGGTTTGAGGAGGACTTTGCGATGGATTTACGAAAGGTAACTTGGGCCTCATGGGGAGACTGGGACCCGCTTTGCCTTTTAGGGGATTGCGGACGACATAAGATAGAGAGCCCATTCGGAAAACATCTCAATCTACAACAGTTATACGCGGAACTACGCGGCATTACAACGAATCTCAAAGATGCTGTCGAACGCGAAGGCGGAAAATGGATTGGCCCGAGGCATAGAGCATTGTCTGATGCGACAAACTCAATGACGGTTGCGAAAATTCTTGTATGACTGGACCAAATACCTCAACAGTTAGAAACTTCGTTGTTGATATTGATCGACGGCCTGTTCAGGTTATCAATGCTTTTGGCGGTAATTGGGGTCAAAACTGTTATCCCGATGAAGATTTTTATGGACAACCATGCTGGTTTCGTGGCCCCGATGCTATACAGAATTTAATTGACAGAATAGAGGATTTATATGAATCAGGATGGCGAAGAATATGGGTCAATAGACCGATGGGTTCGCCTGAGGGTAATTATCTTGTTCCTAGCATGTGTTGGGAAACAATTACAGAAGAAAAACAAGAAGGCGTTCAAACAATCTTGAAAGACTATCTTGCATCGAGGCCATTATTGAATTTTGGTATCTATATAGGCTATAGACTTACGGCAAATTGTTCTGAATGGCTTATGGTTGATACGAGATTGCCAAATTATACAAATAGAGAAGATATACAACAGTTTCATTGCAACTTAAATGAATGGATAAAAGCAGGCGTTAAAGAGATTCATTTTGATGCATCCGCTGCAACTGTCAACAGAGACAGTTATCCAGCTTTGGTTAGACTTCTTTGGAGTCAGGGCGTGCTTTCTGCGGGCGAGTCTTTTCCAAAGATTAATGTTACATTGACTGATGGCCAAGAAGGACGATTGCCTGATCCTGAATATACAGAGTTAGTTCCTTGGTTATTTTTAGAACAACACTTCAATCAGGGCGGACCTAATGAGAGATCGTGGCCTTATTGGGAAGTTGATCCTGAAAAAACTATGATGCATGTTTGTTTTCAAGGCAAAGCTAATCAAATAACAAACCAAGATTCACCTCAAGCAAGGGCTCATATTGACGATTGGATTGCAAGAGGGTTTATACCATGTAGCTGGAACTCAGATTCTTGGTTCAATGATTATATCCTAGCAACTTATACAGCAAGCCTTACTTCTACTCAGGGTCCGTCATTTGGTAGAGGCAGATTCATCGCAGGCGACGCAATCATTGAATCTGATGGTTCGATAAATAGAGATTCCGCAGGAATCTCTTCCGGTAGCTCTACTGGTGGATTAGCCGGAAATAATAGTAGCAATATATCTCTAAAGACTGGTTTTGGACAAACCCAAAGTGGCGAACAACAAACTCAAAGTCCCTGAAGCGTTTGAACATGATTCTTTGAGCGATTACCTACTTGTCCATACCATCTTGAGTCAACGAGTTCTTTTGCAGCCTCTCGGTAGTCTTTCTTTTCAATGGCTGCGAGGAATTTCGGGAAGCGACTTAGGCGGTCTAGTCCCAAGTTATAGGCCATGTCGGTTAAGATGAGTTGAACGGCGGCAGGTTGCTCGCCAAAAGAACGGAATAATTGTTGAGCATCTCTATTCGCTGTGCGAATATCTTCACGGAAAAGACTAATGGCATCTTTTGCAGAGAGAGGTTGTTCGCCATTGTAAACAGCATTGAAGTCATAACCGAGATTTTCTATTCTACTCTTAGCATTCGGGTTGCCGAGAAAAAATCCATATCCAATAGACTTGCTGTCAGCATCAATATATGCGAATAGGCTAGGCTTGCCATTATATGTTTCCCATTGAGCGGTAAACTGTTCTTGGGGAGTTAGCGAAGATGCTTGTTCTATGAATTCATCGGTATTTGCAGTAGATTGAACTTCTTGATTGACTTGTTGGATTAGCTCAGGCGGAGATTGCTGAATAATGATCTGGGAACCACCGGGTTGAACAGATTCGATTTGATCGATTATAGATTGCGCCCTGCCTTCGTCTCCGCTTATTTGTTGAGTGGCTTCTTGAGGAGTCACACCTTGAACTCTGACAAGAATGATAATAGCAGCAGGCACTGTTCCTAAAGCAGCACCGAGCCCGAACCCTTTGGCCCACTCAGCCGCACGATTAGCTGTGCGATAAGTATCTTGTTGTTTTTGATATTGATACCAGGACATAATGTAGTTTTTCGGCTTTCTGGGGTAGTTTCCTTTGAGAGTTTAGTATCGAGTGATTTTTGTAGATAGAAAAGGAGAAAATGACGATGAGTAAAAGTGTTACTTTGTATGAGGTGGAGAGAATGAATACAGATAGCGAACTAAAAATTCAGGCAATGGAAAACGCTGTTGAGATTATTGACAGCATTGTTAAGGCGTCCCACGACCCCGAGGCCATGATTGCAGGCGAAACCCGTAAGGTTTATGAGGAACTAAAGATGTGGGAATGGCTTGAAAAATACCCTATTGAAGATGAGAAAAATCGTTGGCTTTACGTTACTATGATAGCCCAAACTCAGTACCGTCATTTGAGATGGAAAAAGGATCATCCTGTTAAAAATAACAAACCAAAGAGTAAATGGGAGAAAGTGGTAGGCAGAGCGACTCACTGAATAGCGTCAGCTTTTTTGGAGACCTCGGAATACGGGGTTATAGGGTATCTTATCTTCTTGTTTATCACACTATTCCTCATGATTTCGTATTCTCAACTGATTGTTTTCTTTTATCAATTCATCGCATCCGTGACATAGAAGGTTATGAGTCTATCTGTGATTATTTAGAAAGTTTCCAGTATTTATGGGATTTGGCGTCGTTCCAATTTTAGCAGTTTTGGCCGCGTTTGGTATTGCTGTCCTTCTTTTTGAAAAAGGCGAGGATTGGCCTGTAAAGGGAATACGTTCGCGCCTTGAGTCCTTTTTGGGGCTGCTTCATCCAAAAGCAAGAGAAATGTTTGATTGTCCAGTTTGTACGTCTTTTTGGGCTGCTCTGGTTGTTGATTTATTGATACTTTTCTTGCAAGAAGGAATTTACTTCTTTTGGCCTGTAAGTGGATTTGCGGCCTGTGCCTTTACTTGGATAGTTTATCTTTTTCTAGAGGCTATTGGTGGCAGCAAGGAAGAGGATACAAATGGCTCTCAAGATGATATCTCTATGGACCGGAAAGACAACAGTTAGAAACTATACCTTAGTTCTCGCAGCTATTGGTTTATCTGCTTATATTTTACATATACCCGGATGCTCTTGGAATAAACGCGACGTCCAAGTTGATGAATTGCCAGATACTACTGATGAATCTAAAAAGATTAGTGAAATCAGTAGTGATGTTGGAAAAGTCGGCGAACGGCTTGAAGGTCGTGCTGGTAATATAGAAACTAATACTAATGACGCGAGAGGGATTCTTGATGTGGAGCATCCAGGTTCCCGAAATTCAGTTGAGCCTCAACTAGAAGCGATCGATACCGAGGCGAAGGGGCTGCGTAATGACAGCGCAGAACTTAAGGTAGCTCAAGATCGGTTGACTGATGTTGAAAGTCAGCTTGTACTTGAGCAAGAACGAATCAATAGTTTGACCGGCGAGTTCGCAAGCGCTAATTCTAAGATTCAAAATCTAGAAGATGAAAATCGTGAACTTAAAGAAAAAGCCAATCGACTCTTTAAAGAGAAGATGGCCTGGATTGGTGTTATCTCTGTTTTTGGTATCGGTGTCTCGGTTATGTTGATATTTTTTACGCGAAGCAGTGTCGCCACTATGGTTGCCCTCGGTTTTGCAGCAACTCTGGGAATTTCGATTGCGGTTTCGCTTTATATGCAATACATCGCCTGGGTGACGATCGCTGTTGTAGCAGTTACAGCAGTTGGAGTGATAGGCTATCTTGTTTATAGGCAAATAACCGAAAACAAGACAGTGGATGAACTTGTGAGAACAGGAGAAGTGACAAAAGATTACCTTACACAAGAAGCTCGTGATCATATTTTCGGTCGCGGAGCCGAGCCAGGCGTTGCAGATAATATTCAATCGAAGGGGACAAAAAGACTGGTGCAAGAAATTAGATATTATAATACAACGCCTAAGCGTGGCTTCCAGCTTGCTTCTTCAACTGGAAATGGTGTAAGGGTTGACCGTCAGCTAATCGACGGACAGTCATTCACGGTTACCGAAGACGAGCGTAGTCTAGTTTACTAAAAGGCTTCAACTTTTTATCTAAAAACACACTGGAAAACATTGGTGGGGCGATATGTACATTGCGATAGGAGCATTATGACGACGGACATAAACGACAAAGATGAGAAGATCGTAGAACTCTGGGATGACTTCGATGTAGAAAAGGTCAAAAAAGACAAAGAGGCCAAGTCTTACCTAGATGCAAGGAATCGTCTCATAGAAATTTACTATCCAATGGTTTGCCAAATAGCTAAGCGAATGTCTTACAAGCTAAAGGACGTAACTGAGGATGAGTTATCTTCATTTGGCGTAGACGGCCTTATAGATGCGGTTGAGGGTTTTGATCGTACTATGGACGTCAAGTTTAAGACCTATGCTATGTATCGAATCCGCGGCGCTATTTTAGATAACATACGCAAGGTTGATTGGGTTCCTCGTTTGGTTCGCAAACGACATTCTGACCTAGAACAAATGCGTCGCAAGTTCGAATCTGAGTATGGCCGATCGTTGACGGATGGCGAAATGGCTGAGAGAATGGGCTTGACATTAGGTGAGTATGAGGATATCCTACGCCGCTCTACTCCGATAGCCCTTATTTCGATGGACTCTCGAAGCCGGGGCGAGCAGGGTCATGAGACAGAAACAATTTCCAACATCGCGACGGCGGAGGAAAAAGAGCCATTGGGCAATATGCTCAGGGACGAAATGTATAAAAAGCTACTCGGCAAAAACTTTACGCCGTTGGAAAGAAAGATAATCCTCATGCACTACTACGAGGGCTTAACGATGAAAGACATAGCCGATTCAGTCGATTTTTCGGAATCCAGAATCAGTCAGCTACACGGAGACATTATACGCAGATTGAAGAAGAAAATCGATCGTAATCCACAGTATGCAGAAGACCTGCAAAGAATGCTAAAAGTATAAAGGTACGTCATGTTGAAAGCAATGGTTGGAGACATTACAAAGGTGAAAAATGTGGATGTTATCGTTAACGCCGCAAATGGTATCGGTGTAATGGGCGCTGGCGTTGCTGGGGCAATCTCGCGGTCTGGTGGTGAAAAGTGGTCAAATCAAGTGAGGGATTACGCGCGAGATAATGGCCCCTTCGAAGAGGGTTCTTGCTATTCAAACGATGATGCAGGACTTCTCAAGCGTCGAGGAATCAAGAAGGTTTACCATGCGGTTACAATGAAATACCCAGGTGGACCGACCAATATTGAGATTGTTCTTGAAGCGGTTCGCTCGACAATTTCAAAGGCACAACAGGAAGGCTATACAAGTATTGTTTTCCCTGGCTTGGGCACAGGGATTGGAGGATTGGACAAGACTCAAGTCGCTCAGCGGATGGCAACAGAACTACTTCCCTACCAGAAAAGAATGAATATTGCCATCGTTGATATGAGTCAGGAGTTCGTCAGCGCATTTAGCAAGTCCATAGGACAGGAATCAAAAGGATCAAGAAATGAGACAGGAGACCCACTTAAGTAGACCAACGCTCGTGTTGAACGCGGCATGGAATCCAATCACCATCGCCTCGGTTCGTCATGCAATCTGCAAGGTCACATCGGGTCTCGCGAAGTTTCTTGATACCGAAAGCTACGTCACCTACGACTTTTGGGAGTGGGCGGAGCTTGACGTTCCTGAAGGGCAGACCGGCATCTCCATGGCGAGAGGCAGGCACTTACGTCTTCCTGAGGTCATCGTCTTGGAGAAGTTTGACAAATTCCCGCAGAGGTCTGTCAAGTTGACCCGTAGAAATCTGCTGATCCGAGACGGTTTTCGTTGTCAGTACACGGGTAAGAGAGTATCTGGTAGGGATGCAACTCTTGACCACGTTGTTCCGACATCGAAGGGCGGCACGCACACTTGGGACAATCTTGTGATTGCGTCGCTATCTGCTAACTCAAAGAAAGCCGATAAGACTCTAGAGCAAGCTGGAATGAAGCTCTTGAAGAAGCCCGTGGAACCGAAGTGGAGTCCCGTCTACTCAAAGTTCTCTCGTGTTTCGTTGAAGGGTTCGCACCCTGATTCATGGACTAAGTTTCTGCCGCAGGAGAGACTCTGGCACCCCGAAGACTACTGGGATGTCGAACTCAGTAGGTAATTATGGGCATTCGAAGACACCTGAGATACTCGGAAGTAAGAACCCGTAACTCTATTAAGGGCTGGGGAGATCAGCTCAAAGACATTCCTGCGTTTGTCTTGGGAAACTCTCCGGCTCTTAATGATGAAGACCTGTCTTCGCTTGAACCATTTGTTACTATTGGACTGAACAGGGCCTTCTATAAAATAGACCCAACGATATTGTTATGGCAAGATATTGAGCTTTGGTTTACTGAGCGTAAGAAGATATTACGACTCAACGCGATCAAGGTATGTAGAGATACAGCCGACCCGCAGAATCGTTTCTTTCATTACAGGCTAAGGCCTGGCAATTTTAGATTGCCAGAGTCTCCTCACAACCTTCATGGTTTTGGAACAACCGGACCCATAGGCGTTCAGCTTGCCTATGCGCTCGGTTGTAATCCAATTGTTATTTTAGGTATGGATTGCGTATGTAGAGGTCACTCAACTGACTTCTATGGACGGAACAGGCACCATAAGCCACATACGTTAACAAACTGTCGGAAGGGTCTAAAATGGATAAAGAAAGAAGTTGCTTCTAAACGGGAGATTATCAACTGCTCAGCCGATAATGAATATTTCAAGTATACGCCGCTCGAAGAAGTTATTGCTCGGTTTACTCCGAAGTATTCACAGAATCGAGGCGTTTGGGCAAGTAAACTCGTATGATGCGTAATTGTCAAAAGTTCCCCGTCGAGAAATGGGTTGACCTATTGAGGGGTGAGCCCGTTTTTATATTAGGCAATTCGCCTTCAATACTTAAGCATGACTTGAACCTAATATCAAACTATTTCACTATTGGTATTAACCGCATTTATTTACTTATGGAGCCCACTGTTTTGTTCTGGCAAGATGTGGGACTATATGAGGACGGCGGAGATAGGCTTGTGGCGGAATGCAACTCGATTAAGCTTTGCAGAGTTCAGTGCGATAAAATTAGACAGTACAACAACTTTGAAGTAACATCAGGTAAATATAAATTTACAGGTCGAACAAATAAGTATCAGGGCTCAGGTTGCTCGGCGGTGATCGCGTGTCAGTTAGCTCACGCTATGGGTGCTTCTCATATTGTTCTTCTGGGATGTGATGGAAAATATGCTCAAGATGGTCGAACAGACTTTTATGGAAAGAATACTCAGCATCGTAGGCATACGGTTCGCAACTTCGACAAAGGGTATGACTTTCTCAAGCGAGAGTGTCCCGTCCCAATTGTCAACTGTTCAGAGAATGAAAGATGGCCTAAAGTTTCACTCAAAGATGCAATCGAAGCTACAAGGCCAGTAGGACGAGCTACGGGGCAATGGTTCGCTAAACTGTGTTGAAAGTGCAACAAAATCGAGTAAAATACAGGACGTTAAAACTCAAACAGAGACGATTTTTCTGTTGAGGATTATCTCCCTTTTAAGGAGCCATACAAAATGGCCGAAAACAAACAACCAACTCAAGAAGCAGAAATAATACCGCTCTATGAAAATAAACTTGCTGTACTGAAGGATGGCAGGTTTGAACATGCTGCCATTATATGTCACGATAGCCCTGATCCTGACTGCTTCGCCAGCGCATTAGCAATGAAGGCGATCTCTGAATCGTATGGTTTATCAGCAGATATCTACTACGGCGGAGATGTTGGTCACACACAAAATCGAGTAATGGTTAATGTGTTGAACATTGTTACCACGAAGCTCGATGCAGAAGAAGATGAAGAAACGACAAGCACCATTGAGGACATCCTTAATGCAAGCTATTTGATCGTTGTTGATACTGCAAACTTCGGTAAAGAAAATTGCCGCGCTATAAATAAGTTTGTGAAAGACAAAAGACAACCCGATCTTGTAGTCGATCACCATGAGCATAACCCCAATATTGAATGCTCTTATATTCATGAATCAAGGGGTTCATGTTCGACAATCTTTTACCAGATTTTAAAGAGTTACGGTATCACAATCAATAAAACGCTTGCGACAGCCCTTTATCTCGGAATCAATACGGATACCGCAGATTTGAAGGCAGAAGGCACAACCGATGAAGACAGTGACACGTATCAAGATTTGAAGTCTCTTATTGACCTTGAGAAGTTCTTGCAGATTTTGAATTACCCTAAGCCGTTGGCTTTGGTTGACCTGAGAAGAAGAGCATACGCAGACCTTGAAGTGACAGGTAATATCGCAGTTGGAAATGTTGGCGTCATTACGCCTCAACAAAGGTCGCTGATTGGCGAGTTGTGCGAAGAGTTGCTGGAAGTGGAGAGTATTGATACGGCGGTCATTATGGCTGTTGTGGATGAAGGAATGAAGAGCGACAAATGGCTTGTTGCTTCGTTTAGGAGCAGTGTGCTTGCGATCAATACCAAGGATTTCATGACAAGCGTTTTTGGCAAGCGCAACGCGGGCGGAAGAAAAGGCTCGGGTGCGGCACAGATTGCGCTTGATACTATCCATAGAAATGCTCTCGATCAGATTCGTCGTGATCATGGCGACAACGGAAAACTCTCACAATATACAGGTTTTCTGTTCCAGGCATATGCAGCGAAGATTAGAGAAGAAAAAGAAAATGTATGAGCACACGAAGAAGACGATGGCGACGAGTTGATCGAGAATTAGACAGAATCTTAGAATACGGTGCAAATAAAAGAGGAAATATGAACAAAAAAGAACTGTCTAAAGTTAAACTAATAGATTCTACACTTGATCAATATATACTTGCCATGCGGCACGTAGAAGGCGGGTCCGTACAGAGTGAGGCTATACAAGATTTTTTCGGAGATGATAGTTACGAGAATATTTCAGACAATAGTTTTCATCCATATTCTCATTATAAGCTTCAATGGGTACAGTCTCAATACTTCGAAAAACTAAATATGAAACTAGTTAAGGCATGCGACTATGGATGCACAGGCGAGCAATCGCCACAGATGATAGATATCGAGCATGAGCCCAATAACATATTCAAGGGGTACAAGCAAGGTTCTATATTCTACACATCAGAAGACGGTACAAAGAAAATTGTTATTATAATTCACGAAAGCTACAATTCTAGTGGCTTCACTTATAGTCTCTATCACAACATAGACAATGATACTCTTCTAAAAGATTGGATAGATTTAGCTGATAAAAAGAATTTCTATAAAGGCAAGAAGGTAGATGCTTCATGCCGTTTTTTAGAATTAGCTAACCACTCATGGGAAGATGTTATTCTTCCTGATAAAACATTGGACGTTATTAAAAATAACGTGTTAGATCTTTTTAATTATGCTGATACTTTTCGTAAGTTCGGCATATCAATGAAGCGAGGTATTATTCTTCACGGTCCTCCAGGAACAGGCAAAACACAGGTATGTAAAGCAATAGCGAATGAAGCTAATGTTTCCGTTCTTTATGTTTTACCTTCTGATTTTCAGAGCGATCGCGGTGGCGTGCGACGAGTTACTCAGATGGCAAAAGACCTGGCTCCATGCATTCTTATTATAGAAGATATGGATTGGATCGCAAAGAACCGTCATTCGAGTATGATTGCAGGTTTTACGATGGAACTTATGAACCAGCTTGATGGATTGGAGGAGTTCGGAGAAATCGTAACCATTGGAACTACTAATGCTCTTCAAGACCTAGAGAACGCTGTCAAGAATCGACCAGGTCGATTTGACCGAGTAATCGAGATTCCATATCCCAAGCAAGAGCAAAGGGAAGCAATGATAAAGCTTTTTACTAGCAACTTCACCCTTCGCGATGTCAATATAGAAAAGATCGCAAAAACCTTCGATAATCTCTCCGGCGCTCATGTTCAAGATATTTGCCAGACTGCGGCTCATTTCGCCGTCAGAGATGGTAGTATAGAATCGAATGACGAAGAACTTATTATCACAGAAGAACACTTCAAAAAAGCTTGGAAAGAAGTAAAAGATAAAGATTATTCTTCTTACCAAGAAACTCAATCAATAGAAGGTAGAAAGTCCAATTTTGGCTTCCAGTCAAGGTCTTTATCCGATTATCTCGATGACGATGATAGCCGTCTTTAACTCTTACCTATTTTCTAGTAATTTTCTTTGGTGAAGAAGGGAAGGTAAGGTTTTCTGATGGTCGAATAGTTCTCTTACGACTGATAGTAATGAGACAAGATTAATCGGAGGTTTTTGAATGACTATGTCTACTATTAAAGACGCGATACAGCTTACAAGAAAAGATACTATAGACTTTTTCGGTGGTGATGAACTCGCCACCGATGTTTTTCTTAAGAAGTATGCCATAACTCGCACTGACGGAACTCTTGAAGAATACTTGCCGCCTCAAATGTGGGAACGAATGGCACGTGCGGCTTCGTCCGTAGAGAAAGACCAGGACGTTTGGTATCGTAAATTTTATTCAGTGCTAGAAGGCTGGAAGGCTGTTCCTCAGGGCAGCATTATGTTTGCGCTTGGAAATCCATACCAGCGTTCAAGTTGTTCCAACTGCTTTGTGGCAGGAACCGAAGTTCTTACCAAGAATGGTCCTAAAGCGATTGAATCGGTCACTACAGATGATTATGTTCTTACTAAATCAGGTGTTTACCATAGGGTAGAGCAGCTTCATATTAGCGAAATCGAGGACAGAGGGCTTTTTTCTTTTAAAGCATATCGATCTCCCTGGACTTCGTGTACGGGTAATCATTCTTTCTGGTCAATAACTCAAGAGCAAATTAAGTGGGGAGAAGGGCCATCGTGGAATCCTGTGTCTCATTTGAGACCAGGAGATTATATAGCCATACCAAGGCAGTCTGATTTTTCCAAAAACAGAGAAACGATTGATTTACATATGGCTGCAAAGCAAGGCCTAAATTCTTATCAATTTGATTCTGTTAGTTATGATATTGTTGAGCAGGCAGGAAAATTTGGATTAGTGGCAAACTTTTCCGGCAGAAGAAATGAAAAAGAGTATAAGTCATCAAAATCCCTAAACAAAGTCTCAAAAGGTTTTTATCTGGTTGAAGAATCAGCCTATATGCTTGGAGTCTGGTTTGGAGATGGCTGTGTTTTTGGTAGAACAAAAGAAGATCCTGCGCCTATGGGTATATCTTTTACCTTTGGGGCTCATGAAAAAGAAAACTCATACAAAATTAAAGATATCGCTGAAAGATGTTTTGGTCTTGGGGGTAAGATATTAGAAAATAAGAACGATAACACAATCCAGGTTATATTTCACAGCAGAGCACTTGGGCTTTCTTTTGAGCATCTTTTTGGAAGAGGCTACGACGGTAAGCGGTTGCCAACTATTTTATACAAAATGCCTAATGAGATCGTTTTTGCCTTTCTTCGGGGATTAATTGATTCAGACGGAACAATAACCAAAGATGGCGATATACGAATAGTTCTTAATAATAAGCCGCTTATTAAGCAGGTTTATCATTTGCTTAGGTCGCGTAGCTATCTGGTTGGTTATGCCGAAAGTGGCTCTTCTGCACGAATAGATTTACCTCGAAACGATGATATAATTGACAGTCTCTCAAAGAAATATGCGGACGATAGGCTTCTTGTTGCCGCAAACAAAGAGTCAAGATCACTAAACTCTCTAACCATAGATGAGGCAGTATTTGTCCGCATAATGGACAAGAAAAAACTCCAACACGAACAAGGAGAAAAAGTATACAACATAGGAGTTGATTCAGATCATTCATATACTGTCCACGGAATGGTGGCAAAGAATTGCTTTGTAGTGCCTATCCATGAAGACTCGTTGGAGGGCATTTTTAATGCAGCCAAAGAAATGGCGCAGACTTATGCTTATCGCGGTGGCGTAGGCATAGATATATCACCGTTACGACCGGATGGCGCTGTCGTTTCTAATGCGGCAAGAACGTCAACGGGCGCATGGTCGTTCATGGATTTATATAGCTATATAACTAGGCACATTGGTCAGCATGGCCGTCGTGGAGCCTTGATGCTTACCATTAGTGATAGTCATCCTGATTTACTTAAGTTTATAACATCAAAGACAGACCTAACAAAGGTCACAGGCGCTAATATTTCTGTCAAGATTAGCAATGCTTTCATGGAGGCAATTGAAAAAGACTTGACATGGAAGATGGAGTTTTCTACCAGTCACCAAAAGGTTGCGCAGGAAATGTCTGCACGCGAGATTTGGCATACGCTTGTTGAATGCGCTACAAGCACGGCTGAGCCAGGTATTTTATTCTGGGACCATATAATAGATGAGTCGCCTTCTGACTGCTATGCTGATGATGGCTTCCGCACAATTTGTACAAACCCCTCGTTTAGATGGGATACCAGGATTGTTACAGACAGGGGAGTGATGCTTATTAAAGATATAGCTGAAAAAACCCCGGTATGTAGAGTAAGAAATATCCTTGGAGAGTGGCATGATGCTTTTGCTTTCAAATCAGGAGAAAATAAAAGACTATATAAGATTTCGTTTAGCGGAGGAAGGGAAGTTTTCTGTACAGCAGAGCATCAATGGCCAGTTCTGAATACATCTGGCAATCTTATAAATCTTCAAACTGGAAAGATAAAGAAAAAGAAGACAGAGACCCTTTCAAGAGGAGATAAGATATACCTACCTGTATTTGATAAGCCCATTGACAATAACAACTGTATTTTTACTGAGGAAGACGGATTTGTTTTAGGGTGGTACCTGGGAGACGGATATAAGACCTATCATAAGAGGCATAAATCAGACCAGTTTGGTTTTGTGTTTGGGCCAGAAGATCAAGAATACAAGATATCTGAGACTGTGTTGTCATATACTAATAGGCATTCAAATTCAATTTGCAACCTAACACCGGATCATGGTACCTCAACACAAGCTTATTGTACAAGAGACAAGAAGGTTGTAGGTAAACTAAAGGCAATTGGTTGTGATGATAAAGAAAATGGAATTCCAGCATCGGTATGGGGCGGAAATGATAGGTTTATTAAAGGATTTTTAGATGGACTATTTAGCGCAGATGGATATGTTTATGTAAAGCCAAATCTTGCTAATTGCCAAGTCAAACTTGTTACTAAACATGATAAACTGGCAGATGATCTGGTAAGTCTCCTTATGTTTTATGGGATAAGAGCCACGGTTACCAGAAGCGACAAGCCGTCTACTTTTCCAAAAGTTAAATATAATAATTCAGAAAGACTATATCATGATGTGTGTATTTCTGGATATAATGCCTTTTTGTTTGCCAAGACATTTTCTTTAACGAACCTGTCCAAGCAAAAACGATTGGATGAGATTATTCAATCGGACACAAGTTCATATAAAAAAGAAAGAGTATATCAGGTTGTTACTTCTGTTGAATCTACAGAGATATTTGAAGACGTGTACGATATCTCTGTAGACGATGAAACACATACATTCCAAATGGAACAAGGTATATCAGGTAACTGTTCCGAAATCCCACTTCCTGCCTATGATGCCTGTACGCTTCTCTCGATGAACATGACTCGTTATACGCGAAATGATTTCTCCAGAGATGCTTATTTTGATTTTGAGGCGTTTGCTGAGGACGTAGAGGTTGCTTTGCGTTTCTTGGACAATGTGAAGGAAATTGACCTTGATTTGATGCCTCTTGAGCAGCAGAGAGAGGTCGCGGCCAAGGGGCGTCGTGTTGGTATGGGAACCAACGGTCTTGGCGATACGCTTGCTAACCTCGGTATCAAGTATGACAGCGACCGTGCGGTTGAGTGGGTAGATGAGTTCTACGAGTTTTTTGCGAAGACTGTATATAAGGCATCCGCTGAGCTTGCGAAGGAAAAGGGAGCATTCCCTGTTTTTGATGCAGAGAAAGAGAAAGACAACCCATTCCTTAAGCGGATTGGTTTTGCCGGTGTTCCTCGTCGCAACATCGCTGCTTTGACTTGTGCGCCTACGGGCTCTCTTTCATGCCTTTGCCAAACCTCATCCGGCGTTGAGCCTGTCTTCCGTAATTTCTATAGGCGTCGTCGTAAGATTACTCATAACGAAGCTACGGATATACCGCAGGACCATTTGCACAAGGATGGTATTGGCGATATTTGGCAAGAATATGATGTTGCTCATCGCAATGTTGAACGATTCTTGGATCGCCGTCACATTTCGCTGAAGAACAAGAAGGCTGAAGATATTAAGCTCCCCAGCTATTTTGTGGAATCGGATACAATTGATTGGACGATGCGAGTTAAGATTCAGGCTGCGATGCAAAAATGGATTGACCACGCTATTTCATCAACGTGCAACCTTCCGAAGGGAACGACTGTTGAGACAGTCAAGAAGGTTTATGAAGAGGCGTTTAAGTCTGGATGTAAGGGCTTTACTGTTTATGTAGATGGCTGTCGCGATGGTGTTCTTATTACGAAGGAAGATGCCAAGTCAACTTCGATATCCAAGACCGATGCTCCTAAGCGACCCAAGGAACTGGATGCAGATGTTTACCATATTACAGTCAAGGGACAACAATATTTTATTATGGTCGGTCTTCTTGACGGAGAACCATATGAATGCTTTGCTGGCAAGAATGGTTTTATAGATAACAAAAAGAAACATTGTAAGATTAAAAAGGTCAAGAGAGGTTGCTATCAAGCTATTTTCGACGATGGCGAAGTCATTGAAAATATCGCAGACTACATTGAAGATGACGAGGCGGCAATCACAAGACTTATTTCTCTTTCGCTTCGTCATGGAGCAGATATCAAACACTGCGTTGATTCGCTTGAGCGAGTTCCCGGAGATATGCATAATTTTGCAAGGTCGCTTTCTCGTGCTATCAAGAAATATATTCCTGATGGCACGGAAGTCACAGGTCGAACCTGCGATACTTGTAATGGAGATAATCTTATAAGAGAAGAGGGCTGCATCAGGTGCGCTGATTGTGGATGGGCTGGCTGCGGATAATCTCTCGACACCTTTTCATACGTTTGACCCCTGAGAGTGCTATGCTCTTGGGGGTCTTTCTTTTTGCCGATAATTTGTTAAAGGAGGAAATATGTACAAGATAAAAGTCAAAAAACTAGATGAAGCAGCGATAGTCCCTGAATCAGCAAACGAAACAGACGCAGGATATGACCTAATTGCCATTGACGACGGCACGTTCAAGGAAGATGAGCAGGGCAATATTCTCTATATTCAGTACCGCACGGGGATAGCCATTGCGCCACCATCTGGATACCACACTGAGATATTCCCCCGCTCAAGCATCAGCAAGACCCATCTTATGCTTGCGAACAGTATAGGGCTTGTTGATGAATCTTACCGTGGCGAAATTCTTATAAGATTTAAGGTTATACCATCTGGAATGAAAGTATCTTCGATTATGAAGTACAACGCAGGAGATAGAATAGCTCAATTGGTTATTCGTAAAACAGAGAAAGCGACTTTTGAGCTTGTGGAAGAACTAAATAAAACCGACAGAGGAGAAGGTGGTTTTGGATCAACGGGTGAATAGATGTAGGTAAGTTTGTTTATTTTTACTTCATCTAAGGTTCCAATATGGGTATAGTAACTTATTGTAATGGATATAGCAGTGGCTCTCATAAAAAAGTCGAGGTCACTTGTGATTTTCAGGCTTCTTGTAAATGTAAGAAAAAATGGAGTGTCGAATACAGGCTAGCTCATAGAACAATGAATAATAATGGCGGCAAAATAATATGCCTATTTTGCTCTAGAAGTATAAAAAATTCAGGTCGAAACAATCCTAATTGTATATATTCTATGATAGATGATAATATGTTTGAATCAGTATTGTCTGAAGAAAAAGCATATTTATTAGGATGGATAGCAAGTGATGGGACCATAACAGATAATTGGATATCTATAGAACGAAGCAGAGAACCTCTACCCTCGTGGTAGAGGGTGAACGCGACCAATAGTAAAATATTTCAATCTTACTAAAGGATTATCTACAGAAATGCCGAAGATATATGTAGAATGACACTCAAAGCTTTCAAATACAGATTGTACCCGACACCAAACCAAAAGCAACTTCTGGCTCAACACTTCGGACATTGTAGATATGTCTATAACTGGGGGCTAAATCAAAAACTACAACAATACCAAAAAAAAGGCAAATCAGACTCTTGCATCACGCTCATCAATAAAGTAACAGAACTCAAGAAACAATCAGATACGATTTGGCTTAAGGATGTCAACGCTCAAGCTCTACAGATGAGCCTGAGAAATCTTGACAATGCTTTCACCAGGTTTTTCAGAGAAAAGAAAGGCTTTCCTAAATTTAAGAAACGAAACAATAGACAGTCTTTCCAGTGTCCTCAAGACTGTTCAATTAATTTTGATAACGAACTTCTTGCTATACCTAAGTTCAAAGGTAAAAACCAAATCAAAATCAGAGTCAGCAGAAGGTTCGAAGGCAAAATCAAGACTGTCACTATCAGTAAAAATCCATCAGGCAAATACTTTGCTTCTATACTTGTTGAAGTTCCAGAAGAAGTTCCTCAGAAACCTGTTGTTAGAGAAGATGCAACTATTGGTATTGACTTAGGATTAAAAGACTTTGCTACTATTTCAACAGGAGAGAAGATTGCTAACCCAAAACACCTCAAGAAGACCTTGAGCAAAGTAAAGTATCAGCACTACAAGTTGTCAAAAACGACAAAAGGAAGTAAGAGAAGAGAGAAAGCAAGGCGTAATCTTGCTAAAACACATGAAAAGATAAAGAACCAGCGAGATGATTTTTTGCATAAACTTTCGCACAGATTAACCCATGACAGCCAAGTGGATACAATTTGTATGGAAGACCTGAATGTTCAGGGTATGCTAAAGAATAATAAGTTATCTCAATCCATTTCTGATGTTTCGTGGTCAAGATTTGTTGAGTTTCTTAAGTACAAATGCGATTGGTATGGCAAGAACTTGTTCCAGATAGGCAGGTTTGAACCGAGTTCAAAGATGTGTACTTGTGGTAAACTCAATAATGACTTGAAGTTGAGCGATAGAGAATGGGTTTGTCAGAGTTGCGAAGCAACTCATGACAGGGATGTTTTGGCTGCTCAGAACATTAAGAGATTTGGGTTGATTAGATTAAATAGTGTACCGTGGGAAGCGCGGGAATCAACGCTCGTGGAGACTGCTTAAGGTTCATGTTTGCTTTGCAAACAGGTGAAGCGTCAGCGAAACGAGAATCCCCTACGCTCGTCGTAGGGGTACTTCAAAGAGATTCACAATAAAGATTTGGTCATACTGGGACGCCTAAAAAGCGTTGTATCGAATGACTTAGTGATTAGACACAGAAAGAATAGGCCATTTAGTATATTGAAAATTAGTTCTAAACAAATATCAAAAGATGTTTGTTCGTTATTTCATATAGAACCAGGAGCTAAAGACAGAAAAATATGCTTTCCAGATTTGTCTAGCAAAAAACTACAACTAGCTTTTGTTCGAGGTCTTTTTGATGGAGATGGAAGCGTTAGTAATCCTTATGGAAGAAAAGAATACAAATATCCAGCATGCTCAATAGCAAGCTATTCGGACGATGTAAAAAAGGCCATTAGAGAGCTGTTTGATAGCGTAAATGTAACTTCCTCTAAAATAGAGTGGAGTGGAGATGAAGCGATGAAAGTTATGAGCATGATTTATGATGATGCACTATTGTATTTACCTAGAAAGCGAGAGAGGTTTGAGGTTTGGAAGTGTATAAGATCATTTCGTAAATCCTCTCCCTTCTAAAGGCTACAGGGGCGAAGTTCTTGTAAGATTTAAAGTTGTACCATCAAAAGGAGATGGGGACTCGGCTCAACAGGAGGCATAAATGAAATACCTATTATCTTCTAGCTACATGCGCAAAGTCGCTGGCGATGCCAAGACTTATGAGCTAAACGGAAAGCTCAAACAGCAAGATGACGGATATGTATATGTTGATATACTCGATAGCATTATGCAACCGTTTGTTAGTTTGATAGATGAAGATGTTGAGAAACCGCCCTCAGATTTGGGCGCTCACATCACGGTTATTTCAGCAGAAGAATGTCCTAGCGAAGAAATATTGGAACTAGGAGAAGATATCCCTTTTGTGTTGAAAGGGTTAGAGAAAGTCAATCCCGATGGCTGGGATGAGATGAAGAATGTTTGGTTTCTTAGCCTTGATTCGCCAAGGCTAGAAGAAATCAGGAAGAACTATGGCTTATCAGCTAAACATAAAGGGCACAACTTTCATATTACAGTTGCAGTTGAGCCTAAATGAGCTTAATAGATGGCAGATTTTGGACCAGAACACGTAGTTGTTGTATATAGAGATACTGACAGCGAAAGCTTAGAGTTTGCGGAACGGTATCAAGAGATACATGGTCTAGCTGACGAACAGTTGGTCGCTGTCTCATGCTCAAGTAGAGAGGTTCTTGACACCTATACAGATTTTCAAATCGAAGTAGAGAACCCTCTCAAGAGCGCTCTTTCTGATTCTGGCTCAGACCTTCTTGATAGAACAGTCTATGCATTCGTGCTGATGCCTCGCGTGCCGGGTGGATTCCGCGCAAACGATGAAGTTATATCTGCTACGTCTCGACTATCAAGGCTATATAGCTCGTTTGACCCCGGTCTTAATAACCCACTTTATGATCCTAAAGTCTTTCGTCGATACCGTGAGTCAGATACAGATATCGCCTACATCTGCTCTCGCTTTGATACCCCCCAAGCCGCGATAACTCGAAACTGGTTTGACAATACACAAACAGCAATCAATCAGCTATTTGTATCTGGTAAATTCTTCATGGACTCGTATGCTGCTATCTTTGCAAGCGGAGCAGAGCAATACGAGGAAGAGCTTGTCGGTTTTGAAACCGGCTTTATGACAAAGCTTGGTATCGATACAAGAACCACGGTTAGAGTCGATCCTTATGTTGATCCCATAATTCCTAAACTAAATGATGATTCGTTTTATTGGGGCTGGGGCACAGAGGAGGGCAGCCTAACTTTCTTCGGAACCTCTACAAATATACGCGGTTTCTTCTATAACGCCGATTTTACTGGCGCAGAAACGATGCGAAATATTGACGCCCGTAACTGGCCATTGCTTGCGATACGTCAAGGTTACGTTGCGACCGCAGGCGCTATGTCAAACATGAATATTGATGCCTTTTTGAGACCGTTCCCATTGTTCAACGCTCTGTTTAGAGGCGCAAGAATGGGCGAAGCTATGCTTTACGCTCAACCAAAGTTTGACACGCCTATGGCAATGTTTGGCGACCCACTATTGCGATATACTTTCCCACTTGCCGTAGATTCAACTACATTTGTAAACGAAAATGTTGCGTGGATTCGTGCAACAGACTGCTGCGCTCAGTCCGTAATAACCATGTTCCGTAAGAGTAATATCCTTATGGATATGCGAAACGATATTGTGTCAGGCGATGATATCGATGTCCAGCTTGAACTGAGCCGACTTGCAAATAGGCTAGGCAAGACATACGAAGACCCAAGTTGGCGGAATGACTACATTAATCTTGTCAGGTCTTTGTTTGACATGGTTGTGCAGCGGAATAAAACGTTTTATCCGGCCCACTATCCGATTCTTAACGACTATCTTGACGAAACAGATGGCATCATACCTGAAATTATACTTGATGTTTTGGAAGATGAAATATTTAAAGCAACCATTTCAGAAGAACATCTATATGAAGAGGGAACTTGGGAGTTTGAGTTTGATCTCGAACATCCCAATGAGGAAGATTTCGCTTTCTATCAGTTTGAACTAGATATTTCAACTGATATTGATTTCGATGAGAGCGATATTGTTTTGAGCAAGAGAAGCGAAGATTCGGTTCGCGGCTGGTTCCGACAGGACGAAGATGATGTCTATGGGCCGATGAATATAAATGGCGTGACTTCCAATTTTGTTGGCAAAAACATAAAATACGTAAACCAGACTGGTGAAAAACTTGAAAGGGGAAAGTTCTATTATTTTCGAATAAGACAAAAAGACCAGTTGACAACGTATGATTATAGAACTTTTAGAGAAGTTATATATAGATGATAGGTACAAAAAATTACAGGATGGTATCAGAGGTTATTGCCGAATCGCAAGATTTAGCAGGAGACGCTCTGGATAGGCTTCTTTGTATGAGGGAGCACATTGTATCTTCAGAGGTTAACCAATATAATCAATATAGAAGACGGTTACTGAATACGCTAGATGGAACATATAACTATGTAGCCGCCAGACACTTTAATCTAAGCAGACAAGTTCAAGATTTTGTTAAAGGCTTACAGCAGCATGTCTTAGACAAGTATGGCGCAGATTTCGGCTACCTGACGTTAGACGAGTTTTTGCAAGGACAATATATTCAGGTTCCTCAGACATTTGCAGCAATATCTAATTTCTTGGGATATACAATTACGGAGGTTGGAGACAAGGCTGCAACATGGGAAGACTTGGATAATGTAAATTGGAACGATCTTAATTTAAGATGGGACCGTATAGGCTGGGATAATTTATAATGGAGAATGCACATGCCCGCTGATATTTCAGAAAGCACACCAGCAGGGACTTATAAGGATTTGCTGCATATAAATAACAGTGGTAACGGCGCTGATACGTCGCTTCGTACTTTGCGAGATGGAGCCGGCAACGCTACTCCTTTGCAGTTATCAACGAGTAAGGTTGCATTTGACGCAGGCGATGGCGTTCTTAGTAATGTAGTTTTGACAGACGTAAAACAGTCCTACAATGATAAAGGTAATATCAATACGTCAGCAGTTGATTTTGACCTGAGCGAAGGTAATGTCCAAAAAATGACTATAGACACGAACATTACCAGTATTACCTTTTCAGGCACTCCTACTTCCGGAGATGCTTATGAGCTAACTCTAATCGTGGAACAAGGTTCGGGTGGCGCGAATACAATAACATGGGGCGGCTCTATTCTTTGGAGCGGAGGAAGTTCTCCAACCGTAACGACCAGTCTTAGCGCCATTGATATTTTTAAGATGTTCTCTACGGACGGCGGAACGACCTGGTACGCATGGATATTAGGACAGGATTTTAGCTAATGCCCCCCAAGAAAAAAGATTCTAAATCATCACAAGCTGAGCTTTCAGACTTTTTGCGCTCACTCAAAAACGACCTCAAGGCGGACAACGTGCGTCGCAAGTTTGGGGGTAAGCTGCCGAGTATTATTGAATTCGTAGAAGGTGAAAAATGGCTTGGATTCCCCTTCTACACGAATCCAATTCACCTATACCCTATGCAGAAAGTTCTGCTCAAGTGCTTTTATCGGGGCTCTCCAGGTAATGAAGACCTTAAGCTAACTGAAGCAGAAATTAAACTTATTAAGGATTCCGGCTTAACCGATGTTGAAAACGGTAATCTTCTTGAAAAGTGGAGCAAAAACGAAACATTCCGTGAACTTGTGCTTGTATGGGGACGCCGTTGTCTTTCTGAAGACGCAACTATTATCGATCCTGCTACAGGCAAAGAGTGGTCTTTAGGACAAATGTGGGATTATGGTAAAATAGACAATATCATGTCATGGACCTTCGACGAAAGAGTTGAAGACATGAAAGTAATTCCTAATTGTAATTTAATATATCAAGGTAAAAGAGAGGTATATAGGGTTGTAACAAAAAGTGGCCACGAAATAGAAGCGACAGCTAATCATCCATTTATGACCCAAAGAGGATGGGTCAATCTCGAAGAGCTAGATAAAGACAAAGATAAAATTGCAGTAGTGGAGTCTGTTCCATTCTTTGGGACATCAGATGCAATATCTGAAGATGAAGCTGCTATTCTTGGCTACATGACCGGAGACGGAAACTGCTCCCAGTCGGCAACATTTTTTACATGCGCAAATGAAGAAGTATTGGAAGATTTTACAAAAAGAATAAGTCGTATAAGCGACAATCTTGTTGTCTTTAATGACCCATGGACAGGCACTAAATCTAAACAATATCAATATAAGATAACATCTAAAGAACGTAAACAGGAAAAATACTATAACGATAAAACCCAAAAGGTGATGAGTCGATTTGCAAAGACAGACTTACAAAAGCTTCTCATTAAGCATGGTCTTATGGGCAAAACATGCCACTACAAAGAGGCTCCAGGGGCACTGTTTGAGTGTCCTAAAAACGTTATAGCAGCATATCTTAAGGCTCTATATAGTTGCGATGGTGGTATAAGTATTCGAGACAAATCTACAGAAATATCTTTTTATACAGTCAATAAAAAACAAGCGCAAAAAATTCAATCTCTTTTATCAAGGTTTGGAATATTTTCAACACTAAGACCCAAGGTATCTAAAACAAAGATAAAAATAGAAAACAAATCATATGATAGTATTTCTTACAGAGTGTGTTTTAGTAAATCTTTATATGTTTATAAGTTTCTTAGCGATATCGGTTTTATTGGAAAAGATAAGTCAAAAATTGATTTAGCCCTAAAAGCATCAGATTTAAAACTTAATGCTAGGAAATCAAAAAATGGATTATGCTTTCAAAAAATAACTAGTATAAATAGTTTTGGTTTAAAAAGAACTTTTGATATACAAGTAAGTAATAATATTTTTGAACAAAACTTTACTAGTAATAACTTCCTGGTACATAACAGTGGGAAAGATTTTATTGTTTCTATTATGGCTCTTTATGAGGCTATGAGGCTACTTGAGACGCCTGGCGGGAACCCGTATGCCACATACAATCTTGGTCAAGCTGCTCCGATTACAATTCTTACAATTGCTAACGCTATGCAGCAGGCCAAGATTCTTTTTCGTGAGATGAAAGAGAAGATTCAGATGAGCCCCTACTTTGAAGACAAAGTAGGAAAGATTACCGATGATAGAATCTATCTTCTTACTCCACATGATAAGGAAGGTAACAAGAAACAGGCCGAAAGAGGGCTGCCCATGCATCATGGTTCGATTCAGATCGTGGCAGGTCACTCAAACTCCAACTCGCTAGTCGGTCTTTCATGTTTCGCTATTCTGTTTGACGAGATTGGTACATATAAAAATACCGCAGGTTCTTCAGGCGGAGATCAGCTTTATCACAACCTCGTTCCTGCAACAAAGACATATGTTCGCAGAGAGCCGGTCCTCGATGAGGGCGGCAATGAAAAGAAGAATGCCAAGGGCGAGATTGAGATGAAGTCGGTTATCGATGGTCGTGTTATCTGTATCTCGACACCTCGTGGTAAGGAAGGTATCTTTTACGAACTATACAAGAACGCAGATAACGTAGACCATCGTTTTATGATGAGGGCACCGACATGGGTTGTCAATCCAAACCTACCAAAACATCTTTTGTTGTCTGAATCACCTGACATGACTGATATGAAGTTTGCAATGGAGTACGGTGGTGAGTTCTTTGGTACGGCTGGTGAATCATTTTTCAGTCCTGATGATGTAGACAGAGTCTTCCGTAATCACCATTTACCATTCGTGAATCATGGCGTGCCAGGCGTCACTTATTTCGCCCACTTAGACCCTGCAACATCAAGCCACAACTACGCTCTTGTAATCACGCATCAAGAGGAGAGGCTTGATAGAGAAATAAATAAGCGAGACTATGTTGTTGTCGTAGATCATATTATGTACTGGTCCCCAACTCCTGACAAGATGATTGTTGTGGACGAAGTTGATGAATATGTAATTGAACTCAATAAACGGTTCCACTTCGGCGAGGTTACGTATGACCACTGGAATAGTAAGGCGAGTATACAAAAACTCAGAAAGCATGGTATTCCTGCACGCATGACTCCCTACACAAGGCAATATAAGCAGGAGATATATGATAACTTATTTCAGCTAACTATCTCAAAGAGACTTTTATGCCCGAGACACAAGCTTTTAGAGACAGAAATGAAAAACTTGCAGAGAAAATGGCAGGGCAACAGTTTTAAGGTTATGCCGAAGCCAGACGGCGATTGCACGACGGATGATATTGTCGATGCTCTTGCTGGCGCGTGTTTTAATGTTCGTGGTAAGGCTACGCAGGGTTTGCCACAAGGAAAGTTGGTCTCAATGCCAGTATTACCACAAGGGAATAATATTGCATGGCGGTCAATGCAGGGTACGCCTTATGGCGTTGGCTCAGGGCAACAAGTCATGAATGATCTAGGTAAAAAAACAAGGGTTCATCCCTTGTGGCATAGGAAATAAGGAGCAATTATGTCTTTCAACCTGAAAAATAACAAGAAAGTCGCTCAGAACAAGCCTTACCCAAAGAGACTTGTTGACGACCAAAAAGAATTGGGCGAATCCATTAGTTCGGATACCGATTCATACCAGGGACGACTCGAAAGTGTGCGAGGCGAAGGACAGGGAGAAAACCTTGATATTGCGATGGAAAGCCAAATGACTTCTGATGCCTTGGGTTCTCATGCTAATGATGACTCTTCGCAAGTTAGAACAACCGAGGGCCAAATGGGTGATGCTAGAGGCGGTTATATCTCACACAGAGACCCAAATATAGATGACCATGTTATGAAACCAATGGATGCATTGGCCGAGGCCCATCACCAAAAGCATCGTCAAGCTTATCTCGCTGTGGAAGATGATGGCGAAACTGAGTTTTGGGACAAACATCTTGGTGTTCAGCAGCATCGTGACTATCCCAAGAAGATAACGGTTAATCCTGCTTCTGCAAGTCAGCTTGCAAATCAACCTGAAAGATTTGAGAGTCTAGCTTCTCAGCCTACAGAGGTTGACGCAGAAGCAAACGCCGCGAACGCGGACAAGAAGGATAAGGTGAAAAAGCTACAGGCTGCATCTATTAAGGATATTGATAAGGCTTTGTTTGATATTTTCTATAAGGCCGCATCAGAAGAGAGAGAACTTACAGATGATGAAGCGGATGATATCGTTGAAATGTCGTATATTAAGGCATCAATGCTATCTGAGATTCAGAAGATAGCAAAAAAGAAAGAATGAATTTCAATCTAAGTCATTACAAGGAAGCACGAAGAGGTTCTGAGCCTCCGCAGGTTTTTACTCGCCCCTATTTTCGTCAAGAGAGAGATGTCTATGATACGACTCGTTCTCCAAATGACGGTAAGGGCGACAAGTTGACCACCCCCGGCAGTGAGGGCCTTCCTGGTCAGCCAGGAGATATGTCTGCTCCTGCTTTTGGAACGAGAGGTCGCGATGGTTCTCCTGAGCCAGACGATTTCTCTGAGTTTGGCTCACGTGACGATAGGAATATCCGAGACCCGAATAAGAAGCTTCCCAAAGACACAGACCCTCCCAATCCGTTTGCCTCTGATTTTCTTAGTAATCAAGACACACAGTATGGAACTGGCCAAGACACTAATTATGGGCAGGCTCAACATGATGGGACGAATCGAGAGAGGTCAGATTCGGCATTAAGTATGGAAAACACTGTTCAGAGACAACTCAGCGAAAGTGGAGAACTTGACCGCAAGCCCGAAATTACGAACATGCCATCGAACGGAAGTTACAATTCATTAATTAATAATGACGATACACCATTAGGACGTATTCGAAAAGTCCAGAGGAGATAAATATGAAGCTGAAAGTTACGAAAAAAGCAGGTGGAGAATTGTTTATTCGCGCAGTTGGTAGAACATATAAGGTTGGTTCTACTATTAAGATGACTTCTGAGCAGTATCTTGATTCCACGACTCAGGCGGCAATACGTAATGGTTTTCTGGAGCTACTCGAAGGCCAAACAGAGAAGAAGCCAGATGGCGTATTCTATGCAAATATTCATCGTAACGAGCTATCTTTTCAGTCTCTTGGAATAACAGTCCCAAAAGGGGCCCGTTTCTTTGTTCCTACGGAACACGTAGAAGATATGGAAATTGTCATTGCTTATGGTAATGGTCACATTGAGTTGGCTGAAGAAATTGATGCCAAGATTGCTGTGGCAGAGAGGATAAAAGCTGAAGTAAAAACCGAGGCAAAAGAAGAGCCTAAGAAAACAAAGCGTGTTACGAAGAAAAAATCTACCAAGAAGACTAGTAAGAAGACTGATACAGAAAAGAAAGATGCTGTCAAGAAAACAAAAACGGTCAAGAGGATTAAGTCAGAAGAGTCTTTTTCTATTGATCCTAATGAAGGGCAGCCTGAAACTCACCTGCCGGAGGCCAAGAAAGTAGACGCACCGCAAGGCATGTACGCTCACGACCCTACGGGTGAGGGTATGACAGTCCGAACTGCCGAGAAGCCAAAGCCGAGTCCTGAAACTAAAATAAAAGAAACGAAGGATAGTTTTGATGATCTATTTATAGATGACTCGCAAGATAATGTTGAACCTATTATTTTTGTAGATCAAGAACAAGACCGAGAAAGATTCGCACAGTTACGCGGCCAGGAGATGCCGAATAACGATGAGGTTATCTAAGAGTGTTAGATACGATTTTGAAGGAACTTGCAGTGTTTGGCATATCCGTTCAAGACGGAACTTATACTATGCGCGGCAATTCTATGCAGGGCAAGGATTTTATCGAAACCCTTGAAAGCAAAATCAAGAGAAATAAAAAGCTTCTTTGGGCGATGTGGCACGAGGTATGTTCTGAGCTTCGCAACGAGACAGAGAACTCAATGCCAGCAGATTCTCTCAAGAACCTATTTGTACCTGCAATGCAAAACCTATATGACATTTGTTGTTATTTTGATGAGCTTGATTCAAATGGCATAGCCAAGAAACTTAGAGAATCGCTGGATAGAGATGTTGATTCTTTTTCAGGCGCAACAATGTCTCGCATTATTGATTATTCTATTGGCATTCAGTGGTTAACGCACCTTGTTCGTAGAGATATGTATGTCTCGCATCTTGTCCTGAAGTTACAGGAACCGAAGAAGGCTGTTGCGATTGGGGTTTCAGGTCCATGGTCAAGAACAGATATTCCTATGCGAGAACGAACTTTTAAGTGGGACGAGATTGCAGAGGAAACGGCTGGTCGAGCCAGCGATAGACGACATCAGCGGAGATATCGCATGGGTCTAGAACAATATAAAGACCCGTGGCCTAATGAAGGGTTTTATTGGAGAGAGATTCGTAATGAACCATTTAGCTTTAGCGATAATTCTTCAAACCCATACCCGCACCGTAACGTACTTTGGAGGTCATAATGACTAATCATATAACTAAAGAGGCTCAGCAATCCTTGTTTGATTTTCTTGTTGACCTTATGCCAGATTTGCAAATCACGAGGGTTAAAAAAGGGCCTTCCGTTGAAGAGAAGAAGCTCTTTTCTATGTGGTCTGATACCACAAACAAGATTACTGGCAAGAAGTTTCACCGTCCACCTACTATGAGCGAAGTTGAGGTCGCGAGACTGGAGGACGCCGGCCTTATCCAAGTTCAAGGTCGCAGTCTTCGCGTTACGGAAAAGGGGGCTAAGGCTATACAGCAGATTATTCTCTCGGAAGAGAAGTCGATATTCGAAAAATCGGCCTCTGGTTCTAGGCGTGTTAAGACTGCATCATACCAAACAATGACCGATGAAGAACGAGAAGAAAGAGAAAAGGAACTTGCTGATCATACGCCAAGCTTTGCTGAATATGTTAATTTTCAGCACAGCCAAAAAGGTAAGAAGCGTAAAGCGTGCAATTGGTATCAGCATTTAAAGAGTAATGAAGACGTATTTAATTGAGTTTACCGAGACAACCAAACGAGTCAAAAACAGGGTTCTTAATAAGCTATACTGGTATGATTCGATTGGAAAGAAGATGTACACCATTCTCGGTGACCAGCTTCGTTTTGAATGGAAACCAGACATAGGCAGGTCGGTTCCTTCCGCCGAGTGGTCACCGGAACATCAATCATACGTGATGAAAGAAGAGGTTTTCGGAGTCGGCTATCAGCGTTCGAACAATCAGGATGACGTAAAGGAATGGGTTGAAAATGTTGGTAAGAGATTTGGCATAGAGATAGACCGAAATGAATCCGATAATAAGGGGCTTGCTATTGAGGTAGATGATTCAGTTTCGCAACAGGTTGAATACGCAATGGATAGACAAAACTTTAGGTTTACAGAGCTATGAAGATAATTAAGTCAAAGAGCTATGAAGATAAAATCAAGGGTGGTCTTGCAGATAAGAAGCGTCCTTCTGATTTTGATTCATCTCAGCTTGAGGCGGGTATTAAAGTCGAGATGGAACATACCGACAGTCGTTCTGTCGCCAAAGAAATCGCTATGGATCACTTGATCGAAGACCCAAATTACTACGAGAAGCTTAAGAAGATAGAGAAGCACTAATGCTCAATGACCCTCCAAAACTTTTTGTAGATATTGCAGACACCCCCTATAAACAAGCGCAGGGGTTGATGTTTGTTAATAAGCTACCTGATAACGAGGGTATGCTGTTTGACTTTGCGAGACAGAAGATTCTTTCTTTCTGGGGCGAAAACACCTATATTCCGTTAGATATCGCCTTTGCCGACACTGAGGGTACGATTCACGAAATAACTAACATCAAGCCATTAAACCGAAAGCCCGTTAGAAGTATCGTTCCGTGTCGTTATGCGATCGAGGCTAACACAGGATATTTTAGAGATAATCGAATCGATATCGGCGACAAAATTAGCATAGAAGATGATCCTGTTAGAGGGAAATATGTATGTTTTGCTAAAAAAAGAAGGAATGAGAAGTCAGGAAAAGGAAAAACTAATCGGACGCAAGTTGCGCAGCTACTTAGCTCGGACCCGTCTGGACAAGTAGGAGATGCATACCAACCACAAATAGATGAACAACAGTCACGATATGAGTCGCTTCCAAAGCTCTCGCCGCAAGATATTGGAATGGCTCTTGAGGATAACCTCGAAGAGCCTTCTCTTGAAGTTCAGCAGCCATCAGAAGCTCCTCCGCCTGATATGTCAGTCGAGCTTCCGGAGATTCCGGACAGTCCGATAGATGAAGTTCCTGATTTTGAAAACGCCTTCGACGCGACCGAATGGTCAAAGCCAACGGCACAGAATCGGTTTTCTGGGCATTTGATGAGGATTAGTTACACAACAAAAAGTGGAAAGAACATTATTAGAGATATTGAGCCTCACGGCACTTTTCACGCAGAAACGACGGGTAACGAAATATTGGTAACGTTCGATAGAACTGTAGGAGACATTCGAGCTTTCATAATCAGCAACATTAGCGCATTCGCAGTTGCCGATGAAGAGTTTGAGCCGAAGTTTAGGGTATAAAGTTTATGGATAATCATGTCAATCAACTTGTAAAGATTGCTAGTAGCCTTGACAAGGCTGGCGGCGATAAGTTTGCTTCGCAGTTGGATGATATATCCGACAAGCTTCTTTGCGTGAAGGTCGCTCAATACGTTGGCCTGCAGGGTTATTGGATTCGCAATACACGTTGCTGGTCAAACTGTTACCGTCAAAAAAGAGCAGGTAATCCTGAGATGCCAGCCCAAGAGGTTTGGGGTAAGTGCCATGAAGAATATCTTGCTTCGATAAACAACGATGGCAGCAAATGGGACAAGTATGCCGAAAGCGAAGAAGGCCAAATCAAAGTGGCCTCCGCAAAGGCCGAATTAGACGCGAAGCTCGCCAAAGCAATCGAAAGAAACACAAAAGAAGGCGTGTCTCTAGGGAATGCTATTTTTGCAGGCATTGAAGAAATGCAGGGCGATAACTCTCAAGAGTTTATTCGTATTGCCACAGAGTTGTTTGAGTTGGCATCGGATGCTTTTGAGAAATATCCATCCGAGTCTATAACTCTTGCCAGTGTTGCCGAAAAGCTAACTAAAGAAGCACAGAGCAGTATCGGTAACTTTTTTAGAGGCGTTAGTAATGTGGGGCGGGGCATCGGAAACGCGGTTGGTGATGCAGCTTCCGGTGTTAGACAGAATGTAACTATCAATACTCAGCTTGGTGCGATGGACCGGGCAGTGCAGCAAATTATGACCGAGGTTACTCGTCTTAACGAAGCAAAGAATGGGCTTGTTCAGTTCTTGAGCAACAACCCCGGTCGCACGCCAAATCAGGTTCAGAACTCGCAGCAAGTACTTGCGTCTCTTCAGCAGCTTATGCCTGGAGATGCGAGGCAAGTGGGCCAAAAATGGCAGAACATTAGACAGCAGATACAGCAGAATTTTCAAGGCCAACAGCAGTCCCCGCCAGTAGCTCCCGCAGCACAGCAGCAAGCAGCGGCTCCTGTAGCATCGCCAGCCGTTACAAGTGCTGACCAAGCTATGCAGGCTATGGGGAATCTTGATCCATCAACGGCTCTTGAGGTTGCTCGTAGGCTTGAGCAGGCAGCGAACGCGGCGGGCATGGGTGGACAGATGTCAGGAGCCCGCGTGGGCGATTACTTGGGCGGAGATCAGACCGCTCTTGCTAAATCAATAAAAACAGTTAGACTCGGAGGCTATAACCGAGCTAAGCAAAAGGTTCAAAATATTGGAGGAGCCTAAGTTATGAAGTTTTACACAAACAAAATCTCAACTAACAACAGTGGTAGTTTCTCGGAGCTAATTAAGACGGCTTTGGGCAACGAGCAGACCGTTAAGACTGCTTCCTCGGAGGAAGAGCTTAACAAGACTGCACAGGAAGCCGGCATTAACGATGAAGGCGAAGGCAAGCGCGAAGACAAGCATTGGGTCGAAGGTTCGCCTTCTGATGACAATGGCGAGATTGACGCTGACCCCGCAGACAGCGTTGAACCCGCAGGTCTTGATTCCGGTAAAGAGACCATGAGCAAAGCTGAAGGCGAAACAAAGCTTGCTTCTGACGAGGGTGATTCCGGCCCCGCCAAGGGCGATGGTTCTGGCGATGGAGAAGACCTTGAAGGCAAGAACGATGGTCGCTTCCCTGAGCCAGACCGTGAGTCAAGCGACTGCTACACGCAGGAAGCTGAAGACGAAGGCAAGGCTGACGTTAAAGCCTCTACTAAGAAGCGGACAAAAGAAGCTGGCGAATTGCCTGAAGCCCTTAAAGAGCATCAGTTTAAATCCAAGGATTCGAAAGATGACGAGGGTAACGACGATGCCGATGGTGAAGATGACGATGCTGAAAAAGAAGCATGCAGCGCTTCTTCTAAAGTTTCTAGCCTTGAGAAAATCGCGAACCTCACGCCAAAGGCTAAGGCTCGCTTGAAGTCTTACTGGAATATGGTCTATCCTGAAGCATATGCTGATGCGATGACTCAGGATAAGTAATCGGTTTGTCAAGGCTAAAAGGAGTCAACTATGAGTTTAGTTCCATCAGGTCGTCGTAGAATTCAAGTTGCTCAAGGTCTTCCTGCTCAATCTACAGGATTGGGTGGCGATGATGTTGCGCAAGATTCGGTCTACGCAGACCCTCAGCAACAAGGGCAGCAAGCTCCAGCTTTCGATTTTAATGCTCTACAGCAAAATATGGAACAAGGCGATACTGCTCCACAGCCTTCGGCAGAAGATATTGACAGCGCGGTAAACGGCGGGCAGGACGGAGATTCTGATCTTGCCGGAAACTTAGAAAGTTTTATTATTCAGAAGCTTGTTTCACTGGGCGTCCCCGACAGAATGTTCGGAGGCAAGGATGGTGTTGACCCATTCTTTCAGTGGGATGAGGATTTGGATAGCGAAACAAGTTCAGGTTTTTATCTGATTCCATCGTTTACAGCAACGCAAAAAATTGGCCGAGATACGGCTAAGCAGTTAGCAACTGAGATTGGTCAAAAGTTTAACCTTTCTCAGAAAATTACCAAAGAAGGTCGAAACTATAAAGTTAAGTTTCAGACCAAAATCGCAGAACCCGAGGCCGCTCAGTTCGGAACTTCATTGGATGACGTTATCAAGCCAGGCACCTTCCAACAGGGAGGAGCTAAAGCAGCTTCGAGTAAACATTCATATATTACAGGTTCTCAAAATAGTATATTGGCAAGCATTCAAAAACAACTCAATCAGGAGAGTAAGTAATGGGCAGACTTCAGAAATCATCTGATCAAGCAAACTTGAGCATCTTTGACACGCTCGCTCAGGAACACATCAATATCGAGGATCGTGAGCCTGAGATGAAGTCACGTACAGAGAAGCAGTCGGCTTTTGACCGTTCATTTGAAGAAATATCTGGTTCTCCTAAATTATCACATAATAGCATTGACGAGATTGATCTTGTTCGAGGTCGTCACAGTATTCGCTCGGCTGCGTGTGGTAATATTAGCGACGAAGGCTCCTCCAATAATGCCTACGGAGTCGCTGGTAAGAACAGTGTTTTTGATCCTAACTTGCTAGACCGAATGGGACAAGCTTCATCAAACCGTGAACGCACAGCGGCAGAGAAGGCATCTTCTCACGCTATTCGTGCTGCGAAACAGTCCGAGTATCGTAGTCAAATGTCACCACAGGTAGGCGAGTCTGATGAGTCTTATATCGGTCGCCAAGCGTCTTCAGTGGTTTCTAACTCACAGACAGCGCACCGTCATGGCTGGGTTCCTAATGGTTCTATTAGTATCTTTGACAATGAAGATTTTGAAAGAGTTAAGCCAACACAAGGCGAGTCTATGGAAAAGAAGGCAGTCACAGATGACAAATCATGGCAGCAGATCAAGAAGGCAAGCACAACCAGGGAAGCTGCCTCTGGTCTTTTTGATAAACTAGCAACGGAAGATGATTCTGCAAATCACAAGAACACGCAGAAAGAATCGACTGACCGTTTGTTTAATATTCTTCAGTCCCGCATAGGCACTGAGGGGGAACAATGAATGGCCTTGCCTCCGATCGCAGTAGATGCGCTAAATACCAGTAAGATGGCGGTTGACGATTTAGTCAACAATAATCTCGGGCAAATACCCGACGGACTGTCGCCTGAAGAAATAACGGAGTATATGGCAAGACAAAGAACAATGCTTGAACAAGCAATGCAGACTATCCAAGTTTTGAATACTACACAGGACCAAGTAGGAGAAATAGTAGAGGACGGGCAGGTTGCTCTTCCTGTTATTGCTTCATCCTATTTTAGATTGGAGAGAGCAGCTCAGGGTATGGGCATTGAAGCACCTATGACAGAGGAATCTCCAGTCATGGACACTTTGGAAGCTCCTGCGCAAAGTGAAAATACTGGACCGAACCAACCTCTCTCCTTTGGTTCGCATATCGATTTATTTAATTGGATGGAAGAACAGGTTCAGGCAGGGTCAGATTCTACAGCCCTTAGACAGCAACTTATTTCTGCTGCTGGCGACAATGACATCATAACCTCAGATGGTCTGCCTATAGAACCGGCAGAGGTAATCGCTGATATTGTGCCGAAATATGTAGAAGCCTTTGGCCCCGAGCCCTCCAATACGGAAATGAGAGCACAGTTAGCAGAGAGGATTTTTCAAGTTATGCCACAGCAAGATTCAGGTTCAAATGAAATTTCGGTTGTTGAGAGAACTGTGGCCGAAACCAATGCCACGATTCGTCGAGCAGCTATGGAATACGCTGCTCATCAGAAGAGAGCGAAGGGGGAGTCCTTTAATCTCAAGAAGACAGCTCAACATAAATCGTTAGAAAATGTAATTGTTCATGGGCCAGGCGGTAATCGTATTGATCCATTCACGGGTTATTTGATTAGCGATTGGCACGTATATGAGCGTAATAAAGGGTGGGGCCTTCGTCCAGGTGATGCTCCTTTTGTTGATTATGAAGCTATTTGGCGCGATACTGTTATGGACAAATACAGTCGCCCGTTCCGCGACAAGGACGGCAACTGGGTTGGTGGTTATGTCCAGAAGCGATTTGAAGTCGATAAGTGGATTCCTGAAATTAATAATCTTCAATTGAAACCTGGTCAGCGTCGCAAGCCGTACCTTCCTGAATATCGCTCGTATGAAGCAAGGTTACAGGATCTTCGCTCCAAGGAAGATTCTCGTGGTCGTGAGTTCAACGACACAAGTAAGCCATTCAACTGGAAAGAAGCCCAAAGCGCTAAAAAAAAAGTAATGGGTTAGTCAAGCAGTCTGACGATTTTCTAGGTTTTGGCGGTAAGAACAAAAGTAAAATACAGAATCAACCTCAAGGTCGAGTTGAAATATCAGCTCCTGACATGGGGCAGATTGGTCAGTTGCGCATTGATGAATACAACGGCCCGCAACCTAATCAAGACTTCTTTGAAGGCGATGAAGTAGAATTGCTCTCAAGGAGTGGCGCACCGACAGGCCTTCGTGGTACTATCCGCAGATTTGAAGGACTGAGGCAGGGTGTTCCTTATGCTTTTGTAGTTATTGATGAAGTTACAAGAGATATATTGCCGTTGAATATGCTTCGTAAGGTTCAGAAATTCGCGCAAGGGCGTCCCATGAGCGACCCTTTTGTTATGCCTGAAATCGGCGAAACACAAGGTGAAGCACAGAAACGAAATTCTCCTGCTTTACAGAAGACCTGTCCTGTATGTCAGTCAACCAACGCACCAGAGGCAACAAATTGTGCAAACTGTGGCTCATCATTGGATACGCCATACATGGTTCCTAGACAGCAAAAGCAAAGATTAGCTCAGGTTGGCAGTTATATGGTAAATCCACCTGCTAACCGTAATGTTATGCGCCCAACGACTGAGACATTTGAGAGACGAACTAAGAGGCCAACTTATCCAGATTTATCTGATGAACATGCCGATATAATTGACGAAGACCATATAAACCAAGTTAGCGAATCTGCCAATGCTCTTGGTTTAGAATAAGGAGATGAAAAACTATGGCCGGTAAAAAGCCTATCAAGATGCAACTTCCCGACAAAAACACAAAACGCATTGCTACTGCTGCACGAACTAAAACAGGCGTAACACCAACTCCCAAGGGGGTAGCTCCTTTCGCTGGCCTTGCAGCAAGCACGACTGTTTCGATGCCGTTGACTCGTTCTGCTCAATCTATTGGCGGCTCGGGCGCGTTATTTACACAACCTATGTTCTTTTCGCCGCTTCATACTCCTCAGAACTGGCAAATTGCGAGCAAAAGACAAGAAGTTTACCAATGGGCGAGGTTCTACTATGAAAATGAGCCCAAGGTAGCCGCAGGTATTGATTTTTATTCGCAGTTTCCTATCAATGGATTCAAACTTGAATGCAAGAGCAAGAAGATACAAGAATACTTTGATAGACTGTGTGACAAGTTGGACCTTCTACGCATGTTGCGGCTTATTTCTCATGAGCGGTTCCTTATCGGCGATGTGTTTGCCTTTCTTGAGTTTGATTCGCCAGATACTCGCGGAGAGACCGATATCCCGCCTGATAAATGGAATCATGCGGATGGAACGATATCCCGTATTATTGTTTTGAATCCCGATTGGGTTGAGGTCTATACAACTCCGCTTGCAGATGACCCAGAAATCGTCATGCTTCCTGATGATGAACTCAAGAAGATTGTTCAAATGAAGCAGCCTCGCTCCATCTATGACCGTCTTCCCGAGCAAGTTAAGGAACTTGTCGCAGCCGGTCGTCCTATCCGTTTATCAAATCGTGCTGTTAGTCATATCAAGCACGGCGGCGCTCCTTATGGTGTTTACGGCGAATCACTTCTTCGTCGTTTGTTTACCGTCTTGGCATACAAGACCAAGCTGATGACGGCTAACTGGATTGTTGCCGAGCGACTCGTTCTTCCCGTTCGTGTTGTTAAGATTGGCGATGAGAAGCGACCTGCTGGTGAAGATGATATCAATGATGTTCAGCAGCAGTTGGGTGCGGTTGCTAATGATCCGAACCTCACTCTCGTTACTCATCACGCCTTTGATTATGAGTGGTACGGGGCCTGTCATTCTGCTGACACAGAGATACTTACTCCTGATGGTTGGAAGTTCTTTTATGATCTTTTAGATGATGCTATTGTTGCAACCTATAACAAAGAATGCGGACAGATGCAGTGGCAACAGATTGACAAATATCACGAGTATGATTTCAAGTCAACTGATACTTTGAAGATGTATAACTTCAACGCAAGGGGCGTTGATATCTCTGTCACGCCAAACCACCGCATGCTCGTTGAAAGAAACGGTCAGCTTTGCGAAATTTATTCGCAAGAAGTTAAGCACGGAGATAAGTTCCTGTCAACGGTTGACTGGGCTGGTCGAGTTCCAAAGAGTCTACCTTATAAGGATGGACCGCTTGCTCATATGGCTCTTGACGATTATCTTGAACTTGCTGGTTATTATCTGAGCGAAGGTGGCGTCAAGAAAGAGCGAAACAAGAATCTTGCGATTGAGAAGCAGATTCAAGCTTGTTCTGTCGGCCAAAACCGTTCGAGCCCGATCTATGATTCGATGCGAGAGGTTGTGAGCCTGGCGTATCCTAACTTCTCAGAAAAAGAAGATGACCGTTATAATGATGCATATTGCCATATGACGATCAATAGTGTTGAGATTGCTCGTTATCTTGCGGAAGAGTTTGGAGATTGTTCCTCGACCAAGAAAATCCCTCGCTGGATTCGAGACCTTCCTAAGAATAAGTTGCAGATTGTTTATGATGCAATGATGGCTGGCGACGGCGATGTTCGTTATGATACTACTCGACCAAGATATCGCTATAGCACTACTTCAAAGAGCTTGGCGGACCATTTTTCAGAGATAGCATTGAAGCTTGGATATTTCACTTCAACTTCTCGGAGTAAGGGAAGTAATGACAGATGTAAGGATGTCTACCGCATTTTTTGGTCCGAGTGGAAAAAAGAAACTCCATTTGAGGTCCGTAAGCAGCATATTTTTCGCGAAGATTATGAGGGCAAAGTTTATTGCGTCAAGGTTCCTAATAAATGGATTATAACTAGGCGCAATGGTTGTATTACTATTCAGGGTAATTCAGGTAAAATTCATAACATTACGAATGAAGTTGAACTGGTTGGTAAGGAGCTTCTTGATGGCATGATGCTCAACCAGGCTTTGCTCAATGGTGAGATGGCTGCATATTGTCATTCAGAAGATACTCTGACATTAACTGATTCAGGATATAAGAGATATGATGATATAACCGAGGAAGATAAAATTGCTTGCTATAATCCTGAGACAGGAAATATTGAATATCATCATTATTACGAAAAATTCGTATATGATTATGATGGGGAAATGGTTAATTTTAACACGGATAAAATAGATATTTGTGTTACGCCTAATCATAGGATGTGGTCTGCTAAAAGAGATAATGATGAATTTTCTTTTGTAGAAGCTAAAGACATAAAACGTCGAGCAAAGTTTTTAGGCGCAGTTAATGGATTCGTTGGAGAAGATTCAACTGGTATATCTGTTAATGGAGAGTATTATAGTATGTCAGATTATTGTGAACTTGCTGGTTTTTTTGTTTCAGAAGGTTCAATAGCCAGAGAAAACAGAGAAAATCGCACAAAACAGATTACAACTCTTCATGTTCATCAGAATGCAGACGGTAAGGCTAGGGAGCAGATAGAGTCGTTATTTGATAGAATGTTTAAAACGGGTTATAACAATAACTCTTCAGTATCTATATATAATCCAAAACTGGCTCAGCATTTTTCTGAAGAGTTTGGACTTAGAGCAGAAAATAAAAGACTTCCAATTTGGTTAAAAAATCTAGATCCAGTATTTTTAGAAATAGTTATTAATGCTATGGCGCAAGGCGATGGACATTATAGAAAAGAATCAGATAGGAAAAACGGTAGAATTGCATATTACACTTCCAGCGAGCAATTAGCAAATGATTTTGCAGAAATTGCATTTAAGTCTGGTTATGTTACAAAAATAGTCAAAAGAGGAAAACTGGGTTTGACAGGTTATAAGAATTTTGCTGGTCATCCTTATAAAACCAATCATCAACAATATGTAGTTTATGCATCTAAGGGTTTTAAGGGTCGTATACCTGTATTAGAATCTAAATCCAAAAAATACAAAAACAGAGAGATAACAAAGAAGTCTTATAAAGGCAAAGTCTATTGCTTTAGTGTCCCATTTGGTCTTTTTGTTACTATGCGCAATGGCCTGACAACGATTCAGGGTAATTCATCTGCTCAGGTCGGTGTAGAAATGCTTATTCGTCGTCTTGAGTCGTGGAGAAACGAGCTTGCGGACTGGGTAGAGAAGAACGTTTTCTTGACTGTTGCTAAGATGCAAGGCTTCATCGATGAAGAAGCAACAAAACAGAGTGGTGAGAAATGCTATATCTATCCTAAGATCAAATGGGATGACCTCAAGCTTCGAGACCCATCTAACCGAATACAACAGGCTATACAGTTAAATCAGAACGGCATTATTTCGAATCAAACTCTTCTTGAGATGTTTGACCTTGATTATGATCAGGAGATCCAGCGCTTGCGAGAAGAGCAAATTATGGCTGGACCCGCTGGCAATATCATGGGTGGTGGAATGGGCGGAGGAATGCCAGGCGGTGGAATGGGCGGAGGCATGCCAGGCGGCGACCCGATGGGTGGCGGCATGGGTGGTCCTATGGGCGACCCGATGGGCGGCGGTGGAATGGGTGGAGCGCCAGGCATGAGCGGAGCACCAATGGGCGGAGGTATAGCCGGTGGCGGCATGGGCGCGACCGCCGAGTCTTCGCCTCAAAAGGTCTATAAAAAAGGCAAAGCACCTAAAGCGAAAGAGCCTTCTCCTGAAGAACAGATGATGTATCAGCCAAAAACTTTGCAACTAACCAAACCTGAAGCAAAAACTTACAGGATATTGAACGATATCAATCCTCCACATCAGTTGTTTGCCCAGTTCAAAGTTCAGGTTCCTGGCGAATCGCAACCTTTTGCTCTTGACTTTGCCTATCCCGATATCGGTCTCAATATCGAGGCAGACGGAGAGAAATGGCATACAAGCGTCGAGGACAAGCAATCGGATAACCAGAGAGATGTAAAGCTTGCAAACATGGGTTGGACTGTTATCCGGATTAGCGAATCTGCTTTGAATGAAAATGCGGATGAAGTCAAGAGATTGTTGTTCGACAGCATCAAAGAAGCTGCTGCCTTAAGGAGGAAACATGGCAAATCTTCAACAAATAAAAAAGGAAGATACGTCCAGGCTTCTTATGAAGAGCTTTCGAGTCCTGGAACAATCAGTATTAGCAAGACAGAGTTCTTGCCCGAGGAACAACCATGACTCTAATCTTTGAACTCATCAAGAAAGCCGAACATACTGGCGGTCGCAAGCCTATCAAGGAGAGGGGCATCAAGTGGGAAGAGTCATATCACGACAAATCTCTTTCTCTCAAGAAGAAGTTTGATAAACAACTTGGACCCGGTGGTTATTTCAGATGGGGCGGTCACGACTCAACTACAAACTCGGATTACTATGTTGTTGTTGGACCTTCGATTCATAAAAAGCAGGGTAAGGTATTTTTCTCAGGCATTAAAAAGATGCCACCCCTTGCAGACCAGAAAACCAAGACATACTCGCCGTATGGAGAGTATTTTCGTACAATGAATGCTGCTCTCGCTTATGCTAATGATAAGTGGGGTGTTCCAACTCCAAAGGGAATGCCAAACTATTCAAAAGAGCAACTTGCTGCTGTGGATATTCCTCAGCACGTTAACTAAGGGGTTATTATGTCTCATAACGAGTTAAAAACACTAATCAACAAACTCGTTCGTACTGCGGATTTTCCTATGTACGAGAATCAGGGCGCAGGCGCAGGAAATGAGGCAGAGCGAGCCCGTGTTTCTTGGAAGAGATTCAACGCAGGCTCGCAGTCTAATCTAATACAAGGTGGACCTTTGCCTACTGAGGTTGCTAGCCGTCTTGAGAACAAAATGGAAGAGTTTCGTAAAGAGTTTGAGCAGTTCGCTCAGAATGAAAAAACGAACAAGGTTCTATCAAAATATTCTGGTTTGATTTTTGCTTACTATGCTGCCGACTTTACAGGTAATGATTATCCAAGTAAAATGAAGAGAATGCCTGAATATCTTCAGCAAACGCTTGAGTTTGTTCGTAGTAATAATATTCAGCTACCAACCCTCGGTCAGGGCGGTGATAAGGGCATTGGTACAACCCATTTTATGAGTCATAACGGTCATGCATGGGCTGAATATTCCCAACAAAAACAGCTTGGCGGAATCAATCAAGGTCGCGGTTCGCAAAACCGCGAAGTTATGATGGTTACGAATCCTGCTATCGCAGAGCGAAATGGCTGGTCTTATGGCTCGTTTGCTGTTAGCGATGGAGCAGCAGGCGCGGGCCTCTTTATAGATACGACAGGCACCACTGGTGAAGGCCTACAGCCTATTTTATCGCTTCAGACAGGTGCGGATGCTCGCAAGAAGTTTTTTCAACAAGGTTTAGACCCAAAAGGTAGTACGATTATTCTTCCTCAAGGTCCAAATAGCGAAACGGCTGAGCCTGCAAAGAAATCTCAAATCGGGCGCTATGTGGAGTTTGACGGTCGCGAAGTCGCGCAAGACGTGACAGGCAATCCTATGTGGAAACCAGGTCTGACTCCTTCTCAACAAGAAAAAGCGCAAGATGCCTGGGAAAGACATCAGCAAAATATGGAAGCAATTGAGAACGGAACTCTTTACCAGATGCGATTACAAGAAGACGGTAGTATCACAGTTCGAAATATACAGACTAATGATATGTATCCAATGACCTCATCGCAACTTCAATCGTTGCTGAAGCCAGGATACTTGAGACCAGATGTAACGCTTGCTCTTAAGCCTGCGGAGAGCGCCGAAGGACAGACAGAAGAAACAGGTAGATTTGGAACTTTTCGCACATCTGATGAGCTTATGGCTGACCTTTCATCAGAAGATGGTCAAGGCTACTTTCGTATGCAGAATGCTATAGGTCCAGGTCGTGGCACAAATCGTAATCCATATAGCTTTGAGTCGTTGCGAGAGCTTCAACATTATCTTGGCGGTGGTCGAGTGTCTTTGAATGCATATCGCTTGGCTGTGATTGGTCCTCAGTTCTCGACTGCCACTAATCTTGGCGAGGGACAGGGCGTTGCAGCGAACCCGTTCATGATGAGTCCAGAACACGCAGTAGACCCTGCTGTTGATTCTCTTGCGGTCGAAAGAGGCGTGAAGTGGGGTGTTTATATGACAACTGCTGCGCCACAGAAAATAGATGCTCAAGGCTTAAGAGGCTCAACCCCTTGGCGCAAGATAGCTTTGACGGATACCATTGAGCAGGCTTTCAACACTTTGGCTAGCGAAGCATCCAAGGCCGACCCGGAGGCAGACTTGGCAGCGATTGGGCAGGACGCTAAACGTATCGCGCAACAGGCCCTTGGTAAGTCTCAAGAGATGCCTGCTGATGCTCAGTTACCTGCTCAGGCTCCCGTTCCGATGCAGCAGCCAGAGGTCAATACACAGAATTTCGATACAGGTATTGTTCAACCTGGAAATAATACAACGGCTTCGTTGCGTCGTTTGATGCGTAAACTTAGCAAATAATAGAGGATTTTTCTAGCGAACATGCGTAGTTAGAAGAACCGCAAATAATAAGAGGAATACTTATGGGTTTTACGAAACGAGCATCAAGCACTGGTAGTCCTATTCATTTAGAGGCCCTTAATGTGCCACAAGGTAAAGAATGGGACTTGATTAATAAAGATTCTCTCATTAAAACAGCATCCTTATCCAAAGGGAAGACTATTGATTTGAATGGTTTTAATCTTGAGGCCGCTGTTGAAGAAAGCCCGGACCATCTCTTTGTGAAGGTTTTCGCAATTAAGCAAGATGAGGTCAATGATAATGGCGATGCCTTCTCCGCTGGTGAACTTAAAAAGGCGACAAGCACGTTTATCGGATGTCCAGTATTCGTTAACCATCAGAATGATGACGTTGAAAAAGCTCGTGGTATGGTTGTTCACGCATGGTTTGACGACGAGGCGGGCGGCATTTATTGCATTAACAAAGTTGATAAGACAGCTTATCCACAGCTTGCTCGTGGTATCGAAGAAGGTTACATTATCGGATGTTTTCCACCGGATGCTCCTGTTTTAATGGCAGATGGCACTGAAAAGCCCATTGTTGACGTTGAGGCTGGTGACGAGGTTTTGACACATCTTGGTAATATTAAAAAAGTTCTTGGCCGTCGCCAGCGAGGATATAAATATCCTTTGTTTAGAATTAAGTTAGAGGGTATTGAACAACCTCTTATTTGCACTTCTCATCATCATTTGATGGCTTATAAGCTTCCAGAAGATTGTCTTTGTGGATGCGGAGAAAGACTGCTCGAAACAAAAGACCCGAGAATGACTGCTAAATCATTTGGCAGAAAATTCAAGACTGGTCATAATATGAGAGGTCAATCTGTTCAACACGAAGCTATACAAAAGACTAAGGCTTGCGATCTGTCGATTGGAGACTTTTTGTTTGAGCCTCATTTTGTCGATGAGAGTGCCGATTCTGTAATTACAGAGGACGAAGCTTTTCTTATTGGTCTTTTCTTGGCGGAAGGTTCTTTTGAAAAGCGCAATAAAGTCCGCTATGCGGCCATCTTTAATTTTGGTTCCGACGAATTAGAAACACTAGCTTTTCGTTGTAGTGAGAAATTGGAGAAGGTTTTTAGTCAATATCATTTGCTTCCTAAGACAGATTATTATCCAGATGCATCACAGACTAGGGTATCTCTATATGGAAAACCAATTGCTGAATGGTTTTACAAGTGGTGTGGCGAATATTCTGACGGAAAAGCTCTTCATCCAGATTTATTAAAACTTGGAACAGAGAAGACCGCCGCCTTACTAGCAGGATACATCGAGGGAGACGGTTACAACGTTAAAAAGAAAACGTATGGAGCTGCAACTGTATCTCCACAATTGTCGAGCCAGCTAAGGCTATTGTTTAGAAAAATTGGTGTGCGGACGAGATATTCTAATCCAGATAACAAAAATAGATGGGGCTACAAAAAGGTTCATGAACTAACTTTTGGTCTTACGACTGCTGAATCTTTGCGCGAAAAACTTATTTATAAGCAAGCTGATATCTCTCAATATGAAGCGGCAGATTGGCATGACATAGAAGGCATGACGCTTCGTCGCATCGAAAGTATCGATGAAATTGATTATGATGGTGTGGTATATGATCTTGAAATTGAAGATGATCATACCTATTGCGTCAATCATATAGCAGTTAGCAATACATCGATGGGCGCTCAGGTCGGTCATTCTGTATGCTCAATCTGTCATAATAAAGCCCACACTGCCGACGAGTTTTGTACGCATATCAGGAACCAGAAGACTCGCAAGTTTCAGATGAGGGCTCATGATTGTAAATATCACGAAAGCTCCGGTAGACCCATAGACGACTGTCCCGTGTGTGGTTGTCGCTCTGGTGAGAAGAGAGCAAACGCCACTGAGGGTCTCAGGGTCTTCGAGTGGAACTATGATATTAACTTCATCGAAGATAGTTTTGTCGTAAATCCTGCGTGTCATGATTGTTTGGTTTGCGATATTCTAAATGTCCCTGCTATTGAGAGCCGTCTTGCATCGAAGGTTGCTGAGTTAGAAAAACTTGCATCTTCATACGAAAACCGCATTTCTACGGGCAAGATGGAAAAAGTTGCAGGCAATATGGAAGTTCAGGCCTTGAATGACGCGATGAATCTTATTGAAAAGGTTACTCGTGCGATTATGGCTCAGAAACAACAGATAGACATGGAATATGCAAGCGACCTTATCGAGGTTCTTGCAAATATTCAAAGTACGACTGATGAACTTATTGAAATGGGTTACAGTCAATTACCCTCGCCCTCGGAGAGTGAAATTATGTTCGGTTCCAATACTGCGGCTTCGCCTGCTGAGGGCGGAGGAGCCGTTCAGGTTGATGACCCTAATATGCTTGGGGCTCAGCAGCCTGTTGCGCCACCTCAGCCAGGTGGAGTAGAAACTGGAAATTATGGAAATCAAATTGGTACAGTTACCCGCCCAACGTTTTCCTCCAATAATTTCAGTTCTAAGGAGGAATTTTTGAAAAGAGCAGAGAACATTAGAGATAATCTAGACAGATTGCGCTCTATCGTTGTCGATCAAGAGCAGTATGAAGTTGCGGGTATGAGTTCGAAAGAAAACAATAAGGAGTCAAGTTCTATGGCTAAGCCTAAAGATAATGAGACCAAGACTGCGGCGGGTCAGGGTGTTACGCCAGAACAGGCAGAGGTAATCACTCAGAAGCAGTTCGATTCTGCCAACCTTTCTTTGCATGGTCGCCAGGAGGCGCATTATGAGACAACTACAGAAGGTGATGAACAAATTGGTGGTTCTGAGAGAGTAAACGACACTACAACCGCCTCGCCTCAAGTTCGTTTTGATAATCCCTACGAGTTTATTACTCAGGCTCAGTTGGCGGAGATTCAGGATGGATATATTGTTCGCTGGGAATCATATCCCGAGGTAGTTACTGAGAAACAGTGGGACGAGATTAGCCGAGAGGTTAGTGGTCGTCTTCCCGAAGACTATACAAATGAGATTACACAGGCTCAGCTAAGAAGCCTGCTTTCAACACATCGTTGGGAAGATCCGGCGACTATTACGCAAGAGCAGCTTGCTAACCAAGGTTCCACAATGCCGCACGGCGGAGACGCTTCGCGATGGAAGGCTGCTTACACGTTTGATCCCAAGGCTCTTGTTAAGTCTGCTACGAATGCTGTAGCTGACGCTATTGCCAATTATGGTCTATCCCCAAGCGATATTCAGAAGTCTATTGTTGCTATGACGATTACGCCACAGTCTCATATGAAGGCTGCTTACTTGACTCTTGTCAACGCATTGCCTCAGAAAATTGAAGACCGTGCTGCCGCTCGTGACCGTAGCGCATACTTCAACCGTGTTGCTGGTTCGAAGTCAAATGACAAGCCAATCAACGGATTCCTTGGCGCTCTTGCTGATAATATTGGTTACGCAAAGGCTGAAGACTTTATCGATGCTATCAAATTTGTTGTAAATGACAAAAACGTATTTGCTTCTGCTGAGCAGCTTGCTCACAAGAAGCTTGCTTCTGTGTCTGCGCCAGAAGAGATTCTTGATAAGAATGCTCGCTTTGCTGAGGCGTTCTCCGAGCTTTATGTGGGGGCAAATGATGGTATCTACAAACTTTGTGGAACTATTAGGGAAGACCTGGAAGGTGCTGATCCACAAGATCAGCCTGTCTTTTTGGAAACTGTTGTAGCTTACTCTGAGAAAACAGTTGGTAAGCCAATCGTTCTTGCTTCGCTCGAACTTGATGAAGAAAATAAAACCTTTGAAGCTATTGTCAAGGAAGAGTCTGTTGCCTCTAATGAAGAGATAAAGGCATTCGCCTCGCTCAAGGAAAACAACTTTAAGTCTGCCGAGCATCAGTTTGGTGGACCTGAAGAAGAAGATTGGGATGAGCAGTTCGCAGAAAACGCAGCCGATGAAGCTGCACGTAAGGCAGAAGAGAAAGAGAAGCAACAGCGCGCCGCTTCTCGTAACGAGAAACTAGAAAAGGCCGCTCAGATGATGGGCGGACAGATGCCAACAGGACTCGGTGATGGCATGGGCGGCGGTGCTTCGCTTCCAACTCCACCTGATGCTGCTGGCGCTCAGCCCGGCCTAGAGAGCATGGATAATGGTATGATGGGGGGCGAATCTGATTTTGCAGACGGCGACCTCGATCCAGCCCCTCCCGGCTCAAAGTGCCCTGTCTGTGGTTCTGAGGACGTTGATATCATGGGCGGTCAGGGCAAGTGTAATAACTGTAGCTCTGAGTTCGTCTTCAAGGTTGACATTGAAGTTACCAAGTGGGCTGACCTTACCCCTGACGAAGAGGGTGGAAATGATATGGAAGGCGAAGGCTTCGCAGTTGATGACGAGGCTGGCTTCGAAGAAGATATTCCTGTTGCAGCCTTTACTCGCATTACCGACAATGCTCTTAAGAAAATTGCTCAAGCCGGAACAAAGCTTGGTTCGGTCAGCCCTTATAATGGCTCGACAAACACGGTTCAGGTTTCTGATAACGAATACCATTGTCTCAGCACTGGTCGTCGCTACTCTATCGCTCAGGCGATGAAGGGAGACGATTGGTATATGCAGTGGACATGGACCCCGCCCGTCGTTGATAGTTGTCCAAGTTGCCGTCGCTTGAAGAAGACCTTCGCAAGCGCTCTTGAACAGTTCGGTATGAACGATAGCGAGTTCGAGGCTCTATCTCTTGAAGACCGTGGTAAGGTTATCATCTCGATGAGTAACAAGGGTCTTTTGAATCGTGTCAAGACCGCAAGCACCGAGTCGGTATTGGCTGATTTCAAGAAGACAGCTTCGCTCGGCGTTGGCGTTGATTTCCCTGTAGAGAACTGCCGTGAGCTTCTTGCTCGTCGCTTCGGTGAGAATGCAATCGCTCTTAGCGGTCCTGATGAGGGCTCTAACCTTGTTGACTCCGTATGTAAGCGTCTTGCTAAGGCAAGTATCTATAGCGATAAGATTGCTGTTAAGATTGCAGAGATTTGGTCCGAGCCTGATGCATGTATCGAGTGTCTCGAAGACTTTATTCGCAGCGGCTTCTCTGCTAAACAGTCTTCGTTTGTCTGCGATCAACTCAAGACCAAGTATGCTCAAGTTGTTGAAATGCTTGCAGATGAGATTGAGTCTGACCCATTCGATCATGTAGCCCCTGAAGGCGGCTTCGGCGGATTGGATGAATTTGCTGAAGATGCAACTAGCGTGTTTGATGACGTTGATCCATTTGCTCCTGGCGCTGAGGATGCTGGTGTTATTCAGATAGAGATTCCTCTCGATGTTCTAGAGAACTTTGATGAAGCAATCGATAAGGCTCTTGGCGAAGACCCTGCTCTTGAAGATCATCATGGTGAGGGCGCATTACCTGAAGGCGAGGCGGAAATTCCGCTTCCCGCCGATGCGGTAGACGCTATCGATGAAGTCGCTGACGATGCTCTCGATGCGGCAACCGTAGTAGAGGATGCCGTCGAAGAAGGGCCTGTAACTGAGGAGCCAATCGGTGAAAACAGTGACGATGATGGCGACGATGATGGTCCTGATGGGGGCGGCGCTCCTACAAGCGAGATGGGCTACCCCGAAGGTAAGGAAGAAGATGACGGCACTCAAGTAGTTGAGGGCATGGACTCTAAACCAAAAGCACCTGGAATGGGAGCCTATGCTAAAAATTCTCAGGGGATTAAGAAGGAATCTTCACAGGAAGTCTTGTATCCCATACAAGAAGAAACCCAGGAGCAGGTCATGCGTAACTCGGAGGCTTTCAAGCCAGGCAAAATTAGCAAATCCCACAAGGTAAGCCTTGATTTGAGTGCTGTTCAGGCCTTGCTTGCTAAGCACGCTAGCGAAAGCACAGTTAAGCAAGTAAACGTGCAAGATAAGCCTGAGATCGAGCCCATTTCCAATGTAAGCAAGTCTCAGATGGGTCATGAAGAGAAGCTTTCTCTTGAAGACCCAACAGCTCCTTCAGTAGGAACTGGCGCAACAATGGGCAAGGAGCCCGATGATATCGTTCCTACCGATTCGCCAACCGTTCCACACGGAAACAGTGAGATGGGCCATGAAGCAGATCAGGGCTATACCGCTGAGGGTGGCAATGAAATGACTGGTGGCGATCAGGGTGCCGGCAACTCAAAGGCTGCTCATATTGCAGACCAAGTAGTTAAAACAAGCGGCATGGTCACTGACCTTGCAGACCGTATTATTAAGAGTGCTGATAAGGTAAATGAGGCAAAGCCAGTTTCGGATGATGAGAGCGTTGCTCCTATCTCTAAGAACGAGGATCATCCTCACACGCCAGAAGGTAGCAAGATAAAACCATTTGAGTCGTCTGACCATGCTGAAACGGATAATATTCCAGAAGCAGGCTCCGGCGCTTACATGGGACATGAAGAAGAAAGTATTGGAGCTGTGCCCAAGGCACCTGAGCATCAGCCTGATATCCCATCTGGCGGTGGTTCCAATGCTAACTATGATAAAAATGACAAGTATTCTCCCGAAAAGCAGGAGAATATCAAAGGCACGGTCATCGCTGGTGGCGATGAGGAGTCTTTGGCAACCCGCAGAGCCGAAGCTATCAAGGTAGCGGCTCGTATGCTTCAAGCACAACTGATCAAGGCGGACGCAATGCCCGCTAAGGTAGCTGAGCTAGAACGATACGATGTTCCGCAAATCCATGACTTCGAAAGAGCTATGTTTGGGGTTGTCGAGAAGGGACTCGATACCGTGGCGCGGGGGACAGAGAAGCCCCTGGTTATCTCGGAAAGCAGCAATAGACGAGATGCCGGAATGGAGCTAAGCGCTCAAATCCAAAGCCTCTTTAGGCTTGACGGCGAGAACCGCCTTGCTGCTGAAGATGAGATTGCCCAAATGAGGCGTCTACGGTAAAGAACCCATAGCCTTAAGGAGAATTGCAAATGGCTCTTATTGAAGTATTCCACGTTGTTGCGTCTAACTATGACGTTGACCCAAACCATGATGCAGTGGGACACCCCATTGTTGAAGGTCAGTTTGTTGCCCTAAACAGTGACGCTTATGTCACACAGTCCAATGGTAACTCTGAAATCACTCAACGCCCAATCGGTCTCGCTGGTGATACCATCGCTACCGACCAGGGCTACACGCCTTACGCTGCTGATATTGTAATCAGTGGTTCTGGTTCGACTCGCTCGACTTCTAACCGTGTCTCTGACTTCTTTGATGAGACTCGTGGTTCGAGTAAGATCACCGTTTACCACGGTGGCGGCGAGTTCTGGACTGACCAGTACGCTACTGGTCAGAACTGGGAGAAGGGTGGCTCTTGCTACGTTGATTCGACTGGTCTTTTGACCATGACAAACCCTGGCTCCGGTCGTGAGGTTGGTCGTTGTATCACTGGCCCATCCGATTACCCAAGTGGTGTTCCTGGCGTTGATGTAGAGGGTTCTATCTCTCTTGGTCAGTTTGTTAGGTTCCAGTTGGTTCTCTAATCTGTAGTTGGATTAGGAATCTGAGGCTAACTAGCCTAATAAATAATAAATAACTTGGTCTCTATAAGGGACTAATGTAAGGAGAAAGAATCAAATGGCTTACACCAAAAATAACCTTTCTGATGAGCAGAAAGAAATGATCATTGCACAGGCTCTTGAGACTGAGGAAGGCCGTACGGCTCTTGCTCAGGCCATGGTCGAGCCCATCCGTCGTTCGCTTGAGTACCAGGCTGTTGGTCGCAAGCTTCTCATGGTTGACGAGTTGCCCCAGGGCGCTCTCGCTCGTTACGAGCGCGACCTTGCTGCTATTGCTCACGTCGTTGCGCGTCGTGGCGCTGTTCCGGACCAGATTCAGGAAGGCGAGGAAATCCTCGTTCCCACTTGGGAAATCGCCGCTAATCCAACGATTCGCCTTTCCGAGATCAAGGCTCGCCGTTTCTACATTGTAGACCGCGCGCAGATCAAGGCTAAGGAAGCAATCCAGAAGGAAGAGGATACTCAGATTTTCGGCGCTCTCATTGCTGCTGCTGACAACCGTGCGGCTGCTGGCTCTGCTCAGATCGTTACCGATATGGGCTCGCTTTCGACTACTGCTCTTAACAGCGCATTCCGTTACATCGAGCAGCACGACCTCGTGGCAACCAAAATCGTTGTCCACGCTAACCGTTACGCAGATATCCGTACCTTTGGTAAGGATTTTTACGATGAAGCTACAGTTCGTGAAATTCTCACGACTGGTCTCTACGGCCACCTTTGGACCGCAGACATCCATGTTTCGTCGCGTATGCCAACGAACACTGTTCTTGTAGTGGCTTCGCCCGACACTGTTGGCGCGTTCCCAATTCGCCAGGACATCACTGTTCTTCCTGCTGACGACCCTAAGAAGCTCCGCCTCGGCTGGGTCATCTACGAAGAAGTCGGCATCGCGGTCATCAACGACTACGCAATCTCGAAGATTGAGGTCTCTGAGGCCAGCTAATCTTTTAGCTAAAACCTTCTAGCCTCTAAAGTTCCTAGAGGGGCGGGCTTATTCAGGCTCGCCCTTTTTTATTTAACTGCCGATACAGTAGAGTGACAGAATACAGATTGAAACCGGCTTGGTCGATGAAGAAATTGTGAATGTCAAGGAGATATAATGGAATTTGAGATTACTTATCGTGAGCTAGCTGAGATGTCTTCAAGCCTCAATCGGCTTGTTCAGGTGAACATGCCCGCGAAGTACGCGTTTCGTTTGCAGAAAACTATGAAGACTCTTCAGCAAGAGCTAAAAGACCTGAATGAGCATAAAGAGACGCTTATCAAGAAATATGGCGAAGAAGTTAATAATGAGCAGGGCCGAAGCATCCAAGTTAAGACTGAGCATGCTGAAATATTCTGGAAAGAATGGAACGAGATTCTTGAAGATACTATAAGTATTTCTGCAAATCCGATTCCGTTGAGTCTTATCGAAGACTCTGAGGTCACAATCGCTGACATGGCGTTGTTAGAACGATTTATTGATGATGATTTGGCTGACGACCCTAAGCCCTTAGAAGAAGTTCCTCAAGCCGTAAGCTAAAGTCGAAAGGTATTTCGATTGGTCCTTTGAATATATAAGTGAGCCTTTTATTCAAGGGGGTCTTTCGATGAGGTTATTCGAGAGCAAGTCCTACTACTTCTGTAAGGCTAATTCAAATAAAACAGAAGATACCCTAATCCTTGGGTCTGTCGTATGTGCGATGAAGACCGAGAGGGTAAGGCTAAGTTTGCGCGATGTATAAACCCTTTTTGCATTCGCGCCTGTTCCATAAGGAGGTTTTACACTATGTATAGACAAAAATATTACATTGCGGTCGGGTTTAGAGAGACTGAACGGCGATGGAGATTGCCAGATTCTCTAATCTGATTCGAACCCTGCCTGGGAACAGGCGCGCCGTCTTCGGGCGGCGAGGTACGCGGGGTCTCGGTGGCGAGGCCAACATGATTGGTAAGAGGGTTCGACTCCCTAGCCCGTGTCTTTTATCTGGAGAGTACTATGCACAAAATCAAAAGCCCCTCGTTCAGTCGTTTACTTGATCAAAAAACGCTTGTGCGTACTATGAAGAGTAAGTCGTATATGAAGGTTGCAGAAGACCTTGGTGACGCTTGCTGGGAAGGCTATGAGGCTGTTGGGACTAAAAAGAAGAATGGTAAAGAGGTTCCCAACTGTGTCCCAAAGGGCAAAAAAAGAAAGCATCATTCTCGGTTCTTCCTGCTTTAGATGAACAACAAAGGCAGGGGGCTTGGAGGTCCATTCAAACAGTCAAGTGGTCATGTTCTTTATTACGACCCGAAAGAGGGGAAATATTATGATGCCTCAAGAGATGTGTATATTGAACCAGATGAATACGAGACAATACAGCAACCTCGTTCATAGATTATTTGACATGAATTATTCGGCACGGTCTTTAGACCGTGTTATCTTTTAAGCCGATATACTTTATATGAAGTTCCTAAACGCAACGCAAAACTCGGTATACCTGGAAGATATTGATATGCATATTCCTTTTGAGGAAGGCAAGGTTATCGAAATCAATACCGATGATGTTAAGAAGAGTCGTGCTTTCCAGAACTTAATTGTTCTTGGAGCCTTTGAAATTATTGAAGCTAACGATGAGCGAATCGAACAAAACTTGCTTCGATTACAGCCAAAGAATAACGACTTAAAAGAAGAGGAAGAAGACCGTGAGACAAGTGGTGGCGCTCCAGAGGTCATTATCAAAGGTCATTTCTATGAAGCAGGCGGGTACGCAAAGACCAATAGAAATCTCGCGATCTGTCTTGCTGCAAAAGGCTGCAAGGTAGAGGCCGATGTGACCTCAACTCGTAGAAGCGACCTGAATGAGCTTGAAGCTAGAATGATGGCTTCGTTTAAGCAAAAAGTAGGCCGTCAAGCGATACGTATAGACAGCATAATTCCAAGTTTTTCCCAGATTAGCCCTAAGATGCCATATCGAATACTTTATACGACAATTGAGGCGTCTTCTATGCCTAAACAGACGATAGATATCTGTAACTCATATGATGAGGTCTGGGTTACGGCTGATTATTGTAAAGAGGTCATGCAGAAAGAGGGCGTATCACGACCAATTTACGTTATGCCTAATGCGATACAAACCAAGATGTTTCACGAGCATTATGAACCTCATGAATTTCGTCCTTCATTAAATTCGTTCGTGTTTTGTAGTCTTTTCGGCTGGGCATACCGCAAGGGGTGGGATTCGCTTTTGAAGGCCTACTTTAGAGCTTTTGATGGCAATGATGATGTTTCGTTGCTTATTGTAAGTAGGTATCAATATTCATCTGAGCGAAGCGGCATTATTAAACAAGACATCGACAAGTATCTTAAGCAGTATGGCGGCAACAACCCTCCGCATGTTTGTCGTTGCAGTAGGGTTATACCAGAGTTCGAGTTACCTCGTATATACAAGGCTTGCGATGTATTCGTTCTCCCTTCGCGCGGAGAAGGATTTGGGCTTCCATATGTCGAGGCCTCGCTTTGCGGTCTTCCTGTGATAGCAACCAATCACAGCGGTCATACGATGTTTTTGAATGAAGATAATTCAGAGCTTGTTGATATAGATTCGTTAGAGCCCGTTCCTCGCGGGTCAAGCCATGTCCATTATTGGGACGGTCAGCTCATGGCAAACCTCAAGTCTGAAGATTTTATAGATAGGCTTGCCTCCTCTATGAGATACGTTTATGAGAATCATGAAGAAGCAAAGAAGAGGAATAAGCTGCTACAACAAGAAATAGCTAATAGTTATTCTTTCCAGAATGCTGCTGATAGATATTCGGAAAGAATTAGCGAGATATGGAAAAGGGTTAAGGAGACGCAGCAATGATGATTGTATTCATAGACGCAGAAAATGCGACGGTTACGATCGTAAACAGCGAACGAGAATTGGTAAAAACCTATCCTTGGAACGATTTGAAATCGATAATTCCTCGTTTAGGTTTGAGCGAAGTTTATTATGTTACCGCAGCCGAGTTTGTTCCAGCGAAAAACGTTGCAGAGTTACTTGCTTCGTTGACAGGCGAAGTGATAACCGAAGAAATTAAGCCAACAGGACGAAAATTTATTCGGTCAACTGTTCCTGGCAAGCTCATTGTGCATGGTAATAGTGGCGAACCTCTTGAGTTTGATAGTCCTATTGACTTCAAGCCGCTTGATGTTTTACCTCTAAATCGAGAAAGCGAATATCCAAGTCTTTCTATATATATGAATCAAGGCAAGATTGAGATTATTGATGAGTGCGATATTGGTGATATACGAAATAGCTATCAGTCGAAGATGGGTCGTTTTAGAAAGAATTTCGGAAGCAATAGAGATGAAGCTTTGGATAATATACTCGTCAAAGGGAGTGTTAATGATTTTCTAGATCACATGGATGAAGACGAAGATACATCCGATACGATAGAGATAGGACAAAACGATCTAAGAGGTAATGTAAGAGAGTCTCAAGAGTTCTTCAATACCATTAGACAATCAGGCATAGAAGTTACTGAACAAGATATAAAAGCAGTTGAATAATGACAAACCTAAAGCATCAAGTTCATTCGCCGTTCGCTAGGGCAATTGTATTGCATTACGGCCCTAGTTGGGAAGCTCTTGCGGCAACATCTATTATCAAGAGGCTCGTACAGGAGCATGGAGGGAAGCTGCGTCTTGATTGGGCAACAACAAACGAAAACTATTCGTTGTTTAAATACAATTCTAGGATAGAAAACTTGTTTATTGGCGAACCTACTTCAACTGATTCATATGATGTAATTTATGACTTAAGCAGAAACGAACAATCGACAGAAGTTTGTAAGTCATTGCAAGGCAATGCATGCGCGGTCAAGGATTCGTATTGTTATTCGTATTTAGCAAGTGAGCGAGTTGATAGCCATGTTCTTCAGGTTTTGTTTAAGTTAGCTGGATTATCTTGGAGGGGTGAAGGATATGATTTAGCATATTATCCTAAGAACAAAGTTAAGAAAGGCAAGACAGGCGTTGCTATTTCTAGAGATGACCTGAGATCATATGTCAAAGATAATCTTCAGTTATCTCTTTCTGATTTATGGCATATTCCATTACGAAAGAACCTACTTAAAAGAATAGATGAAATTAATCGATGTAAGCGTATTGTGACTGACGACCTATTTACGGCCCACGCCGCTATAGCGTTGAGAAAGCATGTGGAGTTTTTGGACAAAGACGACTTTCATGCAGAAATTGAGTTCTTTGGTAAGGGCAATCATTTGCGTTTAAACGATGATAGATGGAAGCTTTAAATGTCCGAAACCTAACTCTCGATATGCTGTTGACAGAGTTAAAAAAACCGCCCAATACAGTCCTGATTATTTTGGAATCACCGGCCTCAAAGGAAGCGGGCTGGGTGTGTCTGTCTGCGTAATAGATACGGGTTATCCCAAGCACAAAGATATTCCATGTTCTATGGACCAGGTTATCGATTTTACAGGTTCGTCGCATGGAGCCCTAGATGTTCATGGTCATGCGACTGGAATTGCAGGCGTTCTTAAGGGCCATGGCGATATTGTGGGAATGACGCCATCCGCGAGTATTCATTATGCAAAAGCTATCAACGACCAAGGGCAAGGTAATCACGGAGCGGTTCAAGCTTCGATACTTTATGCTATTGTTCAGCAAGTTGATATTATTGTAATGGCATTTGGTTCAGATGTTCGCCATCCTTTACTCAAGGATGTCATTAAAAAAGCATATAATAGTGGTATTTGTCTTTTTGCGGCTTCTGGTAACGTTAGCTCAAAAAAACGAGATATGCTGTTTCCTGCGAAGTTTGAGCATGTTGTATCAGTCGGCTATTCTGGTTCAAAAAATATAGGTAAAATTAAAGAAGATGCTCCAGGCATTGCTTTTCCCTTCAAGAGTTTGGACACTACTTTCAAAAATGACAGGTATATCAAGATGTCAGGCACGAGTATTGCTACTCCTGTTGCAGCGGGCATAGCCGCTCTGATTATACAAAATAACAAAAAAAGACCTGAGCCGAAAGAGGTTTACAGGCAGATAATGGCATATTGCAAATCTTGAATATCAAGGATTTTTAGCTTTTATCAAGAAATACTAGAAGGCAATTTACTTGATGGAGAATGTCTAAATGCCGCATATTCCACGTAATAAATCCAGCGCAGGCGATGTCGATGCGGCTGATGTGACCTATGCGCCGGCGGATAATTCGGATTTTGGTGGTTCTGATCCAGGGAATGTAGATGACGCTCTTGATTATATCGCCGATTGTTGCGCAGGAAATGCAGATTTGCTTGATGAACTACTGCCAGCAGCGGCTCCCGACCTTAGCAGTATGTCTGCTTCGACTGGTGTGTCAGGCAACCTTTCCTTTGGTCCTTCGGCTGTTTCGAATCCCGCAGGATATACAAATCATCCGACTCTCGACATCGGCGGCACAATTGATACGACCTCACCGAACCGAGGGATTATATCTGTTACAGCAGACCCAACGGGAACCCTTGCAGACAACATAGCTGCTGAAGCGAATGACTCATACCCGGCAAACGCTTTTGGTCCAGGAGATTCAGGAACATTGAGTCTATTGGTTAACGGCTCATCTGTGCATAATGTTGACTTGTCTTTATTTGGTTCAGGCGCAACTGTTAATGGCAACGGAAGTGGATTTACGTTATCAGCCGCGACATCAGTACAATTTCCTAACGGCAATCCTTTTGCAAACCGCAAATACAGAACAGGCACTTGGGTTGTGGATAGTGCTGACTTACGAACAGGTTATAATACGATTCAAGTTCAGCACGCTGAAACAACAACTAATACCACACAGACTTTTGTTTATATAGTAGATGATGATACAACAAGCACAACCATTACAGGGCAAGAGTTTATAAACCTAAGCGCTACCGGTAGTAAATATTTGTCAGGTATTGAATATCATACATCTGCTTCGGCAACATTCCAGTCAGACATAAGCAATGCGTATCGTAACACGTATTCAAGTTCTTCATCTGCTGTATCATATCCGACTCCAGATAATTGTTCCATCAATAGTCAAACTTTGACGACTCCAACAGAATACACAAACTCTCTTACTAATTTTGGACAGACTGCAACACTTAATTCAAGTCGTATCATTACAAATCTTACCACATATAATGGCTTTAGGGCCAGAACTCGTGTTCTTCGAACTATACAGGGCACTACAACTGCAAGTTATGTTGAGGGGTTCAGTTTATTGATTGACACCGTATCAGACGATGCGACAGACTTAAATGACAATATGCTCGGCGAAAGCTATCGTATACCAAGCAATGCAGATTTTGATACCGACTTATCATCGACTTGGGATGAAACCATTTCTCTTATATCTGCAACGTCTGGTTATTCTGATGGCTTGCAAATCATCAACGCCACGCTTGATTATCCTGTCCTTGATTTCACGGCGGCGACTAATGGGCCTGCGGGCAACCCTAACTATTCGACTGCTTCAGGTACTAGATATTGGTATCGCTATTTTACGAATGCTACAGGAGCAGGCAATTTTAGACTAATACTAGAAGGCAATGCCTCTATTATTGCCGAATCAGCAAGTTTCACAGGTGGCGATCATAATGAGGTAAAGATATCGGTTAAGTTTCCTCAGGGTGCTGGCTCTGGAACTGGATGGCTTGATATCACGCAAAACTTTGTTCCTGGCTCATGGAATGATGGCGATGGCTGTTATGCATCCTCATTTGGTAGCGATACAACTTTGCCAACTTCTACCTGGGGGATTTCAATCGGAACAAGAAACTCAGCCGATGCATACGATAAGATGTATGTAAGGGTTACGACTGACACCAATTTTATTGGCGATTTGACACAGTTTGGAGTAGAGTGGGCGGTAACGTAAAATGGCCTTTGAAGCAGCAACAGAAAGAAATATAGCGCTCAAGAAACTGTTGGCAAAAGCTCATACAACCAACAATAAAGGCATCAACAACGAAGCCATCGCTTCGCAAATTTCTATTGCTGCGAATCAAATAATTGGTGAAGTTATTCCTTCGGACCCCGCAACGGCATATCACCTAGGCCTTGTTGAATATATTGAGGCCGAGCTTGAACTAGATAATACTTCGAGTGGGAAGAGCTATCGTCTAAAGTTTCCTGACGATTATGGCGGAGACTTTGGTTCAGGTTCGCAGGGGCTCTATATTGGCGATGTAACATTTGCGGTCCCGTTCTTCTACAATGACAATCCTGTTCAAAGCGACGATAGTGGAGGCTATCAGCCTCGTCTTTTTGATAATGGGGTAGAAGTTCCTTTGCTCGATGCAAGCGACTGGTTTTTTGACTATTTTGCATGTCTGCTAACTTCAGAGGATGATCTGAGTCTGGGATCTACAGGAACGATCCAATTGTATATTTATACAGGAACGACAGTTCAAGATCATATCGATGATACGGCGAACCCTCACAACGTTATTCCTTCGCAAGTTGGAGGTATAGCTTTATGGCAGCCATTTGCAGAATATTCGTCTGGTTCTTTTGTTTACTATGATTTGACAAGCTCTTTGGGTGATAGTGATTTTTCGAATGGGATTTATGTCGCGACGAGTTCTCATACATCGAGCGCTACTTTTTCCTCAGATCAAGCAAACTGGAAGGCATTAAACTCATCTTTTCAGTATGATCAAGGAGTGGGAGCCTCAACTTGGACAATAGATCATAATTTGAATAGATATCCCACTATTACGGTATTGAGTTCTTCTGGTTTTCAAATCGAGCCAGAGGTAGAATACGTTAATCTCAATAGAATAACGTTAAGGTTCTCTCCTGCCGCTAGTGGGACAGCATATATGAACTAGGTGATTTATGGCTCGTGAATTTTTTACAGATATTGACCTTAATCAAAACGAGATGCAGTTCTTGGTTATGCATCCACTCGCTTCCGCTCCAAGTAGCGGAAGCGAGGTTGAAGGTCAGATGTACTATGATACCGTTGCTCAGCAGCCGTTCTTTTGGAATGGTGCGGCATGGACATCGATGTCTTCGGGCGCAGCTTCTAGCGTTCCGTTTAGTGGTATTACAGGTGGCACAAATATTTCGGCAACGATGCTCGTGGGTACGGGCGCTTCGCTTTCATTTGTGGGATTAGGAACTATTGATGCCAACTTGCTAGATGGTCGATTAGTTGACGCTCCTGCTGCGCAAGATGGCGAGTTTCTTATATTTACGGGCGGCTCTGTTAATGCATGGCAGGCTCGTAAAATTATTGCTTCTGATTTTCCTGAATTAGAGTTAGATGATCTTTCAAATGTAGATGTAGCTTCTGCCAATGATGGCGATATACTTGTATTTAGTGGTGGCTCAATAACTTCCTGGGAAAACAGGTCGTTTGCATCTCTAAATGTTAGCGTATATGGGCACACTCATGATGGTTCTGATATTGTTTCAGGTACTATAATTGATGATAGACTATCAACAAATGTAGGTCTTCTAAATAGAGGAGCCCAATGGACCTCCGGGCAGCAGTTTGATAATTTTTCTATAACAGGATCAGGCGGCAGGTCAAATATTAGCAGTTCCGCTACTGTTGCTAGAATTCTTACGCTGGCTGATAGTGATGGCGAGTTGCCTATAGTTTCAGATGTTTCTCCAGCCGAAGGCGAAGTTCTTGTTAGAAACTCGTCTGATACATATGATTCAAGGTTTCTTGAATTTAATGATTTATCAGATGTTGATTATAGCGGCAATGGACCTTCAGATGGTGATTTGCTTGTTTATCTCGGCGGGTCTGTTGGTGCATGGGTACACCGTAGTCCTGAATTTATTCTAACTGATCTTCCATATCTTGGCGGTGGAGGAGCGGTTAATCAAGTTGCTTACTGGGAAAGTGGCGATTCTCTCATAGGGGAATCAGAGTTTACATATAACGGAACAGATTTGACGCTTTCTGCAACGGGTTCATCGTTACACTTAACAAGCTCAACATCTGGTATGACAATCGGTTCAAGTTCTGTTGTCCATGCTTCTGATGAAGCTATATTGATTATCACTGAAAGCGGCAGCGATGATATAACTTTTAGAAATACTAACACCAGTAATGATGCTGGTTCCGCTGTAGAGTTTCAGAGATCAAGGGGCACTATCGATTCGCCCTCAGCGGTAAACAATAACGATATACACGGTGAAGTAAGATGGTTTGGTCATAATGGATCAACATACATTGAAACCGCAACTATTGTTGCTCAATCTACCGAAGCTGCTAGTGTTAGCGGTGCAGGGACTCGGCTTGTGTTTTCTACGCTCAATAACGCGACGCCAGGTTCGCCTTCAACCAAGCTTATTCTCGATAACGACGGCGTAAAATCACAAGACAATTTCTTTATTATTACGGCTAATTCTGAAGTAACTACACAGACTCTTTTCCGAAATAGCGGGACAGGCGAAATCACGATTGGCGATTATTCGTTTGAAAATTTATCAGATATAAACTACAGCAATGGTGGTCCTTCAGATGGAGATTTGCTTGTTTATATAGCAGGTTCTATAGATGGTTGGGTTCATCAGAGTTCTGAATCTGTTCTATCAGAATATGTTCATATAAATCCTTCAACATCTACAAGAAACGATATATCAGCACAAGGCTCGATAGTTGTTCCATTGAGAATCGTAGGAGCTTCTGGCCAAACAGCTAACTTGTTTGAAATTGAAGACAACTCAAATACCGATTTGTTTATTGTTGACTCAAGCGGTAACGTAAATATTGCGGGTGACCTGACTAT